TATAAATCCTCCGCAATATCTGTCATATGAACATATCTCTCCTTAATTTCCTGAGTACGTCCTTTTCCCCAGTAATTAGTTCCAATATATCCGCAAGTCCTTCTTGCTACATTCATCTTGTCTTTATTTCTATTGTGGCAATTTGGACATTCCCAAATAAGTTCACCACCTTCATCAATAATTTTGATTTCACCGTCATAACCACAAATCTGACAGTAATCAGATTTTGTATTTTCTTCTGCATACATGATATGGTCGTAGATAAATTTATTCATTTCTAAAATAGCATCTACATTATTTACTAATCCATCTGTCTCAACATAAGATATCGCACCTCCAAGTGATAACGCCTGAAATTCTGATTCTTTAGCAAGTTTATCAAATGCATTAATTGGTTCTTTTACAAATGTATGATAACTGTTTGTGATATAGTTTCTATCTGTAATACCTTTAATAATTCCAAAGCGTTTCTGTAGACACTTCGCAAATTTATACGTTGTGTTTTCGATTGGAGATCCATAAATTGAAAATCCAATATAATGTTCTTTATTCCACTGGTCACATTTATCGTTCATAAACTGCATTACTTTAATGCCAAAATCATGACCTTCCTGTGAATCAATATGTGATTTACCAGTCATATATTTTACACATTCATATAATCCTGCATATCCAAGAGAAATACTTGAGTATCCATTATGAAGTAACTTATCAATCTTTTCACCTTTTTCAAGTCTTGCAAATGCTCCATACTGCCATAATAAAGGTGCGACATCAGATAGTGTTCCTTCTAATCGTTTATGTCTGCAAAGTAATGCTTTATGACATAATTCTGTTCTCTGTTCCATTAAATTCCAAAACTTTTCATAATCTCCTTCAGATGACAATGCTATATCTACAAGGTTTAATGTGACAACGCCTTGGTTTAGTCTTCCATAAAATTTATAATTACCATTTTCATCTTTATAAGGTGAAAGGAAACTTCTACACGTTTTTATTACATATCACTATGTACACTGACTATATATTCTCTCCGAGTCCGTTACTCTCATCAACGAGCCGACTGCTTGGAATTGGTGCTTGTCTCCAATCCTACACCGCTACACTCATCACGGTTAGTCGATACACACTTCCTATTTCTAGGGTTGGCACGGTACTCATCTTAGGTCACAGAATCTCTTCTACCTAAGACCTATCCGTTAGCAACTATATTAGTTACACCCTCTAAGCAACGAGGTTCAATCGGTTTATCCTGGGCTGTAGTTTACGCTCACCCATACACGGGAAACAGTTGCCCTCTTTATATTTCTTCATAATCTTCTCTGAAATATAATCAGGGTTCATTCTCTTTGCAGTACACTTAGCTGCAAGTTTTGTTAAATACCAATAAGGGGAATTTTCATGGATATTATCTTCTTCTAAGACATAAAGAAGCTTTGGAAAAGCCTGTGTGACATATACGCCAACTTCATTTTTAAGACCAAGTAATCTCTGATTAAGAAACTCTTCAATAATCATTGCAAGTTCTTTCTTATACTCTGTAGTCTCTCCAAGATACATGAATACACTCAAAAAAGGAGACTGCCCATTTGAGTTAGACATAGAATTGCACTGATAGTTAAATGTCTGAACGCCATCTGCTACTTCTTTTTTGGTATCAGCTTTTGCATATTTTTTACAATCTTCATCAGAAAATCCCCATGACTTATATTTCTCATAGTATTTGTTGTAACTATCTCTTACAAATGGTGCTAAATGTGTAAGAGTAATTGTAGCCCCTCCATACTGAAGTGACGTAACACCAAGAATAATCTGAGTGGCGATTGTACAAGCAGTAATAAATCTATGTGGTTTTTCAATCATTACCTTGTTAATACAAGTACCATTCTGTAGCATATCTTCGAGATTAATAAGTGAGCAGTTACTCATCGCATTCATACCAAAATAATCAATATCATGGAAATGAATAATTCCTTCATCGTGCGCTTGTACAACTTCTGGTGGAAGTAAAAATCTACGAGAAATATCTTTGCTAACAATTCCTGCCATATAATCACGCTGAGTATTTAATACTTTTGAGTTTTTATTGGAGTTCTCAGTATTCCAATATTCACTTTCACCATCTAACAGTTCATCAATCTCGGAATCTGTTGTATTCTCATTTTCTCTCTGAAACTCACGAATACTTCTATATCCCTCATATGCTTTTGCAGTAAGTCTCTGCTTTTTGGTAATTAATTTATCATAAACCATTGATTCAATATCAGAGATGCTTACTTCTTCTTTATCCTTACACTCTTCTTCAATCTCATTTGCAATGTCATCCGCAATCTTTGGCTTTACAATGCCTGAACCATTCTTCATAGCTTTAAGAATTGCCGTTGAGATTTTTGATTTGTCAAAATCAACCTCTGAACAATCTCTCTTAATTACTTTTGTCAATATTTATATCTCCTTCCTCAATTTTGTTTATAAGTCCCTCAAATGACGATTTAAGATTTAAAGTTAGTTCTTTCCAGAATTTACAATAAGCTTTTTCTTGTTCTAGTTCTTTTTGTAATCTATTTATTTTTCCATTATCTTCATTTGATTTTTGTACATTATCAGTATTATCTAACACTTTTAAATAGCCATAATACCTATATAATTCATCATAGTGTTTATTACTTACCCCTATAAATAAACCCTGTTCTACGCCTTCTAAAGTTATCATATAGATATCTTCTTTATTATACGTTCCCATTTATCTCCTTTCTCGATTCCATAAGAAATCAACCTTTCTTGTTTATTTATTTTTACTCTTATTCCTCAAATCCAATAACATTACCATCATTAATAACTACTCTTGTATTCTTGTATTCAAACAATTCAATACAATCACCAACAGTAATATTATCCTTATTAATCTCTGTAGTCTCTCTTAACATAATTAATCCTCCAATTCTGCTTTATAAAGCTGGTATATCATATTCCAATTCCAACAATGCTTGCCATTATATTCCTTATTCCAAGGATAAATTTCGCCAAAACAAATCTTTGTATCAGCGTTAGAAGTTTCAAGATTATGTGCAGAATCATCAATAAATAATCCACCACTCATATCTATATTAGACTTATCCTTATATTCTTTGAGATTAACTCCTATGAATCGACAAAATGGAAGAATTTCTTTGCACCATTTTTCCTTTGCTTTAAGATTAGGACTATAACCAGAAGAAACAATAATAACTTCATCTTGTAAAGCAAATTTTCTTAATGTTTCATAGGCTTGTGGCATAAATTTTAACTTATCAAAGAATCGCTGTTGATTGAAATATGTATTTATATATTCTCTACTTGCACAGTTAAGTTCTTCAAAGTTCCAAGTCTTAATCTGTTCTGGGAAAACATATTTATAATCACTGTAATATTTGAAATCTTCATTATATAAATCACATATTGCAGCAATTGTATCTACAATAACTCCGTCAAAATCAACAAATAATTTTATATAGCATCACTCCAATCAGTTAATTTATATTTACATTCACCATTTTTATCAAAACTATAATTTTCTCTAAGAAATTGAACATTAAATGGGGTGTTCTTGTTATGTCTTACACAATCTATATGTGGACAATTACGATTTCCACAATATATTCTTTCTATTTTTTCTTCTTTCAATCTCATCTAGCTCCTTACAAAGACGTGCGGTGTCATAAGCATCTCTTAATTCATTATTCACTACATAATCAATATACTTTTTAATATGCTTAAAATCTTTCTTGTCAGCCTTATATCTACGCTTAACCTCTTTAATGTCTTCGTTTGACATATTAGCTCTTGACATCATTCTTCTTTTTAATTCTTTGTTGGAAACTTCAAGATAAATCGCTGTAATAGGCAAATTAGGATATTTCTTTCTTATATTAATCAGACCTTCAGGTGTAAGAATGATTACCTTTTCTGTAGCATACTTGTAGTCATCTATTCGACTGCCATACAGCCACATACCTCTTTGGGTTTCGTAACTTCTATATTCAGCAAAATCTCTTTTTTCAATCATTTTCATAAATTCATCCTGAGAGATAAAATAATAATCAACTCCATCAATTTCGCCAGTTCTCATGGGACGAGTTGTACAAGTTACAACTCTAGTATATCCCATAGAAAAAAGAATTTTTGCTACACTATCTTTGCCAGAACAGCTTTTTCCTATTAATACAATCATGTTTCAAACTCCTTCATTTGTTCTATAAATTTTGTGATTATCTCATTGTCATCACAATACAAACACACATTTACTAATTCTAATAAATTTAATGAAAATATAGCCATAATAGATTTCGCATCAACTTCATACCTGTGTGATTTAATTGTTATTTCTTCATCATATTTAGATACAATATTTACAAAATTCTTAACTCTTTGAACATTGTCTAACTTTACAACTGCTGTTGTTTCTAACATATATTCTCTCCTCTTTCTTAATTTAATCAGAATACACTCTTATATAAGCTATTTCGCCTTCGAAGATACCACCCAAAGTAGATACATCTCCTGTATTTCCCCAACGATTGCTTATGTTGGGGATTAATGTGGGACTATGAACTATAAATTCTACAATTGAATCATTGCCTACAGTATATTGTCCTAAATTATCGGTGTGTTCATCTGCCTTGCAGTCGGCAAGAATACAAGGAATTACTTCACCTGACACCATAACAACATCAAATTTTGTTCCTATTTTCGTGGTGTAATAAGAACCGACTGCACAAGTATAACGTCCATCGATCATATAAATACCAGATTCATCAAGTTCATATTCAGACTTGAGTTCATACTGTGCTGAACTTTTATTTGTTATAAGACGTGCATCCATATAGCTTTTAAATGTTTTACCTGTTGGGACATCCATATCAACATAATGAGTTTCTTCTATAATAATAGGTGTATCTTCTTCTATTATTTCTTCAATTACATCATTAGATTGAGTGGTTTTGTTAATTTCAATTTGTCGTTGAAACATTCTTTCTTTAGTTCTTATACAAAAATGTGATTCATAATAATAATTTACCTGTGCTGCATTTGCAGTTATAGCTTGTATACTTTCTGCCCTCAAAGGGGCGACAAGAGTACTTGCTAGTGCAAAAGAAACAGCGATATTTGCTAACGTGTAAATCTTAAACACCCACTTCCTTCATATTTGTTTGTATATAACTTGACATATACTTCATTAGAATCATTAGTATCGAATCCGACAGATTTTATGTTCATATCAACAATGCCAGATTCTTGTCTAATTTCTTCTATTTCATTATTCTCTCTTGTACCTACTGCAACATAAGAATCTGGTGGTACATTTTCAAGAAAACTTTTTAGCTTACCTGCATTTATATAATTCACGCTTCGTTTCTCACCTCCTTTCTTATAATGAAAAACTTACTGGATCATAGAAAGGAATTCTTCTTCTGAAATAATTGGAATATTAAGAGATTTTGCTTTCTGATTTTTAGATGATGTCGAATTGATATCATTATTTATGAGATAAGATGTTTTAGAACTTACAGATCCTACGACTGTACCGCCATGAGAAACTATGTCGGCTTTCAATTCGTCACGATTTTTATAATGATTGACTGAACCAGTTACCACAAATGTTTTACCTTGCAATGTATTGGGAATTTCATCTAAGATTACATAAGTTGATTCAAAATTAAATTCTTTTGATAATTCGTAAACTATATTAGAATATTTATACCAATAAGAATCAATCGAGGATATCTTTTTGTCACTTATACCGTCAAGAGAAGAAAAATAAACAGCTCTTTTTGTTCCCATAGTTGTAATAAATTCTCTGATACTATAATTAACCTTTTCTGCAATTAATTTACTTACTGTCTTTCCAATCATAGGAATTGAAAGTGAGTAAATAAATCTATCGAGTGTTGTGTTACGGGATTTTTCGATAGACGAAAGAAGCTTCTCAACAGACTTCTTACCAAATCCTTCTAAAGTTTTCATTTCATTTTCATGACATTTTAAATAATAAATGTCTTTAATTGATGTCAACCAACCAAGATTGATGAATTTCTCTATTGTAGATTTTGAAAGACTATCAATGTTAAGTGCGTTTTTACTAGCCGCATGTGTAAGTTTGCCAAGAAGCTTACCCTTACAATTATCATTGGTACATGCAAGAACTTCTGAATTATTGTCTTTTACTATCTTAGTAAGCTGACCACATATAGGACATTTATCTGGAATGTTGATATATGATACATCTAAGATTAAATCATCAAATTTACTTGAATCAAATTGTTCAGCCCATCTTATAGCAGGAATAATCATATTGGCTTTATAAACGCCAATCTTCTGTCCCTTCCAACTTCTTCCAAGAATTTCATTCATTACAGAAATATTATGGAGCGATGCACGGCTTACTTCACTACCATCAATATCTACTGTATCGAAAATTGCTACAGGTGTTAAAATTCCAGTCTTACCACAACTCCATTCAATATCTCTTAATGTTGTTTCTACTGAATCATTAAATACCTTATAAGCAATACCATTTCTAAAATGATGTGAAGTGTTCCCAAGAGACTTTCCATATTCAACATCATCAAACTTAAATACTACACCGTCTTGAGGTAACTTATTATTGTCAGCAATATAAAAAATAAGATGTAGACAGGCATCAATTACTAAATTGTCATCATGCAAATTATTATCTTTTTTTACTTCACTCAGCAAAACATTTGGAACTATTTCAAAACCCAAGTCAGCAGCTTCAAATAATTGTTTTTGAAATTCATTAACATTAGAACCCTCAACCACTTCCCAAGCATACCAAGATAATTTTCTATCTTTTACAACCGATGTATCAAGACTTGATAACGTACCTGCTGCTAAATTACGGCTATTCTTATATTCTCCGTTTTTGTTAATCTCTGCAAAATTATCTAATTTAATTAATGCTTCACCATCAATTATATAAGTTTCTTCCTTATTGATATGTAATGGAACATTAGTAAACTGTTTAACGTGTTCTGTCACATCAGATCCAACTACACCATTTCCTCTTGATTCTGCTAAAACTAAATCACCATCTTTATAAGTAAGACGTACAGTTAAACCATCGAGCTTTACAGAAGCCACAAGATTATGATTATTTGCAAATTTAACAATCTCTTCTGTACTGTGGCACTTTTCAAGTGAAAGCATTGGTGTTTTATGAGTAACTTCTTTTATATTGTCTAATACTGTTGCACCAACGTTATGTGTTGGACTGTTAGATAACACAATACCCGTTTCTTCTTCCCACTGTCTTAATTCTTCAAGTTTATTATCAAACTCAGCATCACTCATGATAGGCTGTCCAGTATTGTAGTAAGCTTCTGATGCTTTATTGAGTTCGTTGACTCTATCAACTATCTGATTTCTGTTCATCGTTCTCCTTTCTAGTTCCTATGAAGTGAACATTTCTTCTGTTTTTCGTCCTCTAAAACCCTTATAAATCAAGGGTTTTCAGACTTCCCATCATACATAATCAGCTCTTTTGCATACGGAAGCGACTCTACCCATTTGATAAAAGACTCTGACCACTCTGTAAGCTTATGGTTTCTACGCTGAAAGTACATGTTACGGACATTTTCATAATTCATTGTTATTGTACGTTTCTGTAACCAGCTCTCAGGAAGCCAACGTATAAGCTCTTTCCAGTATCTCTTATCTTTCGTTTCAAGATATTTTTTACGAATATTTTCTAATACATAAATAATATCTTCTTCAAATGTTGAAATATTATCTGATCCGTCATCATCTTTTGGATTATCAGCAAGAGATAAATTCCTGTCATAATCATCAATCTCAAAACAATCTAATGTAATTGCTGTCGTGGCGAGCTTGTGCATTGTACTCGTTGAGTTCGCAACCGTCCCTACCTTATATGTATCAAACTCTTTCCACCAATAAAGAGGTGCTGTTATATCAACTGATACAAAAATCTGTCGCATAAACTTTCTATGCTCATTTCCTGCTTTAATAAGAGTCTGTGCAAGTTTCATATCATTCTGACCAATTCTAAATTCATCACAATATTCTTCGTCACAATCCATATTTAAATGTGGACAATCTTCACGACAACCATTCATACAATCATAATTTGTTCCGCTATCACTTCTGTGCCAAGAATTCAACGGATTCCTCATTCCACGGAGACTGTGTTCAAATCCCCATACTTCTGTATTCTCAAATTTCATTATTTATTTCCTCCTATTGAAACTCTGATTTAGTTGTCTTCTTCTTCGTTCTGAGTTGTTGCATTAATTAGTCCTAATACACCTGCAACATATCCAACATAATATTTACCATCACATTCTTCTGCCCATTCAAGTGATTCGTTTAATATAATAATACCTTCTTTATAAATATCGTTCTTATCCATATATATATATATATATATATTCTCTCTTTTAAACTCCAACATATCGTCTTAATCTTTCAACATCTGCTACTTCAATAAATTCATTAAGATAATTTATTGTTTCTATTATTCTGTCATATTCTTTTTGATAAAATCTTTTTTCATCAACAGTAATCCCGTCTCTTGTTGATTTGATGTGATTTATTTCTCTGAGTGAAACTAATTGAGAATATTCGCTGGTAAAATCTAATTCTTCTACATTTATAGTAATTTTCTGTCCGCAGAATGGACAGAAGTTGATTGCATAATTGTGCTCTTTCGTATAAGAGTCAAAACCGTTAGCTACTCTTTCTGTTGTAGTTAAACATAAGTGAGGTATGTTTAAATCTGTGTTTGATGCTTCGTCTTCATTACGCCACATCGGCATAAATTCATCTCTAAATTTTATAAACTTGTCGAATTTTTCTCCAAATGCTTCTTTCATATTTTCACAACAGAAGTCAATAGGTCTGTACTTCCAACTCCTTCTCAATACAGAAAGTCCGCATATCCCACCGTGAGGATTGTTTAACTTAAGTTTCAATAAGTTTATCTCCATTACCCATTTCTCCTTTTTACATTATTAATTCTTCCATAATTATTTGTTTAGGTAAAAAATTCCAACAATAATAACTACTACTAAATGTTATTTTATTTTGAACTTCTCCGTTATTCATAAATTTCATCCTTTTATCGAACATTAAAAGTTGTAAATCCTTATTTTTAAACAACTGTTTAGGAGCAGAATCATTTAACCAAGTATTACTCATTATTAGTGCAAATGGCTTATTAAAAGATAAAGCTCTTTCAAATATTTTTCTCTTATTAGTAAAAGGTGGATTACTTATAATACAATCCCAATGTTCATTGGGTTCATATGTATAAAAATTTTCTCCGTTATCAATATGAGTAGCAATTACTTTATGACCTGATTGCCTTATTTGTTTAACAAATTCACTATCTTCTTTATCAAACGGACACCAAACTACTGCATTTTTTGGTATATATTTTAAAATTGGTTCAACTCCATAATTTGGAGTCATACACTCATCATTATTGCCTTTGCTATATAAGACTTCTTTACTGTTAATCATTTTTTAAACAGAAAGGCACAACGTTGTTTATCTTGCAAGACCTTACTTTATCCTTTCTATTTATTTTTATTCTTTTTACTTATTATTTTTTGGGGGATTTTTATAAAAATTTAGATTTTTAAGACATAAGTTTTTACATATTATATTTTTATTACAAATATGTGGGTAGGGATTTTCACCCTACATATACATTACTGTACAAACAGAGGTATTATTAACGTGACCGCTATGGGAAAAGAACTTCCGTACTCCTGGTTAACAGCCAGGCGCATGTTCAGTCGTACACTTAAATACATTTCTCGCTACACAACGGATATTTTGTGTCTACATATTCCACCACCACATATGTATTCTCTATTGCTGCATAGTTGTTTGATTGTTTTAAAAATATTTATATTAACAAATGTAATTTAATGGTTTTTCATCTTTACATTTAACGACTCTAATAAACATTAATCGTTTTGCACTCTGTGCCATTTTATTCTCCTATTTTTTTATATTTTAATACAGTTCCATCTTTTATCTTTTTATCCATATCTAGCAATGCTTCTTCCATTGATGAAAATCTACATGGACAAATGTGTTCTTTTGTTAGATTAATAAAAGAATATGTTTCATCACATTTATTCTTCATTATCGTCACAATAACCTCATCATTTGGTCGTTTTACTAACCATCTTCTCATACTATCGTCTCCTAATATCACCACACGAAATAATGGATTCTTGTTACTTCAATAGCATATAAATCGCCCAAGGATAATAGATATAATCTAATACCACATTAAAAAGCAATTGGAATCTGTGAAACTTAAAATTTTCAATATTGTAACTAAAAGCTGTTTTTACTTCTGACAGGTTTACACCCAATGACCATAAGCAAGTAAATACCTGCAATGCAGACATTACAATAAACTCAGTTGTTCCAATTTTGTTTCCTAACACTATGTAAAAGATAATTAAGAATAACTCCATAAAGAATACAGTCAATATTGCACCCCCTTGTAGCGTATCGCTCGGTGGCTCTCCATTATTATTCTCTTTATTTTTTGCAAGCTGCTTAATCATTCTCTTTCGCCACAATGTTTTACTTAATGCGCTTGGTGTACCGTTAATTCTGAAAAACATCAAAATAAATAAAATTGTTAAAGCTAAAATCTTCATGTTATGTTATCCTCCTTATCTTCTACATCTCACACTTCCACCAGCATCTATATCACCTGATACGTTACCACAAGTTACAGAGCCACCTGCATCTATATTCCCTTTAACATCTCCACTGACTTCACAACTGCCACCGCAATCAATACTTCCTGAATTGCCGTGAACTTCTACTGATCCATCACAATCAATTTTGTTTACATCTCCTTCGATAGTGACTTTAATATCACCACTATTACACTCTTGAATTGTTTTACCATCTACAATAATTCTTCCATTATTGACGACTACATTAGTTCCTGAACATGTGATTGTTTTACCATTAATAGTCATTCTGTTCATTTTTCCTCCTTAATTTCCACAAGAAACTGTCGTTTAATTTGCTTTAATATCGTATTTCTTTAATAGTGTATTTTTCTTTTTCAAATCAGCTTTGCAAGACTTAATATTGCTTTGGTACATATCAATTCTATTTTCTAATGCATCAATTTCCTTTTTAAGACAGTCAATACAATATTGCTTTGCTTCCTCCCTTGTCTCAAATGAATGATATTTTGAACAAGCTATATCCATATCATCCATGTCCATTTTTGAAATTTTATATAAAGAATCAACCTGATACATTGTTTTCTTTACAAGACTATCCTTAAATTTCTGAAGCATTAAATCTGCTAACTTATATTCTTTTGTTGTATATCCATAAAAACCACTATTATGTTTTTCGACTGAATTTTCCACATCAAAATGTAAGACTTCTATTGATGGGTATGTTTCATTGATATAATCTGTAACCTTTTCTTCGTCATACCAAATATATACAAAGCGTGGCAATTCTTCCATTTGAGCCAATACCTTAATGTAGTTTCTTTTATCTAAATTAATAAAATCAACGTCAAGACCTTTTGCCATATCCATATTTTGCAATTTATGCCTTGTTGAAGATATAATTGCATTTGTATATTCTCTTGACCGATAAAACACAAGCATTTTCATTTACTTATTCTCTCCTTTCTTTTCAATGAATGACTAACAGGAAATCCGTCTTTCATTGGCTTTTTGAGTCTTTGAAACGCCCTATTTATGGGCATTCCAGAAACCTCTACTATATTATTCTCTTAAAATACTAACTTTGGATGAGCTGTGTCATACAAACACTGCTGTAAGTGAGTCTGTTTCTTACTTACGCCCTCTTTACTGATAGCCATTCTCAAAGCACCAGTTTGAGCAACCAAATCACATTTTTTCTTTGCTCTTGTAATTCCTGTATATAATAATTCTCTTGTTAAAAGGGAATATGATGAAAAATCAATTCCGAAAATAACATGATCGAACTGAGAACCTTGAGACTTGTGAACTGTAATCGCATAACCAAGTTCAATACTATTAACTTGTGTTCCTTCTACATATACCTCTCCAATGCCCATAAATGAAACAAGCACTGCTTTATCTTCTGGAAATACCTTTTTAATAATACCAAGATTACCATTAAAGATAGGTGGATTGGTTTTGTATGTATTCTGTGTATTGATAACTTTGTCTCCTTCTCGAAGAATTGTTACTTTTCCCTGTGATACAACCTCAATCTGTTCTTTATTGTCGTCTTCTGGATTATATAAATCCTGAATCGTATTATTAATGTTATAAGTGCAAGCATCACCTTGTTTCTTAACAGGAACAAGTATCTGAGTTTCCATAACATTGAAGTTCTCTGTGTTCATTGCTTCTGAAAATCTCTGCATTATTTTATAGAAAGTATTACTCTTATCTGAATAACAATCTAATGATAAATCCTGCAATTCTCCTCTTGTCTCTGTACCAACCCAGTCTTTTTCTACAATCTGTATTCCTTTACGAATACGTCTTGCTTCTGTAATAATGGCTGATGCTGCTGCTTGTCTATGTACTTGACTAAGATATACCGTAGGAATCTCAGGAGAATTGATCATATCAAACGCAATGTTGCCACATCCAATTGACTCTAACTGTCCCATATCTCCAAGACAGATAAGCTTTGCACCTGAAGGGATTGCTCTTAAAAGATAATAGAAAAGATAGGCATCAACCATTGAAATTTCATCTACGATTACAATGTCAATATCCAATGGGTTTTCATCATGATATGTAAAACCATTCTTGCCTCCATCATCAGTACAAGGATATTTAAGCAATCTATGAATTGTATATCCTTCTTCTCCTGTGATTTCAGCCATTCGAGAACTTGCACGACCAGATAAAGCACACTGTACATATACATAATCTTTCAATGCTTCAAGAAAAGCAGACACGGATGAACTCTTACCTGTTCCAGCTTCACCATGAATAACAACTACATTGTTTTCAAGTGCTTCTTTTACACCCATTCGCTGTTCTTCTGTAAACTGCCAACCATTCCTATGCTCGACATGCTTGATTGTATCTTCCCAATCGCCATATGTAATCTCTGATTTTGCATCTCTTAATCGGATTAATTCTTTGGCAATTTTATCTTCAATATTGTAGAATTTTCTAAGACCAATCTGTGTCTTATCTTCATTCCACCACAGCTCATCACCCATATCATGAATTGCTTCTGTAATATTCATATCAGGAACATCTTCGCCAAGTTCATCAATAATTGCCCCCATTAACTCATCAGGTGTAATCCATGAACAACCATCCTGACCAGAATCTTCAAGGTATTTGTAAATAAAAGCACTAATACGTTGAGAACAAAATTCTTCCATTCCACTATCAAGTGCTATTTTATCTGCTGTTTTCCAACCGATTCCTTTTACTTCGTTACATAAGATATATGGATTATTTTTAACCTTTTCAACAACTAAATCAGGTGAATTATACCGTTCCATTAATCTATTCACCATATTGTTCGTAAGGTTATACTGCTCCAACTCTGAGAAGATTTTTGCTAAATGGATATTCCGATTAAATCTTTCAATCCATCGTGCAGCCGTGTCTAATCCACAACCTTTAACCTTTACCAAATCTTCTGCCTTGTTATTCTTCAAAGAATCAAATGGATCATCCAATGCGTCATACATATTTTCAATCTGAAGTGGGGTGAACAAAGTGGACAAGAATTTCTTCTGTCCAACTTTGTCATTCTCATTAAAGGTAATGGCACTATAGATTGATATGATATTGTATTGTCCTCCCCATTTGGGATCTTCTACATAATCTGCCACCAATACATATGGATTACCTTCAACCAACTGTGGCATTGTACCTTTGATTATGATCTGATTGAATTTGTCGGTCTTAGGTTTACCCTCTTTGACCTTATCTACTGAGACAACAGCAATTCCAAATTCATTTTTATAAAATCGTATTGTCTCTACACTACATATAATTTTTATTCTATTTTCTGATGCCATTAGTCCTCACTTTCCTTTTAATCAACTTTTGTTCTTTCAGATTGAAGTAGCAATGTACCATCTAAATGTATTTCTTGAACTTTATTTACTGTATGTTGGTAAATTGTGTCTTTGTAAATCATTGGTCTGAAACTATCGTCCCTTCTGATTCCTGCCACAACAATCTTTGAACCTCTACTTAGCCAGCTTCTTTCAAGTACAGTCTTCTTATCACTATTCGGATCAAGCTTTGCTGAAATTTGTTTATTATAAAAAGCATAGTGACCTTTATTAAACTTCACATGTACTGCACCATACTTTGTAAGAAGTGTAACCATACAATGCAAATTATCAGCATTGATAACTGTTCCTGCTATTCTTGAAATCTTAAATTTAGGCATTTTCTTTGGTGAACCATCAATATAGCGAGTGTAATAATCGTAAGGTTCTGGTTCTTCTGGTAAATCGAAGAAATTAACTATGCCATATAGTTCTTCATTAATATTCTCCAATTCATGCTCACCATCATAGAAACTTAATGCTTGCATAGACCAAGAAGGTAATGTACCATCAGCATATTGATTCCAAATAGTTTTAAATAAAGCTTCATTATAGAGATTTAATGTATCAGTATTGTCAAACCAATCCTTTAATGGCTGAATGTATTTATCAACCTCTTTAGTAAACAATTTTTCTGATACGATATAATATTCTCCTTTTATTTTAACTACTGAGTCTTCTGTGAAATGTTCCTTGAAGAAAGGTTGAGAATTGTTGTCGAGAATATAATAACCATCATGATATCCTCTTTTTGGTACTTTCTTTCCTTCATCTATATGCTTTTCATACAATCCTTCATCATCTAAAACATATTTTTTAAAATTAACCATACGTTTTGCTAAATCTAATGATTCAGGAATAATACCCAATTCTGTCATTTTTGCGAACTGTTGCATTGTAATTTTGTCGCTTGGAGTAAAAGCATAGTTTTTTAAATACCAACGCATTGTTTCTTTTCTATCTGATGAGTGCAATTCTGTAAAGCAACCAGCTTTAATTAATTGAACCATTTTTGACTTAGTAATAAGCTTTGTATCAAGCATTTTACGAGCGAAATCTTCCATAGAATTAAATGGTCTGTTCTGAATAATTGCTTGTACAATATCATCGCCTATACCATTGATACCCTTTAGTCCAAAAATGATACGATTGTTCTCAACATCTGCTTTAAAACCAAAGTCTGCTGAGTTGATAAGTGGAAGTTCTACTTTAACATTCTCTTTTTGAACAGCCGCTATTGCTATTGCCATCTTTCCATAATTGGTAGAATCACCTGCATTTTCATCTACTGCGCCAGAATCTACAATTAAATTCGCTGTCTGCCAGTAAATCGGGCTGTATTTATAACACAAATTCAGCTCTTGAAGACCTATAATTGAGTAGGCTAGTGTATGACTTTTATTGAATCCATACCCTCGCTGAGTGCAAATAAGCACATTCCACACATAGTTCGTTAAATTCTTTGATAAATTCTTTTCTTTTGCATTAGCAAAGAACTCTTCTTGTAATTGCAAGAACTCTTTTGGTTTCTTCTTTGCGACCGCTTTTCTTAATCTATCACCCCAAGCTAGTGAGAAACCACCAATCTTCGGATGCATTGTCAAAAGTACCAAATACTCCTGGGCTTCACAGATGCCAAATGATACTCCAATAATATCTTTCAGAATATCTTGTTCTTCTTGTGTCAGACCATATTCAGTCATTTCATCATACCAATACTGGATATTTTCTCTAAAACGAGCATATTTCTGTAACGGTGTTTCAGCACCTTTTTCTTGTGCCATAAGTCGCAATACTGAGTTAATGGTTGCTAATTCATCAACAGAAGCAGGTTTTGCTAATGCAACCGCCTGTACACCACTCTCTTTCTCCATCTGAAAGAATGACATTACTTTGTGATTCCAAAGCATTTCCCACATATCTTTAGCATTACGTTCCAAAGTATATACACCAATATATTTTTCATAAGTAGCTTTCAATGAACCTTGCCACTCTATTACATTATTCTCCAAAAGCAATTCCAACTCTGCTTGCATTTTATCCAAAGCATCAATACAAAGCAGATCGACTTTAATAAGAGAACAATCTTCACACATATGTAAATCAAACTGAGTAATAACATCACCTGAATTTGTTTTCATAAGTGCTGTTGTATCCGTAAATGGTCTATCAACTAAGATAATTCCACCTGCATGTGAACCTACACCATTGACAAGTCCTTCTATCTTCTGTGCAGCTTCCCATAATTCAGGATATTTATTCATTTCTGTAACAAATTCTTGTACAGGTGGGTTATCATCATCACCATAATACATTTGTGATAAAGTTCTTAATTGACCTCTATCAGCTACAATCAATGAACTAATATACTGAGCTATATCATTATCAATCTTCAAACCACGAGCTGCTGTTAAGATAGCACTTCTACTCTTTTCAGTTGATAGTGTCATAACCTTACTAACTCTATCTTCTCCATATGTATCTTTCATAGCCTGAATAACTGCTTCACGCTTTGAACCACATATATCAATATCAATATCCAAAACAGAAGCACGTTCTGGATTCAAGAATCTCCAAGGATACGTCTTTGTTTTTTCTCTTAATGGATTAATCTGTGTGATACCAAGAATATTTAATAGACAGAAACCTACACCAGAACCTCGACCAGCCCCCACTAATGTACCTGCACTCCAAGCAATCTGTACATCAATAGCAATCTGAAGAAGATATTTAGACCAACGAACCTTCATTTTTTCGGATGAATCCTTTATATAATGAAGACACTCGTTTATTTTTTCATAAGCTTCATCTGTTTGGTAATAAGGATCTGTGTCAATATAAGCAACAATATCTCTTACTAAATGCCTATCACAATCGTATTCAGAATGATAAAACTCACTTAATAAGGGGATTTGATTCTTAAACTTTTCATACAATTTTTTGTTCGGTTCAGAGGTATTTAATGGAATATACGGAATATCGAGGTCTTTTGTGAGTTTGTAATACTCTGCTTTTCCATATATAAGCATTGTATTGTCTAATCCCTTTTGAACTACATCGTGACCATAGTATTCGTCCATATACTCATGAATTTCATCTTCACTCATGATATAAGTGGTAGAATAAAAATCATCTACTTCTCTGTCGCCCTCTTGAGACTCCAAAAAGATTTTATGTATCTGTCTATCTTCTTTTTTAAGATAATGAGCATCCGTTGTAATGATATATGGTGTACCTGTCTCTTCTGATAACTGAATTAACTTATGATTGACATAGATTTGCTCCATCATATGAGAAGGTTGCAACTCTAAAAAGAAGTATCCTTCACCAAATATCTCATTCATATATGCAATCCAATCTTTACAAGATTGCCATATTTTTCCATATTCCTTTGGATTTGCTCTTTCTAAATCCTGAAATTGTAAAAGTCTATGTGGTAAAGCTCCCCCAAGACAAGCCGAGCTTCCGATAATATCTCCTTTATAGTTTTCCATCATTTCTTCAAGGTCGCTATAATAGGTAGGAACTCGCATCATGACATGCATAAAAGAGTTCTTAGTCCAAGCTTTTGTACTTAATTCTCTAATGCCTTGATGCCCATGGGCATTTAATGCTACTAAGATAAAATGGGGATATCTATTATTAAATTTATTCTCGGCAGTCACATCTTCTGTACACAAATATATTTCATTACCAAGAACAACTTTAAAATTCTCCCATCCTTCTAAATCCTTGTGACTATCATAGTATTTAAGTGCATCTAAAGAGGAAGTGATAGACTCATGTTCCGTAAAGCAAATGCCAGCATGACCTAATGAGTGAGCATACTCAATCATTTCAGGCACTTTATTTATAGAATCTCGAAGTCTTAAATTACTTCCCTCTGCACTATGGTTATGTACTCCAAAAAAACTCACTCAAATCCTCCTCTTATAACTGTTTTAATAAGCTTCTGACTGGTTCTCTTCCATAATTCTCTTTCAACCAATCAATGTATCCTTTATCCTTTTGTGCTACTTCCACAAGACGTTCATCCTTATACTTACCAAAATTCAACACATAAGTATCTAAAGGTGGTAACTCAGGTTTCTTCCACTCATCAAACTCCATGTCTAACGGCTTTCGTGAAGCAAGATAATCAGCCAAATGAATAATCTCCTGATATTTATTTGATGGTTTTGGAAGCACAATTCCAACATCTTTTGGTTTGTTTGAGGTTGTCCATTGCCCCATATGAGATTCAATCGCATTAGCAATCAGTTCAATTTCTTTATCTGAAATAACTGCACCTTCTTTGTGCTTTCTAACCGCTTCTGCCATTAACAACGGATGATCAAATACTGTAAACACTTCCTTTACATCATCACTTGCACCTGATTTTCTGCCATCATGCACTAAACCAGCACATCTTAATAAATCTCTTTCTCTGTCAGTGAATTTGTTCTGATACTGCTCAAGACTGAAAAACCAATTAAGGAATCGTACAACTGCAATACTGTGTCTCATCAATCCACCATCGCCTAATGCATATGCAGGATGGTACTTGCCTGTAGACGAGGCAGGCACTTCCCACCAATACAAAGGAAGTTCTGACACCAAGAGTTTACAGAAATCTTTAATATCTTCATTTTCAAACGAGTCATAAATAGACTCAATCATTTTCAACTTTTCTTCTGTCATTAAAATACCAACTTTCTTTTCTTCTCTGTATTATTATTCTCCAAAGCATTCCACTTTTTATTGACTTCAAATGTCTTTTGAGTTGGTGTCCACTTTGAATAATATTCACATTCATTTTTATAAATGGTTGCTTCTGGATTTGTTGTGCAGAAATTGCACCAATGACATAATGGCGTGGGCTTCGGAATAAATAATTTTTTATTCTCACTTGCTTCAATATCACCAAACACTTTATCAAGTGCTTTGATTAAACGTTTTTCCCATCCTTTTGTAAGAGCATATTGTTCATCGTCTATAAGGATGAATCTATACTGCGATTCAATAGGTAATTCATCAAATTCGTTTAAAATTGCCAAGGCATAAATTCCAAACTGTAATGAAGTTGCCAATTTACTCTGATCATATATTTTCTTGGAAGTCTTATAATCAACCGTTCTATACTGACCATCCTTTACATCAATTCGGTCAATAAAACCTTTTAGAATAACTTTGTTATCCCATACAAATTCAAAAGGTTTTTCAAAATATGTAGGTTGCCAAGTAGTATCTTCCATTTCTTCGTGTAACACTTTATCAAATAGTTTTATTTTTCCTTCATATGAAGCACCACTCGCATTATCAGCTTCGTGCCATACCTCAAAATATTTTCTTTTTAGCTGTGCTACACCTAATAATTCTTCTTTTGTTTTTTCGTCTGTTTCGGTCACTCCATTCTGTAGAATATTATTTAACTTGTCATAATCTACTGCTTGACCAGAAGCAATCATCCTGCCCTTCTGTTCCAAAACATAATGACACAGACTACCCAACTCAAGTGCAATTGAAGTATCCTGTGAATACTTCTTATCCATATATTTAAACTTATACTGAAGAGGACAATTTTTAAAAACCTCAATTTTACTATATGAAAATGTAGGTAAACCTTTGTCCTTATCAGTTACAGGTCTTACTCTATCTTTTAATTCTTGCAATTACTTCTCCTTCTTTGATTCTTTCAACACTCTATTAACTTCATCCATTGTGATAACAATCTTCTCATCTAATAATTCCAATAATGTTTCTTTCCCCATATCTGTAGGACTGGCTTTATAAGGCAATCTATTCTCACTGTCTAACAACAAACAAACTTTGCAATATGGCACTAATCCTGCTACTTTTTTTACAAGTTTGTTATAATAAATCTCTGCTTCAAAAGAATGCGCATCCTGGTATTCTCTATCAAAAGCCACAATCACTTCTTCACATTTGAGATATTGCAATAATAATTTTTGCTGAGTGACAGTAATATTACTTCCGCAAGTTGCTATTGCAAATGAATCTTCTCCAAAGTACGAATAATTTTGCATACATCCTTTTTCTGATTCAAGCAACAGTGCTTTTCGTATTGATTTAATTTTGTTTTGGGTAACATTGATTCCGTATAGATTTGAACCTAATTGATGACTAAGAAACTTCCCACTTATTTGAAGCGGAACATACTTTCCTACTCTTTTAATATCAGATTCATCAAGATAACGACCTCTAATTCCAATCAACCGATTGTCTTTGTCTCGATGTGGAATTACGATTTGATTGGTCAATCCATAATAACCAATCTCATACCTGCTCAAAGCTTCACGAGAAATGTTGTCATTTAACCAATCTTCATGAGGTGCATAGTAGAATGTGTCTAAGATATTTTCACTAATTTCAGACAATGTAGGTACTTCACGTCTATTCTTTTTTACTGACTTCAAACGATTAATCCATTCAAAATCATTAATACGATTCTTTTCTTTTTCAATCTCATCAGCACTTGTAACAGCTAACTTTCCTGTAAGTTGCCCAATAAAATGTAACGCTTTATACCATGTAACTGTCTTTCCTTTAACTCTATTGGCTCTAATTACTAATTCAACAACGTTAAAACTATCTGAACATTTAGAGTAACAATGAAAAGTTCTTCCTTTGTACCCTTTATCCTCGTTTGGTTCATGATAATAATACAATTTCCACGAATCTGATCCGTGACATACCGACTGGAATATTAAATCACCATTACTATCTGTTTTTGGATAACTAGAGCCAAAATAAGTAACAATTTTTATTATATCTTCCTTTGTAAGTGAGTTAAGAATTGCATCCTTGTCTAAATACATACCCTCACCTCACTTACCAATTTCCCCAACTCTTCTTATCAGTTGGTTCTTCTTCCTGTTCTTCATCAATCGGATTATCAGGTACTTGAGATAGTAATACAGAATGTTCCTTAATCTTCTCTTCTACCTGCTCAATCTTTGTAAAATCCATATCAATTAACTCAAAATCATAATTCGTTACAAACAAACACTGTTCTGTCATAGTACCCAAATCAATTTTTGTCCAAATAATGATTCGTGTTAATCTTCCTCGTCTGACTTTATATACCCAATGACACATATTAGGCACAGGCATATTAACCATTTTATGTAACACTGATTCGATTTTCTTTTTCTCCGCTTTGGTGGGAGCCATTGAAATAACACCCATATCCAATTTATTCGCCAATGCTTTTGAACCAGCTAACAAATTCTGATCCTTATACTGTGCATTTTGTGCTTCACCATTTAACTGAGAAGCAGTATAAATAAACACATCTAACTGTTGAGCAATCGTCTTTAATTCAGTTGCAAATACCAATAATAACTGATGCTCTTTCAATCCCATTCCAGATTTACTATTTACTTCTGCCATTAAACGTAATGAGGTATGAATATAGTCAAAGAAAAAATACCTAACAGAAAATTCTCGGTTGTATTTTTTTATCTGGTTTTTAATGTCTTCAATGGAAAAATCAGGAATATGTACGATATATAATGGACTAGATTCGATATAAGAAATGGCTTGTTGAACTCTTTCTAATTCTCCTTGCTCATATGTACCATATAGAATATGTTCCTCATTTACTTTACTAACGGCTGCAATTAATAATGTCTGTATTTCATCTACTGGCATCTCAGTTGAGAAAATAGTAGTTGGCTCACAATTTCCTGTATACACATACTGCTTTGATACAACATCATAAAAATACGGAACAGCAATTTTGCAAGCATCGCCAGCAGCCATACGAGTTTTACCACCACCTTGAGGACACGATCTCATAAATAAACATCCTAATCTCGCACCTCTTGATACAGTATTCAATCCCTCGTTATTCAAAGCTAAACCAACATCAGGAACTTCCATCAATTCATTTACCAAATCTGTCATGCCGTCACCAGCTTGAACATCTGTACTTAGTGTATTGGTACAATATTTCATATTGGGATTAATAACAAATGTTGCTTCAACCATTTCAATAATGTCTTGCTCAGTATAATTGTCAAACTTAATTTGTTCAGCTTCCATCTTTGAGGTATCAGCAATGGTACTGTCAAAAATAAATCTTGTATCAAGACCTTTTTGCTCATAATATCTAAGCAATGCGTATTTTCTTAATCTGTGATAATAATAATCATAGTTCTCAATGGTAGCCATATCTCTTGCATTTGAAAGATATTCTATACCTTGATTCTCCTGAAAAATTGAATACTGTTCTTTGTAATTGCTTAGATATGAATCTATACTAAATTCATCAATTGTAGTGCAACCTTGCATATGTAGATTGTAAATTGCAACAAATAACAATTCATAGAAGTTCTCTGTATTAAAATCAGTTCTATCTAATGGTCTATCAATATCATCTATTAAGGAAGAATCTTGTATTAAACAACCAATCGTATTCAAATATGCTCTTTTATCTACAAGTCCTTCATGTGCCATTATTTCACCCCTTCCCAATTGACTGAATATCAATCTGTTTTATTTTTCTCCTTTTAGGTTGAACAATAATGGTCTTTTCTTTGTACATATTTGAAATATCCATACTTTCATTATGTTCTTCCAATTTATCAACCGACTCATAATACTGCATTGCTTCTGTGTGATAATATGGGACAATTCCAATTACATCACCAGTTAAATCTTTTTCAATGATTTCATGCAGATAAACCAGAGTCTTATACATGCTTTCGTATGTAAAACCATAACGCTTGATATAATCTTCTGTTAAGGCATATACTTTTGTACTTAATTCTTCTCCTTCGATGAGACTTCTTAAATACTTATAATACTGTTGCTTTTTTGCATATTCCTCTTCGGATAATGCTTCTTTTAATTCGGCTTGAGGTCTAGCCTTTCTACCGACTTTTTTCTTTGTAGCAACCTTATCTATCTGTTCAGTTTTGTCTTTCTGCAATGTCTTGATTGCAATATTAAAACATTTTTTATGAGCATAGCGTCCCTTATATGGAACGCCATCCTCATCTACAATTGGCTCATTGCATATTACGCATTTTCTTCGAGCTGCCATGTATCAACCTCTTATAAGTTATTCTCCTCAATGAAACTCTCAATATCATAAATGATTGCTTCAATAAGCTGTTCCTGACCTTTCTTCAGATCACTAGCCTTCTTGCCTTCGCCTAACTGATTTGCAACGATTGTCTGTAAATCCTCAAGATATCCATTGTCAGCAAGCTTCTCTCCAAGTTTCTGTAGCTCGTCCATGAGGTCATCATATGATTTAACATCAACTGTTCTCTGTGCTTTCTGCTCTTCGTATGTAACTGCTGTGATTCCCTCTTCTCTCTCCTGAATCTCAATAGCTTTAATAATTACATCTTCAAGAGCTTCAGCAGTGAACTCCTCAATATAAGTAGTAGGAAGATAATCGAAACGAGAACGAGCAAAGAACTCATCTGTCTGTGCTAAGAAACCAGAAGACTTAACAACCTTACCATCTTTATCAACACCGTTAGAACGAACATAAACACATAAGTCTGTATTATTGATGATAGGTGCTAACGCTCTCTTATCAGCCTTTGGTGAAATGTATCCATCCTTCTCCTGTGCATGTGCAATAAAGTAACAGCAATATCCAGCACCAAGTAACTTGTTAATCTGCTTCCAGAACTCAGTCTCATACTCTTTCCAAAGTCCATATCCACCATTTCCTTCTCCAATTGAAGGAGCTTTATACTTCTGGCAAATAAATTCCTGACAGTAATTTGCAGCCGCTTCAATCTCATCAAAGATAATTGTTGAATACATTTCTCTTGCCTTCTCTACTGTTGCAGGATCTGTAAGCTGCTTGTTAATCTTAATAAAGTCAGACCACTTTGTAATAGGACAATATGGAACACCAGGAATGGCATTAAGACCTGCTTCGAATGGAAGATAGAATGGCTTCTTCATACGAGTTGCCTGCTTAGTCTTTCCTAAGTTATTTCCACCATAGACAAGAATAACCTTGCCCTCTAAACCTTTTGCTACTGTGCTGACCTGTGGATTAAAAATATCTAATTCGTTCATGTAATTCTCCTTTATTTTCAAAAATATTTTCTTAATAAAAATGGTACATATTTCAAACTATTTCATTCGTACCTACAATAAAGTTAGATTAGAAACCTAAACTTCTACCATGTGCTGCACCACTTGGCTTTGCAGTAGATGCCTTTGCACCACTCTGAGCTTTGGCTTTTGCTTCCTCAAGACGATTTGCTCTCTCCTGAATTGCAGCCTGAATTGTTTCAGCAACATATGGAAGCTCTGGTGTAATACCCTCCTCATATGCTTCAGAAGCACCTGTGATAAGAAGATCACTCTTAATCTCTACAGATACCTTCTTTCTTGGCTTACCAATCTTAACTGGAATCTCTGTTACAGTCTCAATTCTGTTATTAATAATGTCTCCGTAGAATTCTACTGTCTGTCCTACCTCGAATCCTGAATCAACAGCCTGTCCTACTTCACCCTCTGCCACAAGGTCGATTGGCTCAATTCCGTTATATGTAGGCATCCATCCGCTTACTACGATTCTTCCTGTCTCAACACCATCAGCATCAAGTTCAGGATTGATACCAGAAATGAATACCTCAACTGCGAACTCTGCGTGTGGCTCATAATCCTCGTCAGCCTTTAATCTATTGAAGAAATTGCTCTTGTAAGATACAATCTTCTCACCATTCTTACCTGTGAATGGACTAATATCACCAGTTACTCTAACCTTTGTAGCCTCTTCCTCACCAACTTCTGCAATAGACTTGTACTCGTTCATTACTGTCTGAATACCTGCATAAGTCTTATTGTCAGTACCAGCCTTAGTCTTCTCATTTACATTGACGTTGTACTTAACAAAATTCACATCAGAAGTCTTGACTGTAATATGACCTGTTACCTTATTCTTTCCATCCTCTGTTACAATCTTCAGATCCTTCTCACTAACTACACCTACTGCTGTTGCCTTTGCATTTGCTTGTCTTAAATTTGTTTCCTTTGTTGTTGTCTCTGCCATTTAAAAAATGTCCTCCTTATAATATGTAATAAAATTTTTTGATAACTATATTTGAACAGTCTTGCGACTGGAACACAGAAAATAAATTTATGTAAAAATCTATCTTCAACAGTGATTTTTGAGCGTAAAAACCCAAGGGTATGCTGTTCTTCCACCCATATTTATATTCTCTATTCAGTTTTGATTTTTGGGATTTTTGAACTGAATCGTTCAAGACTGATTACTAAGCAGTAATCTTTACTTTGATAAGTCTATATGGCTGATAAGCGTTTGGATATTTCTCTCTATCCACTTTACTGATAAACATATCATATGGTCTAGTCCATACTCTCTGATCCTTTAAGCTCTGATATACAACCATCTTTTCTTCTGTTTCTGTATTAGTTCCAATGGCAACAATCTTATAGAAATCACCTTTGAAATGTTGTACTGTGTCTCCTGGTTGAAAATCTCTATCATATGTAAACGTCAAATCACCTTTTTCACCTTGCTCAATATGTCCCAATATCTGAACATTCATTGTGATAAATTCACCATGTTTTAAAAGTTCGTCCTTTTCAATAAGTGCAACTTTATTAATTAAATAACCATCCTCTTTTTCTTCACAAGTAACTATCTGACCTGACTTCCAATTATTTGCAAAGTTTTCATTAAATCTAAAATCTGCCACTTTCTCACCTCCACTTGTACACTCTTTTCTTATTTTTTACTCGCTTCCCATAAACATTCCAATATATTAGTTTTGTTTTTATCTTGAAATTTATAGTCCATTTCATAATCTGTGAAACTAATTGTTGCTTTTTTCTTACGCTCCATTTTCCCAGTTATAGGATTTCTTTCGTCCCAACATGTAATTTCCATTTCTGCATTATTTAAATCTGAAATATCAATTCCAATGTTTATGCTTTTAGGCTCTCCTAAGACAGTACCTTTTGCATCTATATGTATATTCTCTAATTTATCAAGAATAATATCTGATAAGTTTATAAGATCCTCTATCTTTCTCACCTCCTCAAAATGTTATTCTCTTACCATCTTGGGAATTTTCCATTATGTTCTAATCTGATTTTATTAAGCATATCAGCCAATCCAAGCATAAGTGTTTCAATTTCTTCTGCACTATCAAAATCACAAAACTCTCTTATACAACCATGTTTTTCGCCGACTGATAAACCATATTTTGTACCATCAACAAACCTACATGTAAAAACGATTGATATATCTGTACCATCTTTCTGCATTGATAGTCACCTTCTCAAATTTCCCAATGAAACAGTGATTTATTTATATGATAATGTTTCTAGCCATTGGTTAATATCTTCTATATCCATTTCTTCTGTTGTAGCTGCGTTTGGATAATAAAATGTAATGCTATCTCTACTTAACCCTTCATCAAGTAACTGTTTCAATACAGACAATGTATTTTCTACACCAAGATGATAAGCTTGTTTTTGATCTTCATTATCGAATGATTTGTCTACACTTTCATTTGCTGAATCTATAACCATTTTCACTTCATTCGGAATATTGCATCCCCAAAACTGTATATCATCTTCAAATTCTGCAAACATAAAATCCTCCTTTATATGTTTATTCTCTATTTGATTTTCATTTTTATTGGAAATTGTGATTCGAAGGAATCATAGATAAGTTAGATTTACTTGCTAAATAAATATTCATCACATTTAAAGCCGTTTTTATTTAACCAATCGGATACTAAATGACGATGACAAAAATCTGTAGGCTTTTCATAGCAAATCAAAGCAATGTCATTTTCTCCAACATTATATCCATAGCAAATTCTTGAAAAATCTAAGACAACATCAGTAGCGTTTAATTTATTTAATACCTGCTCATTAAAGCACTTTATATAATAATCATTATCATGATTTTCTTTCCACTTCATAAAGAAGTCATATTTTGGTGCAAGCTTTTTATATTGCAAGCCTGTATACCAATTAGGTGCTTTTCCACAAATTGAAATTGGAATTATATTATCTGGTAACGATTTAAGTTTTGCAAAATAACTTGTATATATCACATTCTTACCTCCAACTATATATTCTCTGTTTTAATCACAATACACATAATTACAGCTATTGGATTCAATATTTTCTAAGTCAATAATCATTTCGCCATCTTCATGATATCTATCAATTTCAATATTAGAAATTTTAATAGAAGTGTCTGTCATTTCTACAATATTTCCTATGTAGTGATCATGATGATTTGTCACTTTATTGAATAACGTAAATGCAATATCTTCACCAACTCTAAAGTTTTTCTTGTTATCTGTTACTAATGTTCTTACTGTTTTAATGTTGTATTTCACAATCTCACCTCCACAACCAAGAAATGTCAGTTTCATGTACTCTTACTTTACCGATTACCATTGATACCAACATAACCAGGAAGTACAGTTGTAATTGTTGAGTAATTTCCTGCAATATCGTTATTCATCATATGATATAACTTCAAATAATCATTTACAGATAATTTCTTAATCTTGGCATACAAACTATCCATATTATTCCATGTTTCGTCATGCTGCTTAACCGTAACTTTCATATCTGAAATCTGTTCCATGAGTTTCTGTCTTTCTTCCTTACGGTTTGCAATCTCTTTATCTTTCTGAACACAAAATTCAGCAAGTTTCTGTTCTTTATAATCATTTAAATACTCATCTACTGGATTAACTTCTTCTACTTCGTCATTCTTAATTTCTTCATTCATATGTATATTCTCCTTTCATTCGCAAGAAATCGAAAATTTATCGGCTTTTTACATAACATTAGCCGTTTGTAGTGGTATATTTACGACTACTGGATGTGAACCTGCATCCACTATCCCATTGGCAAAAGCCTTTGGGAATACCTTTTTCATTATTTGGTAACTTCCATTTACGTCTGCATTAATATATTCTCCTTTCTCACTCTGAAATAAACCTCTATAAATTCTTCTATCTTTATTGTAATTCTTCTCGATAGGTTCTTCTCCATCGAGAAAAGATGTACCACTTGTATAACTTTCATTTGTTTTAATGAACTTAATTCCTTCATTCTCGCATTTATATTCAAGCCTTTGTACAATACTTAAATATGGAATAGATACAAATTTTTGATTGACTTTCTTGCCCATATCAGTTTCTTGTTTCCAACCTGAATTATAGCCACAAACTAAAGTATCAATATTATTACCTTTACAAAAATTTACCACCATCTTTGTTGATTTCTGAATATAATCATCTACTTGATTATTTCTTTTAGTTGTGAATCTTTGCATCTCATTTGACCAATCACTATCATTTCTCAGCTTTAATGCAGATCTCATTTCTGAAATCTTCTTATTATAATACTGATTAATTGACTTCAATGGTTTTCCATTTATTATAATTGGTTTCACACCACAATTTGTTGTGATGGTCATCAAATTATCGACACCTAAGTCAATTGCAGCAATACTCAGTGATTCTATATCCTTTGTTTCAGGAACTTCTATTTGGTAAACTACTTCCATAATATATTCATTGCCTTTTGGAACAAATCGAAGTTGTATTAATTTAGAATCATTTGGGATTTTTGTTCTGAAAATATTATTCATGATTTTAAGAGGTGTCCAAGAAAAATAAATATATCCATCAACAATTTTGAATTTGATATTATCTAACCCCAATTCAAATCGTCCATCTTCTTTTGGAAGATATTTCGGTAACTTTGGTCTGCCAAGATATTTAGACGGATTCTTTGAATAATCCTTGATAGCTGTGAAAAACGACTTCCAGTTCTTATCTAATTTTCTCAAAGTAGCTTGTCCTACATTACTTCCTATACATTTATAACAATCAGATTCTTTACACAATTGAAATAATTCATTGTATTGGATCCAACGAGCATCCTCAATCAATCCTTGTTCTTTTTGTTTTGAAGACTCTATAAATTCCTGCCGAATTATGTAATTTCCATAGTTATATAAATTTTTAGATTTCCAACATAGAGCATCTATGATTTTAAATAGTTTATCATCTTTATTATTTTTCTTACTCTTCTTTATTCGATGTTGTTCTACTCTACTTACTTTCATGAGTTCTCCTTAAATTAACATCATTCTAAAATCCTTTTATATTAAGCCAACCATGCAAGCCTGGTTTATTACCTTATAAATTAACATGGTTCTAAAACCTCAAATATGTATTTGTAATTTACTTGGTATTCTTGAAGTTTAAGTTCAATAGACGAAACCCACGCCCACTATCCAATTGATTTCTCTTTTGGAATACTTGTTATAGGATAAACTGGCTTGAATTAGCCAAATAGATTTGTTACAATAGAACAAATATAGTTTATCCTATATTTTATTCTCTGTAGAGCAGATTGTTAGGTCGCCAAACTTGTACAATCTGTTCTGCTGTTTTTATATTCTCTACTTTTCAGAAGATTTCTTTAGCTCTACTAACGCATCATCCAGATCCTTGACCGTCTGAATGGCTTCCTTCATACTATTCATACCAGAAACAGCACTTGAAAAGGCTTTAATACTTTCAAACTCCATCTCTGAAATAGACTTTAAAACATCAACTAATTTCATATTGCCAACACCCGATGTCTTAACTGCATTTTCGATTGTCACTTCCTCATTGACAAGTAAATCTATAAATTGTCTTACTTTGTTATTCTCCATCGTGTTTAACTCCTTCATATATTCTTTTTAATCTTTCTTTACATTCTCTACTTGGATAACCAGAATTAGATAAAGCCAATTTTATCCATCCTAATGTCTGTTTATCTGCTTGCTCTTTGTCAAGCTCAACATCTTTTACTTCACCACCATAAGACTCGTCATGCTTCTTCATTTCTTCAACTAAGTAATTTGACGCATCTTTGATACTTAGATATTTTTCGATATGTCATGCACCTCCCTAATAGGTTATTCTCCATACTTTTCAAATAATTCTGCCATTGTCATATCATTGTATTTTGCAAGATCCACACAACAAGCACATACATTTTTAGGTTGCGATGCTCCAATTCCATAGCACAGATAATCAGTCAATTTAGCATACTGAAAATTTTCATATTCTCCTCTTGTATTCCAACCTACCATTTCTTCACCACTAATAATGAATTTTGTATCAGGTACTCCAAGTACACTACCATCACACTGTCTCCACCATGCATCTTCACCTGCTAATTTGACAAATTCATCTTCTGACATATCACACATCTTATTAAATAGGTTTTCAGATATTTCCCATACCTCATATCTATTCCCAGCATATGTAATTTCAGCATCATTTGGTGGATTATCTACAATGTCAAAAAATCTTTTTAATTTATTTCCTAAAATCTCCATTATTTTACCTCCCAAGGAAACCGATATTTACTCTTTCTTTGATTCAAATTCTTCAAGTGCTTTATAAAATTCACTACCTTTAATTTCTGTAAAACCTGCATCATCATTTGGTGTAATAGTTTCATATTTGGTTGTAGAAATATTCAAATATAACTTATTCTTATACTCAAATCTTGAAACTGAATACCCACCTAAATGCAATTCTTTGAAATAGTCTCCTTCTCGAATCGGATGGTTGTTAATAACAATATTATTTTTAATACATAAGTCCTGAAACTCTTTTAAAGTCTTACTGTTAGCTCTGAATTTTCTCATTAACGTATCAGAATCGCTGAATAATTTATTTGGTTTCAGTAACTCTTTACCAAATTTCTGATTATTTTCATTGCAATCGGTAATATATAATCTAATATTATGCTTCTCATATTCTTTAAATGGACGATTTACAAATCCATCTCCACCGATATAATATTCATTCCCAGCAATACCTTTATCCTTGAAAAAATTATTTGTTACTATTCTTCTCTCTTCGCCATGTTTTCTATAATCATTAATCTCTTTTAGGAATTTCTCATTTGTTACAATATAAAATTTCTCCATTATTTCACCTCACATTTTCAAAAGAAACGAATCTTTCCTGTTCTCAGTTCACATCATTATGTGTTTCGCCATCTGAGTAATAAATGTTCCAATCCTTGAATAACTCAATTAACTTATCATTGTCCCAATCATATTCGTTACAATGTGTAATGGCGATTGATTTTTTATCTCCAAAGTTTTCTATATCTTTTGAGCATCTACTATATAATTCTCCTAAATCAAGTGTTCCATATCTCAATGTATCCTGGAATGGATTTGGTACATTTGTTTTATCAAACATATACTCATTGATAAATCTCTTATTACATTCAGATGGGAATTTACCAGCACCATGTCTTGTTAAATAAGTACGAGATACATAACAAGTTTCAATATTTATCTCATTATTCCATTCAACATTTTCAATTATTCTCTTGGGATTTTTAATACCTGTATTAGACGGTGTTAGATGTGGAAAATATTCTATGTTGTTCTGATCAAGCAATAAACCTTGTGCAGCTTCAAATACAATATTATCAAACTGATTTAAGAAATAATTATCTGATATAGCCAATGAGTGATTATTCATAAAATCCCAATCATCTAAAAAGTGTTCAAATATACCATTATCAAAGAATATTCTTGACCATTCATCTGTTAATACAATATTCTCTCTTTCAAATTGTTCTAAGTAATATTCCCTGATATGACTATCTACATCAGTTATGCCAGCTTTATATCTTTTGATAGTTTCAAAAATTCCCAAGCCACAACTACCATGTTTATTTTTCCCACGATTTTCTTCTATAATCTGATTTGCCATCATATCAAAAGGTGTAGTCAACATACAGTTTTGATTAATATAAACATTCGGAATATATCCTAATTTCATCAATTCATCATATTCCTGCTTAAAAATAATTGGATTAACAATAAAATCCTCAGATAAATATGTACTTGCATGATTGAATGTTCCAGATCCAAAATGATGAAAGACATGTCTGATTCCATCAGGCGTTGTTACGGTATGTCCTCTTTGAGCACCACCATTTGAACAAACAACAATACTATTAGGTTTCTGTGAGAAATAATCTGTCATTAATCCTTTTCCACAATCTCCAAAATTAGCACCTATCACAATCTTAATGTCTTTCATCTCTTAAATCTCCTATCCTACCAAGTAATTCCTTCTGAGTTAGAAGGTGTAGTAACTGTATCTGTAACATTATTCTCTGCTTCACTAACAATAATATCTACAATCTCATTTGTAATACTGTCCATATTTACTCTTCTAAAATGAGTATCATCAAGATACTTCTTATAAGACTTTTCAATCTCATCCTCATCCCATCTATGACGATGAGCAACATCTAAATGATAGATGTTAAACTTCTGAGAAGCTTCACTATATAAATCTTTTGTCTCCACATCTGCCTGAAGATTATCACCTGTTGCTTCAATTAAGCCACTTCTATAACCTTTTAATGGAAGATATGGATTTAACTGCTCATCACCCATTGTAATAATAATTCCTTTTCTTCCACGGTTTAAACAATCAAGCTTTGTGTGACGAGAACCGAAATACCATGCTGCTGTGTAGGATTCATAACTGTTTCCACCACCACCAAACTCAAAATAAATCTTATCAAGCTGTTCAGCAATACGAATATCTGACTCAAACTGTGAAGCTTGGATTGGACAGCTATCACAAGCTAAATCACCAATACCCATGATAAGGAACTCAACATCTGTAACCTTTTCATATAACTTAGTCATAATTACATTTAACTTCTTTGCCACTTCAACGGCAGCCTGTCCCATAGAACCAGTTACATCAAGTGCAAGAATAACTGGAATTGTGTTTGGATGTTCCTCTGTATCGCAACACTCTCTAATAACATTCTTAGGATCAAGTGCAGAATCAATATTTCTCGCCTTAAACATATCTTGATTAGAATAAGAACCGCTAATCATACCATCCGTTGAAACACTCATACCCTTTGTTGTTGAATAACTTACATAACTATCTCTTGTCCATGAACCGCATCCCATATTATGCTTCCTCCTCTTCGTCTACTTCTGTATCATCGTCATCATTGCCACTCATATCAAAGTCGAACATTCCGTCAAACATGTCACCCATATTTCCACCCATCATCATAAATGGTAACATAGAACTCATTCCACCATTTCCATTCATCATGCCAGTAGATCCATTGTCACCTTTCATCATCTGAGAAAGCATCATATACTTTAAGATATTGTTTGTGCCTTTCTTACCCTTGATAATGTCACTACCAAACATTGAAACAATCTTTCCATAAAAATATGTATTACCCATAAATACATGTCTTTCAGGAAGTACAGTTTCGATTGTTGAGTCCTCATAATTGATTACTGTGATCTTTGTTTTATCAGCTTCAATAACACATCTAGGCTTACCATTTACAAGAATAATGTCACCCTTCTCTACCTTATTAGTTGGAATAATAAAGAAGAATTCCTCACCAATATCAAATACAAAGTTACTACAGTTTGTGAGCTTGCCAGTCTTGATGTTATATGTCTTATAACCACCATTTGTCTTAACTGCAATACCACCATTCATAGAAAGTCTACACATTCCACTTCCTACCTTGCCAAACATACCATTTAAAAAATTGTTCATCATATTTATTTCCTCCTATGATATAAAATTATTGTTTACAATTACTTATTCTCTCAATCTATCCAACACTCTCATCAAAACATGCCTTGTAAGATTCTTAACATCACCACTGTACAATCCACATTCAATGTCACAAGCCTTTAGTACTTCATCAAGTGTTTTATTTCTCTCTTCACTTATCAAGCTCTCTATTTTATCTGCTACTTTTGCTTCACATATGCCACAAATACAGCCATTTTTCTCATCGTACTTTTCAAGTTCACTAATAAGATTGCTACAACACCAATTTGATTCATTAAGATGAAATTCAATCATGTCGTCATCCCAATCCGAAGGAAAGTTCATTGGAAGATTTATTGTCCACTGTATAGTTTTGGTCTGTCTATCTGCCATATTATTCTCCTACTCTTTCGCAATTCCAATACCATGCACATGAAAACTTGTAACCTTATCATTAACCATCTCAACACTTTCTTCTGTACCACCATGCCAAACAAGACCAACGCCTGTAATATACATACCATTTTCATCTTCAATCAATTCAACTTCTTGTGCTACTCCAATAGGAAGAAACTGACCTTCACTACATGGTATTTCAATTGGAATATCCTTTACATTTTTATAAGCGTTTCTAATTACTTCTTTTGAATATATGACACCATTTAAATCAGGTGTATCAACTGGAATTGGAATTTTAAATGTTACTTTTATATTCTCTGTTCTCATATAATTATTCTCCAATTTCTATCTTCTGACCAATGAACTTCTGAAGCTGTTCATTTACATTATCAGGATAAGTTTTCACAACATAATCAGTGCAAACATGAATTCTTGTAATAATCTTATTTTCGTCATACTCAATACTTCCAAGTGTTCCACCTGGAATTCTGATAGGCAAACAACCATCCTCATAATCACAAAGCACATAATGTTTCCAGTGTCCATTAGGATCAAGTCCAGCAAGTTTATCCAATTCTGTTGTAATCCCACAATAATATTCATTCATTTTTGAATATTTTGAATTTGCATATTTGTTAATCAGCTTCATAATGTTATTCTCCTATTCGTAATTTTCTGGATGTTCTTTATAATCATCTACTACACTTTTCATATAACTAAAATAATCTCTTACAGAATCATTGCTTTCAGAAAATCCACTTATCACTTCGTATCCATCATCGAATACTGCAAAGGTTAAGAAACCTGAACTATCTAGTCCTACTTCTATATCACAGCCTTTATATTTACCTTTCATGATGTTATTCTCCTATTCAGAATTATATATTTATTATTTACATCTTGATTTTATATACCCTAATTGGTTGTCCTTTGCTTTTATCACTTTTTCGTGGGTAATATGTATTACCAATCCATTCAAATTTTAAATATACTAATTCAAAATCATTTTTTTCAATACTGCATTTTTTAGGCAATCCATGAAAATTTTTACTAAGGTTAAAACAAGTCTCTACATCATTATCCTTGTACCAATTCATATTTATCAAAAATTGTTTTTTATCATTACTAATACCGCTATAAAAGTTTCTCATTCACGCCTCCAATCTGTCCAAAGGAAAGAAAAATTTCATTCTTTACATATTATCTGGTTCTAACCACCTAACAATTGGCTCAGATGTACTACCTTTCTCCCACACGAACCATGCGTGACACATTGTAGTTGCCCATTTCTTTCCTGTTTTTGGATCTTTTTCTAAACCACTATTCCAAGTTGCCATTCTATTCCTGAATACATATATGTACTTAGGTGGATATTTTTCGAACAATTCTTTTCTTTTTACACCCTCAAGAAATTGAATTTTAAGAAACATTGCCATCTGACCATCATCTGTTAGCAAATCCATTCCCTTTTCAACAAACTCTTTTGCTAATGAGTAAGGTGGATTTGTGATTATTCCTTCATATTTTTGATCTGTCTTATATGTAAGAAAATCTGCAACTATTGTATTTGGATAACCTCTATCCACTAAATCAAGTCCCGTAATATCCCTTTTGTTCTTATAAAATTCATTTACTGTATTAGCAATATGACCACCACCAACACAAGGCTCTAATATTGTCTGTGCAAAAAAATCATATTTTGAAAGCAACATCTTTACCGCTTCGGGGTTGGTTGCATAATAATCATTTTTTACTCTTTCATTTTCTGGATTACCACCAGCCAATTTAGCACCTGCTAATACTTTTTTCTCCATTTTGTTTTACCAGAAAGCTCATATGATTTACAGTAGCTACACTTTACATTCCTTTCTGATATTTTATTCTCTTATTTACTGGGATTCCCATAGCCGAATGGCTTAGATATGATTAAAAATTTTCCAAAGAAAGATTGGTTTACTGCGAAACTGATTTTTGAGTTGAAAGTAGTTGCTTATATAATTCTTCTGCTCTTTCATCCTTAATCATGTTTACAATGTTCAATGCGTCTCCATCTTTTCTACCAATAGACATCCAAGTTTGTTCACCCTTATGTTTATCAAATCCAATAATCAAACAATCACTAATGTTTTCATTATCTGTTGAATTATTGGCAAATACATCGCCATATATTTTTGCAGTTGCTCTTAAACCTCTTGATTTATTTGCATGTTCGAAAGCTCTCAATTCATTTTTTCCGAGCCATTTGATCCATGCTCCGCAATCATCACAATAAAGTCCTGTATTATTACCTTTTAATTCTGTATGCAGTGAAATGCTTCCACATTTCTTACAACAATTTTGATACATAATTTCACCTCCAATGTATTATTCTCTTTTATTCAGAATCCAATAATTCATATTGCTTCTGCAATTCTTCAATTTCATTTCGTTTAAAATCTGCAAGAGCTACACATTCTTTATGATCTAAATATATACATGAACCAATAGAATCAATATTTCGCTCTGAGCAAAAATATCCCTTATATGTATACTCCTTTGGTTTTAATGCCTTAACTATTGAATGTGTTCTTCTCATATTTGCATCGTCAAGAAACTCTATTTCTTGTTCGAGTCTCTTGATTTCTTGATTAATTTTTGTTGCTTTTTCTAAATTTTCTCGTTTCATATATCACCTCTATAATCCAAGGATATGTTGCTTTCCTGTGAAGTTACCTCAACTAATTACAATATTTCTCAATACCTTGTGCCATAATATCTCTTAATTCATCTTCCTCATATGTAGAGCCAAACTGCGACCAACTACAACTATATTCTGTATTATTGTGTACTAACGCAAGTTTAAATACACTGCCACCATAATTCTTATATGCATCTAATTTGATAGCTTTAATATGAGGAATTTCTAAATACCAATTATGCTCTTTATATTCAAACTGGATATTAGTAGCTTGACCAAAATTATAATCAATGAATTTAACGTTATTCATATACTCAATATCAAGAAGCTTTTTAATATAATCAATATACCAATCATATGTTTCCTTTTCTTTATATTTCTTTCTCTTATCAAGCTTGTTACCATCTGCATCCTGATTCTTTGATAACATATTTAACCATTCTCTACACGTTTTAATCGTAGAAGGTTGATCAAGCAGTATATACTGAATATTCTCTTTATAAGTGCGAAATGCCTGTTGTTCAATAAGATTATATTCATTCTTCATATCATCTAATGCTTGTTTCTTTGCTGACAATCTTCTTTCTACTTGTGCAAATTTATTTAATGAACCCATTTCATATTCACCATTATAGTTATATGTGTCATTTTTATATACTAAAGACATTAATCGTTCACCTCTTTTATTTTTTCTTAGTTCATAAAAATCATTGATTTTATCCTTACTTTAATATTCTCTCTTTGTTACCAAAGAAACCTGAAATTCTTATTACTCTACTTTCTATTAATCCATTCCTTAAATTCTTTGAAATCATCCTTTGTAAGCACAATATCAGAATAATAAAAATCCTTATTCATAATAATCGCCCAAATCTTCTTCAATTTTTCAAAGAATGGTCTTTGCTGAGTGTAAAAGTTACCATTTGTATATGATAAGAAAGCATAGTCGCCATCTCCATAATCATGAATTTTAAAATGAATACCTTCGTCACATCCACACTTACAACTTACAATCAATTCATCATCTTTAAAATTTTTAAATACTGCCATAATAATATTCTCCTTTCCACTCATCCAACCAATAGAAACTGTCAATCTGCTTATCAAGCTTTCCAACCTGCTCTCTTAGTTCAGATTCTTTCTTCTTACTATCTGTTCTCTGACACCTCTCCCATAATTCATCACGCTGCTTAGTTAATTCTTCATATTTATCAGATACATCAATCTTATCTACAACTGAAATCTCAATCTTTTCACCGCAATGAGGGCAGAATTTAATTGGAAAATTGTCTGTCTGCTCCCATTCGTCCTCCCAAGAACCAACTGTTTGTGTATAGGAAGTACAAAATTGTGGAATATAGATGCCATCATCTTCATATTCTCCACCAATATCATTTATATCTTCACCTGTAAATACAATAGTTTTATCCTTCTGAATTTCATCACAGCAATGCTTAAATGGATTATACTTGTACGAATGAGTGCCATTAAATTTTAATCTAATCAATTCTATTTTCATATCTTTATCCTTCTAAACATCTTCCACATAAACAGTAATACAACTTCCAATCTCACCACTCACTTTTGGGAATACCATTGTAATACTATCTATGTAATATTCTTCTCCGTCTGTATCAATGACATCATTAGTATTGATTATTAATGGAATTTCGTTCTTTCTCATATAATCTAGCGTCTTAAAAACTTCTGATATATTCTCTACTTCTGTATATCCAAGAAGTTTATAATCATCATATCTGTCGCTAAAACCAACAATTCTTATATGCAAGTTCTATACCTCCTTATATTTAGTTATTCTCTCTTTTTTATTTTGGAAAACCGTGTGTAGAAATGCTCTTAGACAAAATTAACAGGAAATGCTTCTTTCCTGCTAACCATGAATATCCATATAAGGATACTTAATTCCTCTATATTCCTTATAACCTTTTGTCAAAAGTTTGAAATTCACATTCTGTTTATAATACCCTTTGTATCTCTTTACTAAAAACAAATGAGTACAACTGCATTGAACACAAAATTTGCTATTTTGTTTGGCTTCATTTTTTGAATAATAATATCCTTGAATTCCACCACAACAAGGGCAGGTTGATACCCATACTTCTCTTGTTAAGTTGTGTATTTCTTCAAATGGAATTTCATGGAATATTAGACCTTCAGGAGTTACAAGATAATATTTCTTTTCACCAACATCTATGCTTTCTGACTCAATTGACCTCATACTTTTATTCTCCCATCTGATCTACAATACTCTGTAACTTATCAACATATATTTGAGCTTCTTCCTTGTTGAAAATTTTAAAGTTACATGGAACAATAGCAGCTCCGCATTTATCAAAGATTCCTGCATTCTCCCATGCTTTATAGAACTCAACAATGGTGTCAAAATCTATATATTCACTATCTGGATTCCACCGAAGAACTATAATATCACCTTCGCTTGGATGTATCTTCCTTAGCTTAGTCATATTCTTCTTAATGAATTTCTTTTTCTGTCTCTTATTCATACTATTATTCTCCTAATTACTCAGTCTATCTTTGTCATATTCATACATTGAACAATCTTCACAGTATAAATCTTGTTCTTTGCAATCTTCACAATCGAAACATCCACCATAAATGCCACCATTTTCATTCATCTTACAGGTATTACATTTACAAGTTTCACATGATGTATCCACTCAATCACCTCCTCAAATGAAACGTGGTTTTCCTTGGCTTTTCCAACCTCTGAAAGCCTTGATTTTAGGGCATTTCAGAGATTGAGATTTTAATAATTTGTGATTAATACCTCGCAATCGGCACTCTTGTCCTTTTTCTGATAATTGCAGTTGCTATAATCATGTTTTAAATAATGAACTATGTATTTATCTTTCCATTTATCAAGTAATGGATTATCATATTTGAGATTATTACTTAATGCAAACTTAACGCCTTTATCATTCAAAGTATCAAGAGTCTCTAGTAATTTATTCTCCATTTCTTCTGTCCAACCACCATTTTCATTGTATGTAGCAACAGAATTAAAATATGGTGGATCTGCATAAACAAAATCACCTTCCATAAAATCAGAAAAATCAAATCTCTCAAATGGAATATTTAAGAAACTACAATCTATTTCATTTAGTCGCTTGTGAAAATCTATAAATTTTTGTCTAAGAGTGGGATTAAAACTTGATCTATCTTTGCCAAAAGGCATATTATATTCACCTTTGGAATTGAATCTGATTTGATTATTGAACGCATAACATAAAAGCGTATAGAATTTAATTGGATCTTTGATACCTATGTTGTATTCTTCTCTAAACAGTAAATATCCTTCTTTGTTTTCTTTCGTTAATTCATACTTATCAATATATGAATCAATTTTCTGTAGCACTTCTTCAATATTTGAACCTTGTAAATATTTTAGAAAACCAACTACCTGTTTGCATATATCATTATAGATAATATGATCGGCATTTACATTAATACCAACATTAAAACCTCCACCAAATAAATCCACAAAAGTATTTATCTTATCTGGGAACATTGGTACAATGATTGGTAGTAACTTATACTTGCCTCCGACATAATTTAGAGGCGATTTAATATATGTATTTTTCAAATTTGTTCACCAATAGTAGCTGCGCAGCTTTACTCACATGTGAACTTTTTTCCTTTCCTTAACTTGTAATTACATTGTTATATTCTCTTTTTGTCTCGAATATTGTATGGTTTTCGTGACAAACCATGAAACCAAAATTTCTTGCTAGTTTCTATCCAAATAAACTATATTATCTACATTGTAATGAAATCCACCTATCTCTCCATCAAACCTACCTTTAACATACCACGCATAAGGACTGATACCTTCATTCATTATTTCTGCAAGTTCATCAGCTTTTCTTTGATGTTCATCAGCTTCATTCTGCATAGATAATTTTTGAGAATCCCATATAAGATTTGGAATTGTATCTACACACTTTCTATACATTTCAGACTCTTTTATATATTCTCTTATCACTTTTGTCATTTTGGGAATATTGTCTTTTAATATCGGCTCATTGCTAAGTTCATATGGATATAGGATTAAAACTCTTTTGTCCATATATTCCGTAGATATTAATTCCTGTACATAAAACTTTGGTTCATTCAAATTGTCACCTCCCAGATATTTATTCTCTAATTTCAAATAACTTTTCTACTGCTTTAACTCGCTTCGTATTGTCAATCGTTCTCTTGACTTCCTGTTGCCAAATACATTCCCATCCAGAAGGAGCTTCATGCTCACTGACTAAGACAATATTTTTCTCGCTCATCTTCTCAGCCCAATTCCAGAATCTGTCATAATCAAAATTCTTACTTGATCCATACTGTTTCGTACCCTTATATGGAATATCGCAATAAAATAAGCAGTCAACTTTATCAGAATATAACTCTTTATAATCTCCACATTGGAATTGAATATCTTCTAACCTTGGAATCTGCTCTAACAAATTTCTCTTAGCTTCATCGTAATAATTTCTTTCAGTTCCAGCTTTTGTATATACGATACCTGAGTAACCTCCATCAAAGAATCTTCCGTTATAGCTTGAAAGAAAGCCAACTGCACCAATATACCAATCTGGATATTGGGATAATCCTTTATTAAAACACTTTCTTACATCTGAGTAATGTTCTTTTGTAATAAATTCTGGGAGATTTTGAATCTGATTTAGATTCTTGAACATTTCAATAAGATATTTATGATTGTCAGAAGCGATTTTTATATCACATTGAACTTTGTCGATTACATTACAGCCGCCGCAAAATGGCTCTATGTATGTTTTGATATTATAATCTCGCAATCTTTCTTGAATAATCGGTAAAATATTATCAACTATACGAGATTTTGAACCCATATATTTCATAAATTACTTGGAGTAAGGAATTCCTTCTTGTGTACACGAACCTCGTCTCCTTTCATTGTTCTTATTCTCTTAATTGTGATAGGTTACATCAATATGTTCCATACACCATTTCCAATATGGAATTACTTTAACACCACCAGCTTCATTCCAATCTTTCTTTAACTGCGTTTGTATATCTTTGTCTAAACAAGAAACTAAATACAAAGAACACTCCATTGGTGCTGTTTTTCTGTATTCCTCACTAAAATCTTCTAAATTTAAATTCGCCATTTCTACCTCCTAACTCCAAAGAAACTTCGGATTCATGTGCTTACTTTTTATCTGTAATCTCAAATGGTACAATTGACTCTGGAATATAATTAACTTCATACTTGTATTTATTGACTTTCGCACCACCCAAATCCTCAATGACATACATTGTATCTTCATTCAGCCCAATAATATGTCTCTTATATGTACCATCTTCCATCTCTACAACAAGCGTCACCTGATCATTCGTCGCATCCTCTCTACTAAATGCACCAATCATTTCAAACTCAACCTTATCAGTACGAGTGTTAATTACTGCAAATCTTCTAAGAACATTAAAGTTCTCAGCTTCCTGTTTCATATTGTATGTAACCTTTTTTGATTCAGTTTCAAAAGCACACCCAGTTAATGATGTTGCTACCATTCCAACGGCTAACATTACTGCTAAAATTTTCTTTTTCATATAATTTACTCTCCCAGTTCTTTCAGTGCATTAACAAGTTCAGCGAGTCTTGGATTCTCAGGATGCTCCTTTGCCATCTTTTCATATAAAGCAATATTATTCATCTTTTCAATCTCAGACTTTAGTTCCTTCTCAATAGAAGCTTTCTGCTTTGCAATTTCTTTCTGACGATTTTCCTCATCAATTCTTGCATTGTATGCGTTCATATTAACTACGCCAACAACCTGAGCTGTCACACCCTTACCATACTCTTCGACTGTCTGAATTGCTTTTAAAATTCCAAGAACTTTGTTGTCTTTCCCTCTTGCATTTACAATCAGATATAACGGATGATTGGTATCATACTTAACAATTTCATTAATATCTTCATCGTATAAAGCAAATCCATAATCCTTCTTATTGTAATCATCTACCAAATTTACAATCGCCACTTTACTAAATCCTGTCATTTTATTATCCTCACTTTCATCTCTAACAATATCTAATTCACTTCTCTTGAACCAATATAATCCATTTGAACTTGCTGCATTGTACATTCCATCAATCTGAACCGCTATTGATCCACTTGTAGTTTTAATAACTTGTCCATATAAACCAATAATATTTTCTTCTCTGTATTTTCTTTTATCAGTATATGTAACTTTTACTCGCTGATTTTGATATTCTTCGTAATCGTATATCTTTATCTTGCTCATCGCATCACCTCCTGCTAATATATTCTCCAAAGGAAATCTATGTTTCTTTGTAAAAATATCACTATATATAGTGTCTATATTTTCTATAAGCACTATATATAGTATCTTGTTTACGCCTGGTACACAAAACTTGGCATTGGCTGTAATTTAAACAGATTTTTCTCATGCATTGAATCAATCTTAGTTTTTACTTCCTCGTTTGGCTCAATTCCATCTCTGATATATGCATCTAATTCAGCATAAGTAAATCCAAGGTTATCTTCATCAGTCTTTCCGCAAAGACCATCGGTAGGTGTCTTATCAACTAATTCTGACGGAAGTCCCAACTCACGACCAATAGCTTTAACCTCTGTTACTGTAAGCTGAGATAACGGACTGAAATCACCAGCAGCGTCACCATATTTTGTGGCGTAACCTACCCAATTTTCGGAAAGATTACACGTATTAGCAACACGACCATTTACTGACTGAGAAATAGCATATAATGTAGCCATACGAATACGAGCAGGAAGATTTGTTGTTGTCTGAGGTGTCGGTGAAACTACACCTTCAAAACTCTCTAACACTTCATTGACAGCACCCTCAATATTGCACGTAATTCTAGTGATGTCTAAAAAGTCAACCAACATTTTTGAATATTCGATATCACTTTGTTCTCCTTGTGGCATAAGGACTCCAATTACTCTATCCTTACTAAGAGCTTCTACACATAATGCTGCCACAACACTTGAATCCTTTCCGCCTGAGATACCCACTACTGCCATACAATCTTTACCATTCTGTTCAAAGAAATCCTTAATCCACTGAACGCAATCATTAGTTGCTTTCTTTACATCAAAATTACTCATGTCTAATCTCCTCTCTAACTCTCATAAGAATTTTTCCTAAATTATTTTCTCCAACACCATTCACTGTGCCCCAAATTTTATCACCCCAAGTATTACCTTCTTCGAGATGCTGATTATCAGTCTCAAGTAACTTTGCTTTGAGCTTTAAATTTTGAGTAAATTTCGCTTTTACAATTTCGTACATAACGTTGTACTTCACATCTTCCCAATCAGATCGAAGCTGAACTCTTCTGCCAAGTTTCTTTGCAGATGATGGATCTAAATTCGTGAAACATTCTCTATCTGAAAAAGTTTTTGCTGATTGAAAAGCGGCTTCATTATTCAAATATGTAAGTCCTTCATATGTAACAGGAGAAGAATAAAAGTTGCTTAAAAAATAATATTTACCTCTAAATTCATTTATCATCCTTTGTCAAGCCTCCATAATTCAACATTGCAATCATAAAAAATATCCTCTATCATTTGATGTACTTCCTCCCAATTTGCACCGCCACGAACACAGCCAATTTTATATGGCATTGCAATACTCATATTTTCCAAAACCGCATATGATCTCAAATTTTCAAAACATTTTCTTAAAGAATTAATATCTGTATACTGTTTTCCGTCATAGCCATATGATTTTTGTGCAAATAAATTTGCATATATTCTTGCGTCAATATTAGACTGAAAATATCTAACAGAACCCAATAATTGTTCAGGTGTATTAATCGAACAAAAACTATGATAATCTTTATATACTTGCGCATCATAATCACGGATCGCTTTTGCAACACCAGAATTAAAAGCACCTTTGCAATTAACCTGGTGCGCAATAATATCAGTGTTCGAAGTGAGCAAGTCTCCATCAATAATTTTAATCATTACTTACCTCCGTACATTCTGTTTCTGATATCCGCAAATGTATCTTCTCTTACTAACTCTCCATCTTTAAATACGGTAGTAAGTAAACTGTTATCACTCATTTCAAGTAACTGATCTTGACACTTTAATTCACCGTTATCATCGTATACTCTACAACATCCTTTATGAGATTTCTTTAAGTGACTCGTATCTGTCTTAGGATCTTTGAAAATCATTAACTTCTTACCATCAATTACTCCATATGTAGCTTTCATTGCAATACCAAAAGTATCTCTTGTAACAACAATCATCTTGCCATTTTCAACGATTGCAGTGAAGCAAAAAGCTCCTACACCATAAGCAATATTATTAGCTGCGAAACCACGCTTTTCTAATTCTTTCCAAATAGTTTCTACATTAGAAAGTGTGCAGCCATCACCATAAATAATACCGATATGCGGATTTAATACCTTATAACCTTTACCATTTACAGAACCACCAAAAATCTCCCATAACCTTTCAACTGTCTTAACTGAAATCTCTACAATATCACCACTATCAGGACGAACCAAGAGCTTTCCATTATGATTCATAATCTCTTCTTTACACTGTGGAAGAATATTATTTACCATATTCCAATAATCATAAGTATCTGAAACCATACTAAATGATGTATTTGGATATAACTCTGTTAAAAGTCTCTTAACGAACGTAATCTCATCTCCATCAATTGAGAAATTAGCCCCCATTACAGAATGCTCAGTTGAGACAGCACCGATTCCAATACCATTATTCTTACAATCGGCATTGTAATATCTATCAATATAATTAATTGCTGGAATTGTAGATGTCTTATTAAATGAAAGCAACCATGATGCTGAACATCTTGTAGCTTCATCCATACAAGACATTCCTCTCATGCCAAAATCTGCACAAGCCATATTTCCAGGCAACCCGTCTGTTGTCTTGTTATACCAATAATCTGCAATCTCACGATACATATGACCGATAGTTGCATGACAACAAGGCTTCCATAATTCTACCTGAAGAATACATTCGATCCACTGAACAAGCCAAGCAAATTTATCATCCGTATTTGTAATCTCAATACAAGGAACACCCATAGGAACAAGTGTACCTTCTGGTAATGCTCTAATCTCAAGTGGTAAATATCTTAATCTGTGAAGCTCTACAATTTTATCTAAATCATAGTTGTCTCTACCAATCTGTACGTCCATCGAATCTGTATAAAGAGTTAGCATCTCATCTTCCGATAAATCGAAGAAATTTTTCTGAAAATATCCCATTAAATATTCTTTGATAAATGCCTGTAATCCAAAGAAAACCATTTCATTCTGATTCTCTAACATTGATTTTCTAGGCACCCAATACGACACCAATTTAGTCAAACCATTTGGGTACATGCGATCATGACACTGTTTATAAGTATCTGATAATAATAAAGCCATTGTGTTATCCATAATTTTAAACCTCCATAACTGTAATTTTTTCATGACTACCATTAAATAAACTGTTTGTCGTAAATAATCTGTTCACTGTATTATTCTCCAAAGACTTGATCAACGTTCCTTTTTCTTTATCAAGAATTGAATTCTCTGTATGTGTTGCATACGCATAAATCTCAGTTACACCATGTTTCTTTAATTCTTCTGCACTATAATAAAGTGAACCGCCATATGCGATAATATCATCAATCATTAACACAGCTTTATCCTTCAAATCAATACCATTTGTTCTAATGTCTAATCCAAGGATTTTACCAGTCTTCCAATCTCTCTTCTTTTCACCATAACAATACGGTAACTCAGGGAATAAATCTGAATATCTCTTAGCTGCACCTGCATCTGGAAAATAAAGTACAAGATTTCTCATACCAATCTTTGAAATAGCTTTATCAACATACTCTTTTGGATTTTCTTTTACACAATTATTGAGTAATGCAGTAGAAACATCGCTATGAGCATCTAAAACATAAACTGATGAAAATCCTAACCAATTGATAAAATCGCAAAAATACTTCAATGTGAATACTTCATCATCATTTTTTACTCTATCCATTCGTGCATTAGGAATATATGGAAGAGACAAATAATAATCCACATTAGTAAAAAATCTTTCAAGATGTTTCTTTACTAACATCAGATAAAATATCTCATCGTTACTCTCATAAATCCATTCAATCCAAATACAAGGAGAGCCATCATAAGAGTCTTCCTCAATGTTGTTTATATCAATATTTACTCTTGGTGTTCCATCTGGGAACTTATTGATTGTTACAATATCGCCATTAATTTTAATCATATTCTACTCTCCAATCACTTCAATCTGACACATCTTCATAGTTGCTAATGCAGCCTTGTGAGTATCAGGTGTGACACCTGCACAACAGCTTGCATCTACTGTAATATCAATCTCAGGATAGTTTGCTCTAATAATAAGTGCATTTGAAATCACGCAGATATCGGTGCATAATCCGCAAATCTCAACGCTTTCAAATCTAAAATCATCCCAATGAGTCCATCCAAAAGTAATTTTGTCAATCAGAATGTCATTATCAATATCAAAATCTAACTTATCTGAAATCTGCCAACCAGCAGTATTCTTTACACAGTGAGTAACAGGAAGATGTATACCTTCATATGTCTCTAAATAATTCTCGGGATGTGTGTCTCTTGTAAAGATTACCTGTTTACCAGCATCCTTGTACTCCTTAATTTTCTTTGCTACATTTGATACAATCGCCTGTGCTTCCTTTGTACCAAGTGTTCCATCAATAAAATCATTCTGCATATCTACAACAATTAATGTTTCTCTCATTTTGTTACCTCTTTTCTTTGTTCTTTCATTACCAAATGGCTAACGTTTACTGCTTCTCTCATAGCTTCTGCAAACTCATAAGCACAATCAGAAGTAAATCTTTCCTGCACTTTTGCAATATCATTTGTATCAACTTCACTATGAATTCTTGCGTCAATAATATATTTTCCGTCTTTACATTGAATATCTACCATTGTCTCATCCGTTCCTTTCCATATCATAAAAGCAGCATAGACTGAGCAATTCATGATTTCTATCAGTCAAATAATTTACCTTTTCAGTTAATTCTTTATTCTCTTTTTCAAGTGCAGCTATTTTATTTTTCAATATATCTTCTGTTGAAAACTTCTGAGTTCCAATCTGCTTATAATCAGACGAAACAGTTTTAACAGAATAATTGCTAATGTAATCTGTTGTTCCATCGGAATATTTAATAGTTGGTTCAAAGAATCCACGCCTCTTGCACTCATCACAATGACAAATGGATGAAATATATCCAACTTTGCCATCACTATTTTCTACATAATCACCTTCATGAAATTGAATATCTGTTGTATTATTCTCTTCTGGAACAATTGGATCTCTGAAGTTAAGTTTTAAATATCCTTCACCCACATTTTCTTCACTAACAAATCTATACCCAAGGTTTTCGTATTTCTTAATTGTATCTTTTGCTTCACATATTTTTACACCAACTGTCATCTATTTATCCTCCTCATCTTCGCCTAAAATTTTCTTTCTTAATGAGTTCCAACCATCATCATAACCATCGCAATATTCGTCCATATACTCATTATTGTGTGTCTCTTCTGGCAATTCTTTTAATGGACACCATCTTTGTCTAAAATCTTTCGGATAAGGATAATTAATTGTACGGTTATTTAAAGCCATGCAACACATATCAGAATAATGACCACAAAAACATGGACATTTATCACAACTATTTGGCATATCCATCATTAAAACAGCTTTACTCATTACAATCCCCCTTATACTGGATAACATTTTGGCAACTTATTTTTTACAGCTTCGTAAGCCATTCCTTTGACAATATCTACTGAATATCTTCCGCTATATGGAAAAACCCATTCCAAATGAACGATACAATCCTCTCTATTTGCAATTTCAATACACTGATTTATTTCATCATCAGTTGGTATTCTTCCATCAGCTCTATAATTTTGCACTAATTTCATATAATTCTCTCTCCTTTCGCCCATAAGAAATTCCGCTTTACTTGGATTCTTTATATTCAACATATCTATACTGAAATTTCAAAATTGAAAATGCATCCTTCTTCTGTAATAATTCATCAGGATACTTTCCTCGAAGCGCAGCTTCATTATCTTCGTCCTGCCAATCTTCTAACGGAATCCAATTATCATTAAAACCTTGTCCACCAAGACTTACTTGATAAGGTCTACACTGCTTAATATATAATTTCATTATTCTTTCCTTTCATATTATGTTATTCTCTACTTAATCTTCTTCTCAACCACAACAATCGTGTCATTGTGCCAACCACCATGAGGAACAAGTAAAATTTCCTGAATTTCAAAGCCATACTTCTTACCAATACCACCACTATTCCAGCTACAAGTAATTACAATACCATCTTTCTTTACGATTCTTCCTATCTGCTCCTTCTGCTTAGACCAATATGAAGCTTGTGTTGTCTGCATATTTACTGTCTGTCCAAGATTTTTATAACATTCACTTACCTGTCGTGGCGAGTATGGAGGATCATACAACACTACATCTACTGAATTATCATCAAATATCTTTAAGAAATCCAATGCATCCATATGATAATCGGTATCATACTGTGTATCTAAGTCATTTGTTACTGTTGCCAATTTATTGCTATTAGCAAACGGATCAACAATCTTACCAGTTGCATATTTCTCAATCAGCTCTTTGATTGGCTTGATTGAAAATGTATTACTACTTGACATCTGCCAAATTCTATTTATTATCATTATGTATCAGGAGTAAACGCTGCGTTTTCGGTATACCAAACCTCTTACTCCTTTCTTTTATTCTCTTAACCCACTCAAGATCCATTCAACAGTAGGTTCATTCCATCCATTACCCATCAAACTACATCTTTTTGAGTATGATAACCAACGATTGTTAAGCTGAATTTTTGTAAAATTATCAGGCAATCCCTGCAATCTTTCATATTCAACTTCTGTAAGTTTTCGTGGTCTACCCCTATCTAATACCTTCTTTTCCTGATATCCACCTGACACGCAAGTTAATGTAGACATTTTGAAATCTGGATTAAAAATACGTTTACACATCTCAGTTGTATTAACTTTCAACTCTGCACATACACGCTTTTGCATATCCAAGATTTCAAAATCTTTCTTATAGAAATATTTCTTATCTACACTATTCTCCATAATATCTTTTAAAACTAATGGAGATTCATCAGGTAATTTACCTAATGATATGTTTGTCCAATAATATCTTTCACGACTCTGTGCAGAAAATTTTCCTGAATCAATCAGAATAGGTTCTACACCAATACATTCTGTCATTGTCTTCAGGTCTTCATCACTACTTGGTATTACATTTTCAAACATGAAATATTGGGGCTGAATTGCCCTGAGACACTCAATTGCTTTAAAGAAAATTCCTGACTTACCATCAAACCCATTATTGACCTCTTTGCTTTCAATTCGCACTCTTGAAAGTGACTGGCAACAAGTTCCTGCCAACAGTAAATCAAATCCTTTGAACTGTTCAAAATCCGCTTCATATAAATCGCCATGATGTACCACAAACGGAAAATGGTACTGAGAAACTGCTATGGCTTCTGGCAAAATTTCATATGTATGATATTCTCTTATAGATATTCCGAGCTGCTGTAACGCATACAATCCTGTTTCAACGCCACCACATAAACTTAATACTCGTAGCCCTTGAGAATTATTTTTTTTATTATTCTCTGTCAAAATACACTATTTTACAGAGGTTACGTAACCATAATTACCTAGGAGTTACTGCTTAATTCCTTTCTTCTTAATTATTTTGTTGTAAAATCCTATGGAATTAACACGTCTGCTAAAACCATAAGAAAAAAATATTTCTTGTTACTTTTACTTTTGGAAAATTTGGCTGAACAGCCATGAATAGAATTGCTTCTATATTAGATTATTCTCTACTTGAAACTTTTTTAATTCATCTTGAATCATCTTCTGTATATCTTCTTTGTCAAAAGATATATTTGCGACTGGAATAATATTTGCATTTAGATTAACATTGCCAACAATAGCATTATCAAATGCTTCTAAAAACATTTCTGCAATTTCTTTTTCATAATTACCACACAGACCGCTATAGTCCATATCTGCAATTACTCTTGAAAAGAAATCTTTAAACTTATCAGTGATAAAATCTCTTTCATATCCTTTTGGAATATCAATTGTTAATTTCATTCTCTCACCTCGCTTATCACTTTTACCTTACATTCAATTTCTACAACTTCTAGCTGCCTATTAGCGTTATAACGTTCTGACATAAATTTTCTAACGGCATTCTCAGCAGTTTTTCTTGTTTCCCAATATTTATGTCGTGGGCTTGTAAGATTACTTACTAATTTTCCTGTTGATTTATCCATTACCCCATATAATGTAAATTCATTTTTCATCTATTTCACTCTCCGAAGATTTTCTCAATAACTTTTAACTTAATACTCTGACCAAATTCTGAACCAGCAGCTTTTGGATGACCACCACCACCAAATAAACTTGCTACATCTTTACCAAGATCAATATCTTCTTTAACGGTTCTATAAGATACCGTACAACCATCAACATCAATCATTGCCACAAAATCAATTTCAGGATGCATTTTACAAAGTCTATTACCTAATTCACTAATAAACCTATCTGCAAATACAAAACCACAAACCTTACCACACATAGAACTGGTAAACATAGTTTCATTCTTCTCTTCGATATATCTATCAATTTCATCCTGCTTAATCTTTAGAACAACCTCATCTTTAGCATATAATCTTGGGAATACCTCATCATGGATTTCTGAAATGCACCAATGAATAAAATCATTTCGACCATACAGGTAAAGTAAATCGTTCACTTGCTTACAAATAACTCCATCTTCACCAAGTTCTGACCATCTCCAAGTGTCATAATCTCTCACAAGTTCAGCAAATCTTCTCAATGTCTCTGAATCTTTTAAATAACCATTCTCGATTAACCAATAATAAAACATTTCTGTTCCACTAGTTTTAATAGTTCCAAGTTTCATATCTTCATACTCGATAGTCACAGAACACCAAAAATACTTATTAAGTCCTAGAGCTGTTGGATGATGGTCTAATAAATAAAAATTATCAAATCTGTCATCAATAATTTTTGCTGTATCTTCATTTACTCTGATATCTGTAATAATACACATATCAAATTCCGTTTCACTATCAATAAACTCCTTGACACTTGAATCAATGTTATCATAATCACAATATGAAATATCTACATCATCTCCAAATGCAAGTTTTGCCAAAATACCACAACCGATTCCATCAAGATCCGTATGTGAAAATAATTTAACCATGTAATCTCCTCTCTGCTATTTCTAATAATTTTTCTTTCTCATTTTTATATTCTCCACTAATGACTGAATCCAACAGATTATTTAATACCTCACCAATTTCTTTTCCTGGCTTATATCCAATAGTAATTAAATCCTTACCATTAACTGCTAAATCCTTTAGAGAAAAACATTCATCATCCTGTAAGACTTCTTCTAAAATATATTCGATGTTATCAATCTTCTGTAATCTTGTTTCCTGATTAATGTCGGCTTGTGCTTTAATATCAGCTCTACGAACATTTAATAGCCTTCCGAACTGTTCTTCTCCGATTTTATTAAGCCATCTCTTGACATATTTCTTTCCCATCTCAAAAGTAGCGTCATGATAATAGACTAATTCAACGACCTTTTCTCTTGTGTCATTATCAAATCGTAATCGCTTCATTATTTTATCAGTCATATCAGCACTGACTCTTCCATGACCTTTAAAATGTCTAATACCATCTTCGCCATCTTGATAACAATGTGGCTTTCCAATGTCATGAAAGAATACAGCCAATCTTGTTACTAAATCATCGGATTCACAATATTCTATTGCATGTACGGTATGATTCCATACATCATAAATATGATATGGATTATTCTGTTGAAAGCCAAACATATCTTTAATTTCAGGAATAAACAATGAAAATACTTCGTGATATAAAACCATTTGTACACAGAAATCACTCGATGCAGCAATTTTACAGAACTCACTATTGATTCTTTCAATAGATATATTCTCCAAATTCTTATACATTTTAGAGATATTCCAATCTGTATCAGATTCAAGGACAAATCCCAACTGTGAGGCAAATCGAATAGCACGTAAAATTCTTAATGCATCTTCTGAAAATCTGTCTTCTGCTCTGCCAACACATCTAATCTTGTGGTATTTAATATCTTCCATACCATTAAACGGATCTATAAGACCAGCTTCATCGTTGTATGCCATTGCATTGATTGTAAAATCTCTACGCTTTAAATCTTCTTTAAGGCTTCGTGTGAATGTAACACTGTCAGGTCTACGACTATCTGAGTAATTACCGTCAATTCTGTAAGTGGTACATTCATATCCCTCACCGTTAATTACAATAGTGATAGTTCCATGTTGCAATCCAGTTTCAATAATTCTCTTATCCTTGAATACTTCCATCATTTCATCTGGTGTGGCAGAAGTTGTAATGTCATAATCGTGAATTGGTCTACCAAGAATACTATCTCTCACACATCCTCCGACTAAGAAAGCCTCATATCCATTATTCTGTAAAGTATGAATAATTTCATTTGCACAAGATGGAATTTCAATTTTTAGATTAGATTTCACCTTTTACCACCCTTTCATTTACACTAGCAACAAATTCATTGATAGCCTTATAATTAGGATTATCAGGAAGACTTGTGTTTTTCTTCGCATAATCCAATCTCTTTTCATAATCATTTACCATTTCAAAGAATTCTGGGATTGGCTGATCGTTGCTATCCAAATACTTACCATTACGAATGTCCATAAGCAAATCATGCTCATCTTCTCTATATGTGATTATTCTCTCTTTTTCAAGAATATCCAAACACATCATATACAGACGAATAAGATGCATTGAATGTTTAGCGATTTTACCATGTTCAATTGCTTTTTCATTTCTCTTACCAATTTTTCCATACTGACGAACAGTATTCTGAAGCTCATTCCACATAGAGCAATAATCTCTTAACGGATAATGATGCAGGGTTACATCCATAAAAATCTCTGTGTCGTAGCCTTCCTGTACAGCTTTGTCAATATATAATTTCATAGAATCGTCTTCATATGGTGTATATTTCTTTGTGAAGTCAGTCTGCATAAATTCAAGAGTCTTCAGAATATGTTTCTCTAATTCAGACTGAGACATCTGATGTGCAGCTTTCTGGTTTAATCTGTATAATTGCTGATTAGCATAACCGCCAAACGAATGACAAGCTCTCTTTGATAAAAATAAATGTGCATTATCAATTAACTCCTGACCAATAGGTGATACATAAAAGTAATGTTCAGGCTTATTGCCAAGCATTTCTATTGTATTAGGATTGGTGTTACTCAATAATGCGACCAATTTATTAAATGCATAAATCGTGGTATCTGTTTCATTATTTACAAATTGCTCAAAATTCTCATTAGTAAGAATCTGCATTTTGCTATTTAATGCACAACCACGAATATCTAAATCGCTACCCTCATTATTTGTTCCATATGCATGACTTCCACCAAGAGTTAAGATAATGATATTGTTACCCAAATTCTTATCTGTTCTCAGGAAGTCATACTCTTTTGATTTTAATTTATTCTTAATCTGTTCAATTGTCATTGTCTTAACCTCCAAAATTCCATAGGAAATGTGCGTTTCTTTCTAGCGTAAAATATATACCATATATAGTATATATTGCTTATTAATACTATATATGGTATATTTGTAACAATTACTCACTTAATTCTGCAAGTGCCTTATCCAGATCCTCATCAGACATGTTCTCAAGTGCTGCATCCTGTCTCTTAGCCTTGATTTCAAGCAATCTTTGTCTCATCTCAGCATTTTTCTTAGCGTCTTCTCTCTTCTTTTTCTCATCCAACTTCACGCCAACAATATACTTAACAATTTCAATCTTGTTAGAAATCTCCTCATCTTCCTTTGACTTAGTATTCAGAAGACTCTCTTCCTCAGACTTCTTTACTTCCGCATTGAGTGTCTTAAATACTGAGTCCAGATTTGTGAGAGATAAATCCCACAAATCAATTACGTTAATCATTCCTCTGAATGGGAACTGATAGTTTGCTCTTGTTGCATTGATAAATAATTCGTTGTTTGTCATAATAATAATCTCCTTTTCTAATTCTAATTAAAACTTAATCTTCATTACACGCTCTGTTGCGCCCTTAACCTTAATAATTAAATCTTCTCTCTTTGTCATAGAGAATCCAATTCCTGAAAGCTGATCATCAGTATCTTCTACATGACACTTAGCACCTAAAGCCTCAAATACTCTCTTGTGCTTTTCAAGGTCACTCTTTAAGAACTCATTGTAATAGCCATTAGGACTTTCGTTGTTCACACAATCCTTTAGGAAGAAGAATAAATGTCTATGACCAATTCCATCCTGTTCATCAAAATAATTTGGGCTATAACTGATTACTGATACAGGAACAAACTGATTCGTTTTGATATTCCACTTTTCAATAGGTGTACTATCATTCTCTGCCATCTCAAGAATACTAAACTCGCCATTTTTTAATTCTAATTTTGCAAGAGTAATCCATTCCTTGTGCTGTAATGGTTCTCTTCTTACAAATCTATAAACATTACCGCCAAATGCAATTTCTGCTTTAAAGCCACCTGTTGTCGGATTTCTAAAATTCCAATTATGGATTTTAAAAGTGTATACACCCTCTTTCAATTTATCAATTGAAGGAAATGTTGTGTTTTCAACTGGAACATATCCAATAGGAGCAGGAGCGGTATAATCTACATCCTGAACTCCACCAGAAGCATAATGTCTTCTATGATTCCATCCAACTCTTTCATCATTTCCATAATTATCATGAATTTCTTTTCCATTCTTGATAACAACATTCTGATTTGAACCAGGCATAAATACATGTAAATCCATAAGAGAAGCATTTCTCATTCCATCATAATTCCAACTATGTGAAAATCTTAAAACACCATCAGTTCTTCCACCAGCAGCTTTCACTTTTTCTGTAATTTCAGAGTCAGTAATGTTTCCTGAATAAGCCCAAGATAATCCATTGTTCCATTTGAACATTGTCTTAGCATCTGAATTAACAGGTGCAATCATAGAAACAAAGTTCTTCTCATGTTTATTCTCTACAAAAGCTTCAATCTCCTTTGCAGTTGGAAGTACCTTATCAATGAAATCCTGTGCTGAAATCTCCTCAACCTTAGAAAACTTCTTAGGACTTACAGCAACATCTTTTTCCATCTGCCCAAAAATATCATCTGCACCAACCATTCTTCTTGCAGCACTCTTGTTTGAGAACAATACATTATTTACAGTAATATCATTCAGATTAGCAAATCTTCTCTGTAATGAATCCATATATCCAAGTTCTGTAATAGTCTTCTTTGCATCCTCAAGCATCTTCTTTGTAAAAATAGCCTTTGGACGCTTATAATTGCTTGGAGCGACAATCTGCTCATACTTCTTAACTGCTGTGTCAAGATCCATATCCTCACTTACATTAATAAGAAGTGTTCCAATAGAATGATTTCTAATTCTACCGATAGCCATACCTGCTGTTACCGACTTCTCCCAAGCATATAAATCCTTTTCAGTATCAGAAGTCAGCTTATCGTATTCCTTCTTATACTTCTTGAACTCTGCGAGTACACCTTTCCACTCTTCGCCCTTGTAAAGCGTATTTGAATTGATAAGTTCAAGAATTGTATCAAGTGCTTCCATAGTAATCTCATCGAGAGAACGCTTAAATACATTTCTTGTATCTCTGAACTGTCCTTTAACTTCCTCGTTAGAACGACTACTTCTATTTACGAACTTGTTTGGAAGCTCTAAGAAGAAATGATCCCACTGATGAGATTTTTCATTGATTTCCTCAAAGTTAAAATCTGTACCAATTTTGGGGAACTTAGTTGTATAAATATCTGTAACTGTATGAGCTTTTACAAAAGTATCAAGTGCATCACATACTGGCTGATATGTTGTATCACCAAGATTCAGTTCCCAAATCGTATGAATCTGGTTATCCTTGATAGTGACAGCAGAACCAATATTCTTAATAAACTGTCTACAACAACTACAATCATGCTCTCTACGCTCTCTGAAAATCTCATTTGTACCAGCAGGGAAGCTATCAAGATATGTATTCCATAATTCATCCTTATCTACATTTACCTCAAATAAATGTGTTGCCTCTTTCTGCATTTCATCGAAGTGCTTCTGTAAAGCCTTCTTAAACATCATAAATCCATCCATGTTTTGTACCTCTTCTTTCTTATATTTATTTTTTGTTAATTGCTTCTATTATTATATTCTCCGTTTATATCAAACCAGTCGCTTTATCTGGATTTTCATTAGCCCATTTTATCCATCTTTCAGCATAAGGTTCAGTCTTATTATTTAACCCAAACACTTCTCTTACGATGATATATCCTTCACAAATCGACTCTTCCATATCTTTTGTATTGTTATCTACATCATCTGCATCTAATGGTCGAAACACTGTTTTGGTAAAATATCTTCTACCATATTTCTTTGTTGTAGTGATTTTATTTATCTTATCCTTATATAACTTCCATACACCAGATGAATCTTTGTTAATCTGTCCTACATAATCTCCTACGTTTAACATATTGTCTCCTTTCTTAATTTCGCATGAAACGAAGTTTTCTTGTGTTTCAATTTATATTTATTAAGGCTGTCACATCTGCAACAGATATTCCTTTTTCTTCTGCTTTTGTGATAATTCTGCCATTATCTGGTTTAAAGTCTTCGTGGTTACTACATCCCCCATTAGCATCATTCATATTCATCGTAGTACGAACAAAAATTACATTTTCTAAATTCATTAATCATAAAATTACCTCTCGTTACTTTCCAAGTTTTCTACCACATTCAGGACAATATTTTATAGGAATACAGATTGTGCCTATGCCTTCTCCGTTGAAATAACATGGACAAGTCAAAATTAATTCAGGACATGCTGTCTGGTAATCGTGAATTACACCATTCCATTTTTCATTTTCTAATACATTTCCCGACAAATTTGCCGAGATGTCTTCCTGATTATGATATGGCAACTGTGGCTGTTCCCATCCAAATTTAATATCTACTTTTCTTTCACAATACATACACATATTTTTTCACCTCTCTTTCCAAAAAAATCTACTTCGATATTTCTATTTTTATTTCTGTTCCCTCATAGTTACCTGTTATATGCTTTTTGGCTACAGATATTCCCTCTTGATATTCATTAATAATATTCTCTAAAGATTCCATAATGTCATAAAATTCTTTAAGTAACCAAGGATGTGTATAAGATATATGAATTCCATCACATAAAAATCTCCAAAGAAAATTTTTTGCTTCGCTTTTACAACGCCACTCTTCTTCATATTTAAATTCCATATAGCCAACATAATCATAATATTCAAAATCATCAACTACTACATCTCTATTAGTGCAACCAAGCTCTTCGGCATTCCTTAAACTGTAATCCCCATCTGTATATAATGTATAACTAATATTTATTTGCATCTTTTCACCTCCAACCCTATGAAATCGAACTTTGTTACCATCCCATATCGTTCCTGTTGCCTATAGTATTTGGATTTATCATATAGGACATTTTTAATTTTGTATCGGATAACTCTTTCCTTAAAGAATTCACCTTTTTCTTTAATTCCTTATTCTCTTTTAAAACCGAAATAAGTTTGCAACTGTTTTCCATTTCACATTTATGTTCAATGTCATATTCCTGACACATTTTACATATATCCGTTTTATTCAATTATTTTCACCTCACAATCCAAAGAAAGAGAATTTTACTCCTAAAACACAGTACTACTCTCACCCTGATTAATTTCTTTGCATTTCTGTTCACATTCTTCTAATGTTTTAAATAAAGAATTCTCTTCCCTGTTTCTTACATTGATATATTCTCCAACAGAATCGACCTTGTATTTAATTGTTGTAACATCATTCCAAATACTAGCCACAATCCTTCTAATTTTAACTTTATGTGGAGCAACCACTGTTTGTTTTCCTACAATTTTTCCCGTTGTATTACACTGTTTACATGGAATTTCATATCCGCTATAAAGAATTTTCTTAGTTCCTTTACATACAGGGCAAACAATTTCTACATTTTCTCTTGCATATGTATAACATTCTTCACCTATCTCAAACTTGTTGTCTATTATTTTCATTTTAAAATACCTCCTAATATAATAAATAATGTGCCATACGAGGTTTTAACTCGTGACACCTAGATTAAAAGGCAGGTGCTCTCCCAACTGAGCTAATGGCACATAACTAGGCTGGTGGGATTCGAACCCACGAATAACAGGATTAAAACCTGTTGTGTTGACCACTTCACCACAGCCCATTAGTTAGGTGTGGAATTTCACCACACCTATATATTCTATAATTACTTATCAGTTACAACTGTATTATTTGTTCCTGAAATTGTAACCCAACCGAACTTATTTCTTGCTTCAGCTTCCTTCATTCTAATAAGCTCATCCGTGATTGAAGAACTTAACTTGCTGTTAGCTTCTGCCTGTGCTTGAGCTTCTATGAGCTGTGCATCAGCTTTAGCCTGTGCCTGTGTCTTAGCAACCTCTGCATCAGCTTTAGCTTTATTAATAGCAGTCTGATTATTTATCTCCTGTGTCTCTGCTGCCTGTTGAGCTGTTATCTTTGCATTAATAGCTTCCTGTGTCTTTTCATCTACAGAAATATTAATCAATGAAACATTACTAATTGCAATTCCATAAGGTTCAAACTTCTTATTAAGATAGTCTGTTAATGCCGTATTTACATTTGCTCTTTCAGAACCAAGAATATCCGATACCTTATAGTTAGCAACAACTTCTTTAGTCCAACTAATAATATTTGGTTTGATGAAGCTATCTCTTACTTCCTTACCAGACTGACCTCTGAATCTTGTAAATAGATCAGCTACCTTATCAGGACTATACTGATATGTAAATGTAAGATCTATCTGCATAGCCTTACCTTCAGATGAACTTGCTGAAAAGCTATCATCGTCCTTAGAGTCTCCGTCCTTACCAGATGTAAGATAGCTCTGTTCAAGACTTACTGAATAAAGTGTCGTTTTTACAGTTGGTGACTTTAAATGCCATCCTTGTGTAAGAATATCACCTTTTACTCCACCCGACATACTGTACTGTACGGCAATATAGCCAGCAGGCACACGTACACTTGATATTAACAATAGTATTGCAACAATAACAATTACACCTACTGTTATAATTCCTCCAATTTTCTTTGTTTTTTTCATCACTTTGTCTCCTTTTCTTCGTTATCATTATTTATTTCATCTGTCGAAAATACCCTATTTATAATATTGGTAACAAACTCACCAATTTTTGAAAATAGAGGCGACAGTAGAAACCATAAAATTATCATTCCTATAATGACTAATATAAAAAATGCCGGCATTTATATATTCTCCCTTAGATTCCTATTTTCTAACATTTCAATTCGCTGTTCTAACTCATTTAATCTCTCTTCATCATAAGTTGTTTTTTTAAACATTCCAACTTCATTTTCTTTACAACAAGACATGTAAAATCCGAATAAAAATGAGCTACATATAATTGAAACTATAATTATAATCATAATAAATCCAATCATTTAATTTCCCTCCTTTCATTAATCAGTGGTAGATTTATGTTCTGTCTAGGATTACACTTTTTGCTAAAATACATTGTAATATCCTGCGTAGTTATTTTTCTCCCTTATATTCTTTTAGAATATCTTGTAAATTGTTATAATGTGCATACATAAATTGACCATACCCATTATCTTTTTTGAATCCGTCTAATTGTATGTATAAACAAATATCAGATAAGGTTTCCACTACTTCGATTTTTATCTTCTTTTTCAATACGATATTTTTGAACAATGTTTTAATTAACATTAATTATCCCTCCTTTCTTCACATTATTTAAGAAGTTTATGTAATTATCAAAATCCATCTTAATATACTTATAATTAACATCTTGTGATGGACTATAATTCTTATCAGTAGCATTCTTCTGATAATTTTCCAACCAGGTCGCCAATTCAACATCCTTTTCGGTTCTGTAAGCATATGCTGTTAATGCCATTAATGCTGCCTTGCATTGTATATATAATGGATTATTTATATCTAAATACACATCCACGAAATCCTGGTATTCCTTTATATCAATATCCTCTATATCATCGGCAACATTTTCTTTAACAAATGATAATATTTCATCATCACAACCCGTATTCTGTTCAGATTCATTATCATTTGTTACCTTATTATCAGAAGACTCTATATTATTCTCTGTTTCAGTTGTATCAATATGTAAAAAATCATTCATAAGCCTTATAAGTAAATCAATCTTACCTACAATAGTTGTCTTTTTCTTGGTCTGTTGATCCTTAAAGTCAGCCATTGATATACCATTGATTTCTTTGTCTTTGAGTTCTATGTTATATGCATTTAAGAAATCTACGAAACGACTATCTTCTATATTATATGTAGTAAATTTATCAAACACTGAAATCCACATTGGCATTGTTGTAGGTGTAAATAATTCCTTTGATAAATCTTTGTTATTATCACCTAATGCTAGTTCCAATCTGTTAAACTGTGAATTCAATTTTAAAAATTGCTGTTCTGTTGTATTTTCATTGACGAATTTATAAATCGAATCTAAACTCGCTCTCCACGATTCACGAAAGAATAACAACATAATTGATTCAACAACAACTCTTTCAAGTTTTCCTTTAATTGAATTATTATTTGTAAACTTACCGCAGTTTTTGAAAAATGAATTTTTTTGAGAAATCTTTTTAATATGTCCAGCAATATCGGCTGATACGTTGAGTAATCCACCCTGTTCTTTATTCATACTTGCATGATTATTGTAATCACGAATATGATCGGCAATCTGCTCATCGGTACAATCAAAAAACTTTGTTACATTAATATTAAAATTATTAAATCTTTTCTTTAACTCATCTGGTAAATCTTTATAATATTTTCCAATAACATCAAAAACTTTCATTTCATACTCAGGAAATCCTTCTTCATCAGGCACACGATTTCCATTATCATCTAAAACATAATCTCTATACTGAATTAAGTGTCTTTCCGCTCCTGCCGAACCAATCTTAATTCGATTCTCCTTAAAAGCTTCTGCATATGAAAGTCTCTGCAATCCATCAATCAAATGTGATATAGTTAATCCCTTTTTCTTCTGTTCACAAAGTATAATTTCAGGAATTGGAAGATTGCTAAGAATACGACAGAAATATCTATTTGCTTCTTCCTTACTCCATTGAAACGGTTCACGCTGCAAGATATAGTTGCAATTCATATCCCCATTTTTTTTATCTTGTAACAACGAGTACATACTATATTTATCCATTCTGTAATTTTCAGATTCGCTAATTTCAATAATTCTATCTTCCATATTTACCTCCATATTATAACCACCATCATTTTTATTTATTGAGAACATCGAAAGCCCTTTGTTCATTTTTATTGCTTTCATTGCACTGTTATATTCTCCATTAGAAATACCTAATTCTTCTTTGATTTTCTCAGAAGGAAAATCCTCCATCCGCATAAGCAAGATATTTTTTTGTATTTTAGATAATGAATTGAGAAACTTTTCTACTTTTTCATCAGAATCAAAATTAAATTTACATTCATCTTCTATATTTATTCCTGAATCTAATTTCTCTATTAAGTTATTATCATCTTCCGTATGTGCATCTAATGAGATATTTTTAATTATCGTTGGAGTGCCGTTTTCGTCATAAATTATTTTTCCTTTTTCATCCGTGACAAGATTATTTCTTTTTAGTCGAAATCTATTATCTCGCATCCATGTATCAAATTTTCTTTTAATGTTTCCTGTTAAATATGTTTCAAAATTTGCTTTCTCTGAATTAAAACTATACACAGATTCCATTAAGCATTGTATAGCGACATCATATAAATCATCATATTCATACATATCAATCTTCCCACGCCAAATCTTGTGACATAATTTTTTTAATTTTTTGTTTTCATCATCTGAATAATCATTAATGATTTTCATCATCTCAGGATTACTATTAATAATCCTCATCATCTCTTTATTAATCATTTCATCTACCTGCCTTTCGCAATTCTTTATTCATATATTCACCGAAAGACAATTCAGAATTCATAACTTTAATATGTTTAGTTTCTCTTTTACATTTTGGACACTTACAATATCTATCATGTCGATTTCTTTCTCCTGGTTGAAAACTCATAGTCTCTACCATAGCAATTAAACAATTTTTACATATCACCATAATTAATCCTCCAAAATATCATTAGCCATTTTCCAATATTCCGTTCTACCTTTATAATCATCGCTAGTGACTTTACTAAGTTCCAATTTTATCTTCTCAATGTTGTATCCTTTGACTATCGCATCTTGCATAACCTGAACATACCTTATACACTGCTTTATTCGTTTATGTTTATCTCGTATGTCATCAAGTAAATATCCTATCTTTGCTACCTTATGAGCTTGTGGCTTCTTGCCATTATGTATTTTCTTATATTTTTCTAATGCATGATTAATATCACTTTCTGCACTATCGCACTTTGATAGTTCAGTATTTAATAAATTTTTATATGTAATAAGTTGATTGTCGTCCCAGCCTGCTAACCCTAAGATAGAATTGGCTTCTGATTCAATCTTATCTAATAAAGCATAATCAAAATTACCTTCATCTCCTGTATAAACATTTGCATTTCCTCTATAATAAAGAGATTTATCAGATTTCTGTCCTGTATCCACATCAATAAGATTATATTTCTTAATCCATGAATATTTCTTTCTACTGTTCTGTACTAACGACCTTGCTTGTTTGTAAGTAAACCTCTTAGCCATAGAACTCGAAGTCGTTATCATATACTCACCTAATTTCATAGGATTTTCCATAACATAATTCTTTCCATCTGTTAATATAAACAAAACAACACTCCTCTCTGATTTTTAGCGCACTTTAATAAGCCTTGGAAATACCAAAGAAAAATTAAAAATGCTATTAAATTGTGATAAAAAATTGGAAATTTTGCTGATATGCAATTGACTTTTATAACTATTACTATGTATAATTTGAATGCATACTGATTATTTCCCCAAGAAATAGACTTTGTATGTTGCTTGACTAGCCAGCTGCCAACTTTCTAGTCAAGCATTTTTTATTTCCTCTTCCATTATATTACTCCAAACATACGTTTGTGTCAATATAAAACCAAACAAATATTCGAATAAATTATCTTAACAGAATGTCATGCATAATTCCTCTTTTAATAATATTCTCTATATCCTGTTCGGTATTGAATAGCTGCATATGAGGGATATAAGCATCTTCGTTCACAATAATTGTTTTTGATTTTCTTACTAATAAACATCCATCATCAGGAGTTGTGATTTTCTTTGAAGAGGTATTATTATCAAAATCCATTGTTAATATAACAACATTTTTAGGATTTTTACCTTCAGCTTTTAACTTTTGTAATCTTTCAATTGCTTCATCTATACTTGCGTAATCATAAGTTTCTGTCTTCATAATGTTCTCTCCTCACTCTTATATCATAGCCAAACTAATTTTCATTGCTTCCATAACCTTTAAATTATCTTCAGCAGATAATTCACCAATTTTAAATTGAATCCTATCTTTATCAATTGTCGAAATCTGCTCTAATGCCACAACAGAATCATATTTCAACCCATTAAGCTTGTTCTTATGTATTTCTACATGTGTTGGCAATTCCCTTTTAGATTTTGTTGTTATGATGGCAATTATAGTGGTAGGGCTAAACTTATTGCCAATATCATTCTGCAATATCAGTACTGGTCTTCTACCACTCTGTTCTGAACCTTTAGAATCATATTTAGTTATATCAGCGAAATATATTTCACCACGTTTAATTTCCACTATGTTAGCCCTCCTTTCTCTGTTTGTTCCTTTGATATTTTGTATTATATACTTCACTATATATATTGTCAAGTATTATTACAATTATTTTTTATATTTATTTTTTCTTTTATATATGGTACTCTATGTATATAGGAGGATTACATTCATGAAATTATCTATTCAAAACAAATTAAAAGAAAAAAATATGACACGTTACGAACTGGCTAAAAAAATAGGCGTAACATATCCAACGATTGACAAAATCTACAAAGGTGAATCAACTTCAATTAAATTTGATATTTTAGAGGCAATTTGTAAAGAACTTAATTGTTCGCCACTCGAAATATTAGATACTGATGACTATCAAATGAAGCGATTACTAACCTATGCAACTGAAATTAATAAAGCAAGTAAGAATAAGGACGACACAAATTAATCTGTATCGTCCTTTACATATCACATATTGTCTAATATATCTTTCATTCCCACTGCTCCGTTTGCATAATTATTAACTGTCGTATTTACACTACTATGTCCAAGCTGTTGCTGTACAAATGCAAGATTTCCATTTCTGTTCATTATACTGGCATAATAATGTCGCATCATATGTGGAGTGATGCCATTGCCATAATTTTCAAATATCTGTTTAATATTTCTTTCTGTTGTACGTGTACCGTTTTTATTTATAAACACAGCTTCTTTGTCTACAACATTATTCAATGTACTTCTGTATTCTAACCATTCTCTTAATGCTTTTAAAGCAGATCCACTAAGATATACTGTTCTATTTTGCAGTTCTCTGTACACACCTTTGCCAAGAATAGTAATGTATGGCATTTCTTCTTTTAAATGCAAATTAGACAAATCTAAACCTGCAAGTTCAGATTCTCTTATTCCAGTTCCTCTTAACACTCGAAAGATAGCAATATTCCTATTTCTTACACATTCATCCTTTTTCCACATTATTTTCTCTTCCATATCATTAAGCTGCTTTTCTGTTGGAAGTTTTTTTGTTAAATTATTTCCAGATGGAATTCCCTTATAGGTTACATCTTTAAAGAATCCATCTTTAATTTCAGTTCCCTTTACTCTACTCATATAATCCCAAAAGCTACTTATAATATGTTTCCTTGTTTCTAATGTAGTTGGCGACATTCCATTTTGTTCTTTTGTCTTTAAATATAATGTAATATCTTCTGCCATGATATCTGTAAAATCCGATGGCTCAATATCTGAAATATTTGTTTTATTAATAAGTTTCTCTTCAATAAACCAATTGAGCAAATCTACAATAACTCCAAGATAATTTAATGCACCTGCTTTGCTTTCAATTTTAACAGTGAAATATTTTCTCGTATATATAGGAAGATTCAACTCATCCAACTTCCTGTTAAGCTTCTCTGCATTTTTATTTTGGACTTCTATTTTATAACACATAATTATCAACCACCTTTCTAAAATCTCCTGTATAATAATTCTCTCTTTTCTCTAATGCTTTTGTATAAATCTCTTTATAATCATCACAATACCTTACTTCCATATTTTTAGTTTCAATTCCACCGCATAATATACAAGTAAGATCTTTAATATGAAATTTCTCACGTTGTTTCTTACGCTGAATTCCTCTTGCTAACATATTTTCTTGCATACATTTTAAACATATGAATCGACTTGCATGTTTTGGATTTCCGTTCTTATATCTACTCAAACATTATTCACCTCATTTTTTTGTAACAAAAAAAAGAAGCAGACAATTTCTGCTTCCTTATAATTAATATTTATTATTTCTTTCTTTTACTTTATCAATTATTTCTTCTCTATGATCTTTATAGTATTGATCTGAAATTTCCTTTACATGTATTTTATGTGCTTTCTCAGAACACTCTTCTGAACAATATGTTCTTCTAAGTGTTTCAAACTTTTCCCCACAAATAGGACAGATTTTAATTATTGGTGTATTCGATTCCTTACTATATCTTCTTTTATTCGAATTTTCATCTTGTCGTTTCTTTTTTTCTATTTTACATTGTTCACTACATACATTTATTCCATGGTAACTTGTAAACCTCTTACCACAAATAACACAATCTCTAATTCTTGGCATTTTTCCTTCCTTTCAAATCAGTCTTTTTTATACTTATCTATAATCGGTTTAAAAAATCTATCTTCTGCATCTTTTCTAGCTTTTTCTGCATCTTCAATTTTTTTAAATTTACCGAGACTATAATTCTTTCCTTGAAATCCAATTTGAGCAACCCATAATTTTCTGGTTTTGTCAAAAGAAACTCCTTTTATACCTGAAGTATTATTTTTTGAAACTTTTTGAGTTAAAGTTTGTACAATCGTTCCATCGACCTGTGTACGCTTTTTTCTATTTTCATTTAATGTTTTCCCATCTCTATGATTTCCACAAGTACCAACCTTTTTTGCCTCAGATACCGTTCTGTAGCACATTCTTCCACATTTTAGACATTTACATTTCCATATAACTTTTCCATTTTCATAGCCAAAAGGCTCTAAAAACAATAAATCTTTTACGATTTTCCTAGTCATATCTAATTTTCTTTTACAACCACAAGACTTAGACTTTCCTGAAATTAATTTTCCTTTGTTAATTGCTCTAATTGTCCCACACACACATTGACATGTGTAATACTTATTGTGTGACGAATCTGTTTTATCTGACAAAGCTAGCACAGTCCAATCACCAAATTTATCACCTATATTTATTTCCATATAATTACTTTCCTCTTGAAAACAATCTTCAACTGTCTTTCCATTTTTATCATCCTCCGTTCTGCTATTGAAAGCAATTTTAATCTAACAACTTATCTACTTCAATATCCGTTTTGAAAATAACAAATGATCCTGGCTTCATTAATTCATCAGTTCTCTTAGTAGCTTCTCTCCAATCTAATCCTTCATAATCTCTTTTTGAAATTTCGATAAAATCAGTTTCGTAAATTTTCTTATGAGTCTTTTCTATGTCAACACATCCACTACTATTCAGTTCAGGTCTTCGTATTTTTACAACATACATATCATATTTCGTGTCGATTATAAGCACACTTGCCATTTCACAGATTCTTTTATCTGGCAATCTACTTATAAGTTTTGTTCTAATATCCCCCATATCCTCTTTATATAAATTTGAATCATAAACACAATCTACAAAGCTTCCAAGTACTTTCATATTATTACCTCCAAATTTTCCATAAGAAATCGTCATTTCTTAACAATAATTATCCAATGTTGATATGTATTCACTTGCAACAATATGCTCGTCTTTTATTTGTGGAGCTGAATCAATAGACTCGCCATTAAAATTAACTAGGGCTATTGTGTCACTTTCAATGCAAATAATTTTCGCCTCAGAATTATATACCTGAATTCTTTTTAAAATCGTTTCAATTTTGTCAAAACATTTTTGCATATCACGAATGTCTTTCTCTTTAATGCCATTAGTCATTTTATATCACCTCTTCCAATCTTCCAAGTAAATCATTCTTTCTTAGTTGAAAATAAACTGAAAATCTCTATCATTTATTTCCACTGTAACAAGTTCTTTATTGTTGTCAAGAATATCTACAACCGCACTTTCATATTTTGCATATGCTGATGTGCATTTATATTCCTTACCCTCTGTAAAGCGGTCGTCTGTTTTTCTACAAATAGCTTTATTATTTTCCATTTTTCTGTCTCCAATCATCGCAAGAAAGTTAAATTTCCTTACCAAATGCTACTTTTATCTTGAGGTTTTCCAGTTTTAATTTCTAGTTTTCTGGTTTCACAACATTTTTCTACGCTTGCTTTGATATTCTCTTTAACGCATAAACAGCTGTTCTCATTATCGCATGTTGTAAAAATATCATTAAGTATAACATGAATACCCTCGATTGAATTAATATCTATTTTGTTTCCAAATTCATCTGTATATATAATTTTCTTTGCCATATCTTCCTCCTTAATTTGATAGTAAACTTAGATTTCTTAGGCTACTAATGGCAAAATTCCATATCCACCATCAATAATTTCAATAGCCTCTTCTAATGAATCCGTTTCGTAACAATCCCAATTTGATAATCCGTCATAATCGTCTAAAAGGATAACTGCCTTACATATATCTTTTTCTTTAAATCTCTTTAAATAATTATGGCATTTATTTTTTATTTCAAATTGTAAATCATTTTCCTTAAAGTCAGGTAATTTCTTAGAATATAGTTCATGAAGTTTATCCATGACATCATAGATACTAATTTTATTATGTTCTACAAGATATTTACCGTCTTCTCTATCATATTCTTCATTATATCCCTTGTTAATTCTGCTAATCCAAAAGTCGTTTGTATCCATACAAACATATACACCTTCAAATTTATCATTGTCTGTTGGGTAGCAGTCAATTTCTTCTGCTTTCTGCATCTCTTCTACGAGATTACTTGCATTATAATATTTTGCAAATTCCATTACATCATTCTCCTTTCTATTCCACAAGAAAACTTGGTTTCTTATGCTAATCTTCTACCAGTTTTTGCTTGATATTCAGCCCAACATTTATTAAATCTCCTTGGATTTTCATTTTTACTTCTAAGGAATCTTGCATATTTTCTTTTTAATGGCTGCATTTCATTTTTATAAACATCTTCATTAATCCAATTCCAAATATCCATATATGCCATGTCATATTTAACACCACGTTCAGGTTTCCATTCAAAAACATCAGCACATACAATATTGACTTTATCATTAAGATCAAGTTGTGTTGCAACAATATCAATAACTTCTTTGTTCTTCTCTATTACTGTAATACTTTTTACTTCTGGCTTATCTTGAATTGCCATAATAATCATTCCAATGCCAAGTCCACCAATGATGATATCTCCATGTGCATTTATACAAAAATCAGAATTAGTTCTCTTTTCCATATTGGTATCAGACATAACACATTCACCATTATGAAGCAATCTTATATATTTACCAGGTGTAATACCATCAAACATTGCTCTAATATTGTCGTTTTTTATTTCAAATTTCTGTAATTTCCATCCATTTAACTCTCTTTCTTCTAATAATTCTGACATATTTTTATATATCTCACTCATATAAATACCTCCAATTTTCCAATGAAACTATTATTTATTGACTATAGCCTGATTAATAATTCCTATGTCATAACCGGTACTATCTAATCTTTTTAGTTCATCTTCTAAATCGCTTGCGATACTTGTTATAATACCGACTTTTATGTAATCTATAAGTATTTCATCCCATTCATTGCAATATAATTTTTCTGGATTATCTTCAACAATTTCCATTGTAGATTCTATAAAATCAGAAAATTGTATTTGTCTTCCAAAGAATGTTTCTATCATATCTTCACATATTATTTGTAGATATTCCTCTATATTATGAGTATAAATCTTATTTCTATTTTCCGCTTCTTCATTAAATTTATATTCTTTGCTTATTTTATTGAATACATTCATATCAGTAAAAAGCCACCATTCTTTGTTGCTTGACAAATAGCAACTTGTTTCTTTTTTCAACCTAACTTCAATATCCTCCGTTAAATTATCACTCATTACAGTTCTCATAGTATCTACATCCCTTCTTATTAAATATTCTAAATAAGCTGTTACACTCATATTATTCTCTTTTGCTTTAGATTCAACAGTCGATTTCATTTTATCGGTACAACGAAACTTTAAATAATTATCTTTCGCCATTGTGGTCACACTCCTTCCCATAAAGATGTTACCACAATAATATCATTGTGTAAAGAAAAAGAGAATTGCATTTTATACAATTCTCTTTTTGTATTCATATTATTCTTACACAACATCATTTAGCAACTCAATCACTTCATCAAGTTTCTCACTCGCTTCTTCCATACTATCAACAGCATCTTCAGAACACATCCCTCTATAACTGCTCTGCAATCCTTCGGGCATATTATCAAATGCTTCCTGTTCTTCATTCAATATAGAAGATAACTCACTTGAAGCTTTCTTCAAATCGGTTTTAATCAAATCAATTTGAGTTTTGAGTTGCCTTATCTTTTCTCTTCTCTGCTTATTCATTTTATGACCTCCCAACTAATGAAAACAAGTATATCCCCATAATTTATTTAACACTTGTCCATCACTAGGAATATTACTATAACTGCTCAATACCGTCTTGAGCTTATTATATTCATCTTCTGTGATATCAATGCCATAATCTCCCTTGGCAGTATTCCTCCAATCATATTTATCCTGGCATTCTGGACGGAAATACCATTTCTTATAAATCATTTTTCCTGTTTCTGGATCTTTACCAGAAAATAGACAAGTAATTGTTCTACCAGTGGCAATTTCCGTTGTAACTTGTCTGCCGAAGTAAGGATTGTACTGCATATAAGCCAATTTACCACGCTCAATTGCATCTTGCTTTTCATGTTCACTCATTTCAAATAACTGCTGTGTACCCCTTCCATAAGAAGTGTTATACACTTTACTGCTATTCACACCAACTGTAGAATATAACTTGACTCCGTTTTTATCAGTTGTCTCAACTCTTTTTACTCGTTCTCCATTGATGTAATCATTGCAAAGTCTGTCCATATAATGTACATTTCCATCTTTATCAACTGTACGAGTTGTCTTCTTCATATCATAATTGTCATACGCTGCTTTCGCAGCACTTCCTGCATAAATCCCTAAGAATGCTAATAGTCCTCCGAACATAATTATCAACCACCTTTCTTATATTATCTTCTCCATTTATCCATTTCATCAACGGACTTTTTATTGAGATTGTTATACATATCTCTTCTTTTTCTTGCCTCTTCTTCCTTACCACTTCTCCAAAATGCAAACATTAATACTAAAAATATTATACTTATAACTGTACCCATAAATTAAATCCTCCTATTTAACTATTCACGTCTCATTGTTACTATTCTAATTCTATCATACAATTTTAAATCTTGCACTATATATCCAAGTGTTAAAATGATGCATATAAATAAGTCTTAATTCATGCTCAAATCCTTTAATGACATCTGATGCATATAAAAATCCTTTATTATATCCTTCATAATTATTATTGGGTTCAATAGTTATATAATCTCCATGTTTATGTACTTCATGTCCTCTTTTGCACATTTCCTTCTTAAATTCTTTGTAATCAAACATAGTAATCACCGTTCTTTCCATAAAAATAAGAGACTTGCTTTTACAAGTCTCTTACTATATTCTCTATTATTCTATTTGTTACTTTAACTCATTAACATTGCCATTTGTCTTAATATAATTATAGATAGGCATTTGTATCTTTAGCATAATTTCCTTTAATTTTTCTTTTGACAAATTATCATCTTGAGCTTTAATTAACTCTGCCGCCTCCCTTGGTATCTGAACACCATACTCAACAGAAAATATTATTAAAGCTTCTTCAAATTTTGTAACATTTACTGTTTCGACAGCATATTGAAACGCTTCTAATAACCCCAATTTTGTCATATTGTACCTCCAAAAATAATTATATACATATTATATCGCCAATGATAATATTTGTACAGCCTTTTCTCTTCCTTCAGAGATAGTTGCACAACTACACAACCTAATCCAACCATTATATTTTTGTGAAAAACACCTAACTTCATATTTTTGATTATATTTGTTAATTTCCAGATTGCCAGTATTACGATTTACTATCGCACATTTTGTTTTATTTACTTTAAATTCTCTTCTCATAATATCACTCCAATCCAATAAAAAAGACAGATAATATATAATTATCCGTCTCAATTTAATTAATATTATATTTTATTCTTAATTACAAAATTTCATTTTGTTTTTCTAGTAATATTAATAATGCACTCATTGTCATTTTTTGTATGTATTCATCTTTGTCTACTTCTTTTTCAGTTATTGGCTGTTCTTCATTAATAAAATCATAATTTACATATAATGTAACTCCTGAATTATCCTTACACCAAACAGCAACAACTGTGTCGCCACCAAATTCAGTAATATCTTCTTTAAGTTCTTTGATTAAATCTGAACATTCAAAACTAATTTTTATTCCTTGTTCGTTTATAAATGCCATTATTATCATTCCTCCAATTTTTTAATAAATTCAAACCCATTTGCTGTTGTTTTCTTTTTAGTTCCATTTTTACGATAGAACCAATCGCCTTTTACAATACCCTCTTCGACTATTTCTTTTGCAACTGGATGTTTTCTAGTTCCAGACCATTCTAAAAAAGCACATCTCCATTTCTCTTCAGTAGGCTTTTCTTCATTCTTTTTCTCTGCCTTGTAATCTGCAAGTAATCTATCAATTTTTTCATCTGTTAAATTTTCTATTCTGCTTATATCCAAAGAATAAAAATCTGTCTGATTATAATGATTACTTGTATGATGCCACGAAGAATACCTCAAACAAACTTCTTTTAAAACTTTCACAGGTAGTTTCTTAAATTTTTCCATTGAGCATTTTAATTCAATTTCCTGTTCTTCTATTGTATCAAAAATATCTGCCTTTGTCCATTTACTTAATGGTTTCTCCCCATTTGAATAAGCATCAACCGCATTGTTACTCATTGACCATCCGCTATATCCTGCCATATTCATCAACCTTCTTTCTTACATATTATATCACACTTTATTTCTCATCCTCAATATCTTCTAAGCTGTCAATTCCTAATTCTTCCATAATATCATCACAAAGACAACTTCCATCACATTCAGTTCCATCGTATATAACAGTCATCTCTTCAATATTTAAAACATAACGACTTTCTTTTTGTTGCTTAAATAACTTTAGTACCTGTCTTAATAAATATTCTTTCCTATCCATAAATTTTACCACCATTTCTAATAGTATCTAATTGTTTACTTAATCATAACACATAATACTTTTGCATATTTATCACCATACCAATCTTCAAAATCTGCATAAATATCACAATTTGCCATTATAGTATTATTGTATTCTTCTTCATCCATCAGCTCATATAGACCTACTTCCATATCCTCAGTATAGTTTCCATATGGTGAATCTTCTCCTAATGATCTGCAATTATCCGTATGAAAATTACTAGGATAATATTTTCCATTACTCACTGCTTCATATACTTCTAATTTTATATATTTATTTTTATATTCTTCTTTTACATCCTTGATTGTCATTTCATCTTCCCCCTTTTGAAATTTCCGTTTCTTCTTATTCTACATTGCCTATGGCATTAACATAACATTCATGAAATACCGTAGATTTATTTCCACTTTCATCAAATATATCAATCCATGCAGACAATGCTCTATAATTACTCCTTTCTCTTTCAATCGTTTCCATGGCTTCTTCAAGACTTACGCACCCACTTGACATTGCAGAAAGCCAAGGCTTACTATTTTCTGTATCCTGAATAAGTAATGATACCCAATATAATTTCATATTATCAACCTCATTTCTATCTAATCAAATCAAAATCCTCATTAAAAGTTTCCATATCAGTTGTATATCCACATTTGTTTTCATCAATAAGTATCATATTTTCGCCACACATCATACATCTGTATTCATTTCCTTCTTTGAAATTACTAAAGCGATTGTCTTCCATTAATACTTTTACATCATGTTTTGCTTTTGCTTTCATATTATTCCCTCACTTCCTATTCAAACAATTTGTCAGCTATATGATTCACTTCCTGATAAATATCTTGTACCAATGAATCTTCATCAACGGTATCAATATTATCTTCACACCATACCTCAAACTCTGTATATCCGTTTGTCTTACAGTATTCTAAATAACTTTCCAATAAGCCATATATCTTTTCTTGTGCTTCGTTCATGTAATCAACCTCCAATCTTCCGATTCATTGTTCTAATTTTCTTACAGTAAAATAAATTGCTGCACAATATTTGTCGCCATCTACGAACAGATTATTTATTTCAACACCCAATTCTCTGCCAACACAATCCATAATATCATCCTCATTATATTCAACATCAAACGCTGGACTATATAAGAATACTTCTTTTGTATCTTCTTCCATATTAAATATAAGGCTTGAATCATCTTTTTGTTCCTTCATGAATTCCAATAAACAATCAGATGTTGTTGTAAAGCATTTTCTCTCAAAGAACCTTGAATCCATAACTGTTCCTCCGTTCTTATCGTTCACTTTAATACAATTAAGTCTGCTTCTTCGACATATTTCTTTGCAGTATCATATCCATTTCTATTAAGTTCACCTTCAATGCTAAACCAAAGTGAATCTAAAAAATTTGGAATAGATGCAAAATCTTTATTTGGATATTTTTCTCTATATCGCTTATATGCGATTTTATACAATTCATCTACTAAATCACGTTTCATCAATTTCCTCCATTTACATTAACAAATCATCGTTTCATGTACTTATCAACTTCTTTTAACATATCACATTGCATTATAGATAATCTTCCACTACCCATACGTTTTGCAATATCATAAATTTGTTTTCCATCAGTTCCATTTTTTAACAAATTCACAAACGGTTGCCAATATTGCATTTCAAATGCAAGCTGTAACTTTTCCTCATCTGTCATTTCTTTTCCTGTGTTGTACTCAATTATTTTTATTCTTTCATCATATTTACTCATAATTGCTACCTCCAATCTCCTTGTAAATCCTCATTTCATTCCTCATCTGTACATACAACACAATACATACAACTGTCACAACAACCATTGTCACATTCTTCAGATGTAACCTCGCTACAGTCTTTATCATATTCATCACAATATAACATATAATTACCTCCATTTCCTAAGGAAACTCTTGTTTCATACTTTGCATTCTCTATATTCTTTTTCAGTTAATAGTCCTTCATAGCACATATCTTCAAGCGTTCTATATACAGCATTAGCTCTCCAACTTGCATATGAAAAACCATCAAATTCTCCAATAAGTGCATCTCTGTTTTCTTCACTTTGTTTTTCTAATTTTTCTGCTAATATGGAATTACGAAAGAAATATGCTTTATACATAGCTGCTTTAATTCTAAGATTCTCAACTTCATATTCCTGAGAAACTAATTTCTCTTGAGCTTCTAATAACTGTAACCCCATATTTCCTAATGGGCTTCTTTCAATTCTGTTTCCAAAATAAGTATAATTCATATTTGTCACTCCATTTTTATATTAATTCATCAACTTCAACTACATCAGGATTATCACTAAACCATGAATCATTCTCTGCAATTTCCTTTAACTCAATAAAATCTCTTTCAGAATCAAAGCAATCGTTGTGTTTCAAATAAGCTACTTTCACCTTTTCTCTTGCATCTTCATATGACTCTGCCTTTACAATACCAATAGCCAATTCTTCAATTCTGTAAGCATATAAATTTGTAATATCCAATATATTAAGCACTCCTTTCCGCACTACAGAAGAAATCATCTTCTGTAAACACAGTGTTATCATATGCATCGAAAATAACTTCATCCGAGACATATTCGTTGACTTTCTCTATCATGTCATATGATGGTTCATCAATATCAACACCCATTACTTTTGCAAATAAGCATTCATTGACAAGTTGTACATAATACATACGCTTTAATTCAGTTAATTGATCTCTATTTAATTCTCTCACTGTCATGATTTATCGCTCCATTTCTGTAAATCCATTTCTCTTTAAATACTCTATGTAATCTTCAATATCTGATTTCTTTTTAACTTCAATATCTTCTTGATGATAATATCCATAAAAAGCATTCGTATATACCTTATATGTTTTATTTTCCATATAAACATTGAGGTTATAATTATTTGCACAATCACCACGTTTCTTCCAATTCTTATCAAGCCAAAATAGATGTAATCTCATGTCAAACCTCCTTATGAAATTGCTATTTCTTACCACTTAATTTCTTTTACCATAGCTGTGTAGTATGGTTCAACAATGCTCACAAAAACCAATGTTGCATGTTCTAGCGGTTCATACAATACACACTCAACTACTACTTCTATTTTTTTCCATTCAGATGCTTTCATAGAAATCCTGTCATCTTTCCGTGGTGTGAAATCAAGGACTCCTAAATTGCATTTTGTTGTTTTATCAATCACAAAAATATTATTCATTTCTATCGCTCCTTTACTCTAATTTTATCCAACTGTTTCTTTAATTTTCCATCGTTAATTTCAACATCATATCCTGACAAATAAGAAACAATGTCACTTGCTCTTTTGTTACTCTGTGTAATACATACAGGAATCCCATCAACTGAAATAACTGTTTTGTATGTACTGTTATACTGCTTTACTCTTGTCTGTGTAATTTTCATTCCCATCACTCCAATCTATGTTTCCTAATCAAATTCACTTAATCCACCACTTGCAAATACATATTCTGCTACATCTGGAACAAATATCATAAGATTATCAGGATATTTTCTTTCATCCTTTATTGCGAAATATCCTCTTTCTCTTACACCATCATTCTCAAAGTAAAAACCAAAAATCATTTCTATTAAATTTTTCATAGAAGTTTTTGGCTCGTATTTCTGTTCTCTGATCCATGCAGCCATATAATCGTAGTCGCACCATTTTTCCTTTGGATATTTACTATAATCTTTTTCTTCCGTCCATTCACCTGTCCACTGATCTACCATATCAATCACTCCAATCTTCTAATAACTCATACACTTCGTTTTTATTGTCATACATATACTGATTAAAGGCTTCATAATTTCCATCTTTATCAGGAAATTCTTCAATAAATCTTTCCCACATTACATCTGCCACCACATTTTCATTGAATAATTTTCCCTTGTATTCAAGTTCTGCATCTGCCCATTCTCCGTGTGAAATATATCCAATATCTTCAATTCCACAATAGTTTGGATATTCTTTCATCGGGAAGCTTGCTAAACCATTTTTTACTATAAAATCTCTTTCTATTGTGCTTATCATATTTATCTCCTTTTAACTAATCTAAAAAGAACTTAGCATCTGTCATTTCCATACATTGTTCTAATGTATATCCATTTTCTTGTGCTAAAGCATCAGAACCATCTGCAAATTCGATACAAATGGCTTTTGTTTTCCAATACTTAGGTAGTTCTTCTTGCTTAATGTATTCCATATTTCCATTTACTACTTTATCAAGCGCCCATTTCATTGCGTGTCCCGGATCTTCAAAACTTTCTTTTCTTTCAATTCTTGAAATCTTACATTCACATCTTCCTAGTTCATATTCCTTTGGCATCTCAATCAGCTTATAAATCTCTGCAATGCTTCCCTTATGGCAATGTTCCCAAACTGCAACAGTATAATTTCCATAATCTACTATTGCCGAACCCATACATCCCAAAAGTTCTGTTGCTAAATTTTCTGTTGTAGTAATTTTCTCTTCCATATTTATCACTCTCCAATCTCTTCTGCGATTTCTTTTGGTGTCCCTCTCAAAGAACAACCTTCTGAATCATGTTTACTAAGGATATTCCAGATTGCATTTTCTTCGGCTTCAGTAAGATTAAATCCTTCCCAATAACCAACATCATTCTTTCCATGTTTGATTACAATTCCTAATATTTTTACACATACCATACCTACACCTCCACAATCTCAATACAGAAATCATCAGGATCATATTCACTGCCTTCAACGTCCCAGTCATTCATATATTCTTCTTTTGCATCATTGGCAGCTTCTTCTGCTTCACCATAGGAATTAAATAATCCCCATTCAAAATCTCCACTGTCTCTTAACTGACCACCATCATAACTGATAATATATTTAAACATCTTAATCACTCTCCCTTCAGATTAGGACATAAACCAAGTCCACCATCAATCTCAGGCACTCTTCTATATGCTCCTCTATGTGGACATTCTTCTCTTTTGCATTCAGTACAATCGCATTTCTGATATTCCTCATAACTCATTTTCCAGCTTGTTTCTGCAAATCTTTCTCTTGTCATCATAATTTTTTACCTCACTTTCTTTTCAAGAAACAGTTCTTTCCTTTGGTTTTATGCAACCTCTTTTATTTCCTTTACTGTTTCTTTCCAACAACTATCAATCAGTCCATAAACTTCATCAATATCATATCCATGCATCTTACATCCCTCTACACAAAAGATTGCATATTTAATAGGAAGTTTAACATCCTTATCCAGTTCTACTTCTAATACAGAACCACCACCAGACCAAGAATCATACAACCCACACATTGTTTCTTTTCCAAGAACTATATAAGATTTTGATTTTTCATTCTTTCGTGGATCATATTTTCCTTTTTCGTCATATTCTTTATTCTGTAATTCGATTAAATCAAACAAATCAAATAACGGCATTTTTACAAGAAATGTTACAGTTGCCATATGTGATGGAAGATTTTCAAATTCCTGTATGCAGCTTTCTATAAATTTGTCTTTGTTTTTATCTCTATCTACATAATATCCATCATCCCTATGTACTTGTTTACATGCCTTTCTTAATGCAGTTGCTTTACCTTGTGTTTTTGCTAACCATAGCATAGATGATTCTTTGTCAATACTTCCATCTCCTAAATTTCCATACCAATTCAGAACATTATCGCAAACGCAATCGTAATTCCAATTACCACAATCCACCATAATATTTACTTTGACTTCATTATTAAAATCCTCGGCGTTGTAATAAAAATATGTATTTTCTCTTACATACTCCCATATCTCATTAAAATTATCTGTAAAATACTCTTCCTCTTCATCCGTCATTTCTTCACGAATATCCTTTTCAAACTCATCTTCTCCATACTCCATTGCATAATCCATAGCCCAATCAGCTAATTCATCATTAAATGCCTCTCTTGGATTATCATGCTCAAATATCTCTTTTAAGAAACTATCAGAAAGTTCTCTTTCTCTGTAGTCAGTATAAATTTCGATGCCACCATCTTCATTTACACCCCACATTTTCTTTAATATTTCATCTATTCTGGTTTTTAATATTTCTATTGTCATATCAATCAACCTCGCTTTCTTCCCATAAATCAATTAAACCAGGTAATACATAACCTAAATCTATCCAACTAAATTCATCAAACTCTTCAAGTTCTTTTAGTTCATCTTCTGTTGGAATTTCAGCACCCATAATTCGCTTTACATCATCTTCTGTTCCACCAGCTTCAAGTATTCTATGTAATGTCATTTCTAATGCACCAGAAATATCATCATTTCCTTTTACTGTGATTGCATTCCGTGACCAATATTCATTGCAAAGATGAAATGTTACAAGTGTTTCATTTTCTTCCAATAAATCTTTTAACTCAATCATTTCGCTTACCTCCTAATTTTTTATATTTCTCAAACACTTCTTCGCATCTCGCTTTATCACTGCTCCAAAATACTAAATGCCAGGAATAAACCCATTCTCCATTTTCAAAATATTTATATTTCTCTTGGATTTCCCATCGTTTATTCCAATGACTTCCAATTCCTTCAACCATTTTGTATTGCCGTAATTGTACCATTTCGCTTACCTCCTACATATCCTGATTCGCTATACTATCTAATTCTTCAACAATACTATTCATATCTGTATTAGTAAGTTCTCCAACCGCATATAAGATTTCTGTCAATTTTTCATATGCTTTAGCACCGCCTTTGGTGAATGGCTGCCTTCCACCATCTTCATCAATTATTATCTTGTCTAAGAATGGTTTTTTACTTCCTAATGCTACTAAAATATCTTCTAATGTATTCATAGTCACACCTCCATATTGTTGTTAATCCATGCATTAATTTTTGCTGTAATAGCCTCTGTATTATCAAAGAAAATACCTTTATATCTGCCAACAAAAATTAAATCCCAATTTGAACAAATTGAAATATAAACTTCTGTTTGAATTTCATCGTTAGGACAACAAAAAATATATAAATCTTTTATATCTTCATCCGTGATTTCTCCGTAATCTTCCCAATCATCAAATGTAGTTTTATATCCAATTCGCTTTATTGGTGTAATTAAGTCACCTGATTTTACTTTAAACACACAATCAGGATCACCCATCTCATACCGTGAATCTCTTTGCAATATAATCATTTTACATTCTCCTTCCAATAAAATAAGACAGACACATATGTTTGCGTCTGCCTTATTATTCTCTGTATTATGCCTCTTTGACTTCTAAAATCTCGTATTCAACATCGCCATTGTCAAGTCCGTAAATTCGCTTACATTCTTCAATAGATGATACTGTACAGCTTTGTGTTCTCCATTCCCAATTACTCATTGCATCTCTGTACTTAAATGTTATATTAAGCATCTGCATTTTCCTCCTTTGGGGTAATTAAACTCCTTAGATTATCTCTAATATAGTCACAGAAAGCATCAATACTTCCATTTCCAATAGTCCAACAACTATCCTCGTCATAGTTCCAATGAATAATTACTTCATGCCCTGGTGTGATATTAGGTAAGTCAACGTCTGCTTTATTTGCATATGAACTATTTGAAAGTGCTTTGAGATATACATATCTTCTGATATTCTCAATATCTCTTTCTGTTTCTGCATTGAAAATCTCTACCAGACATTCATCAGAACATTCATTATAAATATCATATTCAGAAGCTCCATTTTTCTCATTATTAAGCTTCTTCAACTCTTTACTAATTGCAAATAGTGCTGATTCCTCATATTTCTTACACTCTTCTTCGCTTCTAAATATAGTTCCATCCTCTGCAATGTACTCTGTTCTTACAAGTTTCTCGATTGTTTCTGTTTTTCTAATTTCGTTTACTTTCATAATATTTACCTAACCTTTCTTATTTTATATGCTTTTCAAATTTCTTTTTTATCAGTTTCCAAAATCCTTTGTCGGTCAATGGCATTTTAGATACATTACATACCTTGCCACCGTCAAGATAGTTTGGATTTCCATTTGGCTTGTACACATCATAATCAATACACCAGTTTCCATCATAATCTCTTAATGTAACATCTACGCTGTATCCATCTGTATTGTATTGACCGATACTATCATTCATTAAATCATATTGTTTTGACTTTAACTTTTTTCGTAACTTTGCATAATCTTCATAGCATTTTATTATTTTCACATCAATCACACTCCTTTGGAAATTACAATTTCCTTTGATTACATTTCTTCATTATTATATGTATAATCAAAATCTCCATATGTTAATCTTGAATTAATTGTAGCTCTTGTTTCAGTTTTCCAGTCTTTGCGAAACTTTTTAGCTTGCTCTTTTTGAGATAAGTCGCCATCATAATATTCCATATTGCCTTCTTCAATCTCTTTCGAGATTTTCATCTTTAACTTCTGTTGTGATGTGCCAATGAATAAAAGACTCATACTAGAATATTCTTTCCATTCATTGCAGCTATGCAAGTAATATATTTGTTGTGCCATATAATCATCCTTTCTATGGTTGCTGATAAATCCAGTTTCCATGTCTTACCTTGTCGCTATATTTACTCCAAAATCCTAACTTTACCATACCTCTAACACTACTTGTTACATGAATACAACTACAATTTGTTGTAAATCTTTTACCTGTTGCGTTTTCATACTTTCGTGGACTACTGTAATATGCCATATAATCACGCTCCTATCTAAAGACCATGCAATATTTATTATGATTACTATTGTCTGCTACAAATTCAAACAAGATTACGTCATAACCCTTTTTCTTGATATATTCCTTACGTTCTTTAGAATTATATTCCTTCGTAAGACCTTCTAAAGTTTCAAAGAAATAATGCTCAAGCCCAGAATCTAACACTTCTGCTTCTTCTCGTGTATCATGTCCGTTACGAATCTTACCTGCTTCTTCTTTCGTAATGTTAAAATAATCTGTAGTTTTGTGAATTTCCATTATGACCTCCTATTCTGCCATATCCAACATCAACATACTGTTTGTGTCTGCCAGATAATAACTTGTGTTGCACATTACCTTGTTGTATTCAACTTCACCTTCAAAGTCATTTACAACTGCTTTTTCTTCTAATGTCATATCAGAATATTTTTTCTTTCCATATGAAGGTGGCAGCCATCCTTTATGTTGTGCTCCAAATATATTGAACTTTTTCAATAACTCTTCATTTGTAAATGTAATGTGGCAAGTTCCCTTCTTATAAAAAGTTACATTGAAATACTTCAATACAATATCTTTTGACTCTCCATATTCTTCAGCAAATTCTAGTGACTGGAATAAATCAACTGCTTCTGTCAAGCCGCCATCAAGATAATTGAAGCACTTTTCAATATCTCTTAATTTGCTTACTACATCGTGATCGGTTGGTTTAAATCCACCCCATGAATATTCCAAATCTCTCCATCCTCTTAATGGAATGATTACTTTTTTATTTATAATCCATGCTTTATTTGTTTTCCATCCATTAAAATAATGAATGTTCTTACTGCATTCATCATAATAGGAATATTTATTACTCAGTTCTTCAAAGAGTGAAATAATTGTATCTTCAATTCCCTTTATGATTTTCTTGCTCATATCAATTTTCAGTTCGTATATATTGTGCAGCGAAAATTCATAGTCTTTTAATTCTTCGACCTTGTTATAGTATTCTCTCTGCAAATTATTTGTGAGCTGACCAATGAACTTCGGATTATCAAATAATGCTGACCAATATTTACCACGAATTTCTCTTATATATCCGTTTACTGATGCACTATCTTTTCCAATACTAAGATTTAACACGCAACCGCCAGTCTGTATTGTCTGTCCTGTCTGCTTGTCTTTTCCAAACTGATATAGGATATGTGGTGACATTGCATAATACTCTTTAATGAGTTTCACGCCTGCTTCAACTTCCATTTTATACTGTTCGACTATTGCCTTTAAAAAATCATTTTCTGCAAGCTGCGTGTTTTCTGTGTTATATGTATATTCTCTCTGTTCCTTGGCTTTCTCTAAGCTATCAAAGATAAAAGAATCTCTCTGTACATCTGGAAGTTTTACTTTTATCAATGCAATTTCAACGTTTGTTTTTCTCTCTGCATCCATAAAAGCATCCTGAATATACTGAATGTCTGCATTGTATTCTTCTAACATTCTATTCAGCATTATTCTTTCATTGTTGCATTCATTTTTTAATGTCTCTGCGTTAAGTAGACAAATAACAGCACCGCCATTTCTCTGTTGCATTTCCAATGCTTTTAACAGATGTTTACATCCATTTGAGAACGGAGGATTCATAATAATTAAGTCATATTCCTTCATTGTGTCGTATGTCAAAAAATCATCATGTACAACTCTGAAATTCTTTTCCTTTAATACTGCTCGTAAGTTTACGTCATTCTCTATACAGTCAATATTTAACTTGATTGTTGTGTACCATCTGTTATTAAAATCTTCCTTTTTCTTTAATGCTTCAACAATATTTCCCTTACCTGCTGATGGTTCAAGAACTGTATGTATCATTTTCCAATCCAATCCATCAAGCATTTTATCTATAAGATTTTGTGGTGTTGGGTAGAAATCTTTATTATCTGTGAACATATTCTATACCTCTTTTCCATATTCTTTATGTTGATTTACGAATTTTTGTATCTCATCTTTTGTTTTGAACCATTCTGTTATATGTATATCATTTTTGTTATTGATATTTTCTTTATATGCACCATATCTATAACCGTCTCTATAAGCTATACAATTGTCTGGAAGATAACTAATTCCATATTTATAATTTCCAATTACCATATTTACCATTTCCTTTCATTATAAAAGGTGGTATATTTCAACCACCTTTTTTATACTGTACTAAGCTTTTCAGTCGGATCATATTTGAATATAAATCCCTTCTTAAAGCTACTGTAAAATCCCTGTAATGTTGCCAACTTTCGCTTTACATCTGCAAAGTCTGACTTTGACAACTCTGTATCAGGCTTTACTACAAATAACTTTTCGCCTGTCTTTGTGTGTACATCTTCTGTTACAGTGTATGTGATTTGTGTTTCTGTCTGTTCTGTTGTATCATCCACTGTATTATTCCCTGTCTCTTTAATGGTTGTATTTAATTTCTCACATGGGTTTTCTTTGAATAAGAAAGCATGTTTGAATTTACTATAATAACCTCCAAGAGATTTGATGTACTGATTCACCTTGATATATTCTTCACGACTTAACTTCTCAACTACTTTTGCAAGATATATCCTTTCTCCTGTTCGTGTATCTGTATCTTCTGTCACTTCATAAGTATATTTGTTTACATCTACATCAGTTTCGGTTGCCTTTTCTTCTGTCTTATTTGTTTCAGACTTAATAACCTTCTTTACAACCTTTTCAACCTCATAAGGTGTTTTAACTTCTTGAATTTCACACCATGCAAGACTTCCCTTTTCAAACCATCTTATGAAATTATCTGTAATGTACCAATGATTTGCTTGATTAGCCATTCCTGTACATTCTTTTGTGAGCTTTCCATTGAGCTTATAAGCATGATACATTTTCTTTCCGTTATAATCTGTTTCATGAATTCTATAAACATATCCTTTGTTATGACCATAATTGAAAGATGTCTTTACAATAAAGCATTGACCATCTTTAATACTTCCATCTGTAACTTCTACAGCTTTGTTTTCCTTTTTATATTCAGTAACTTTTACCTTTTCATATACGACTCCTTCTCCTTCTCCAAGCATTCCACCACAAGTAGTATCAATCTTGTTGATAAATGCTTCGAACTGATCCATGAGTGCTTTATCTTTTTCCATTGATTCAATGTGACTGTCTGCCTGTCGTGCTGCACTTTCTTCATTATCATTCCATCTACCCATATAGGTTGTTATCAAAGATTTTTTATATTCTTCTCGCTTCATGGTTCTGAAATTCTGCATATCTTTCATGTAGCCTTCATATCTATAATAACTATCAATATGAGCAAACTTTAAGATTCCGTTTCCCTTTGCTACATAGACACCATCTTTTTCAATATGCCAATTCATCCTAGGTGGATTTGCCATATGTCCAGGAATGATACCAGTTACAATATATTTTTCAGAAGCTTCGCTTTCCTTACTCCGTAACTTCTCAATCATTTTCTTTGCTGATTCTTCTTCCTGTTCGCTTGCTCCTCTTTCCATTGTCATCTGTTCAAGCTTTGCAATCTTTTCTGAAATACTTCTATTCTGAAGTGTTCCGTCATAATTGTATTTGCGTATCTCTTCTGGCTTTGCTTCACTACTACAATTTACAACTAATGTATATCCATTCTTTGTAGCAATTCCACCCCAATAAGCAGGATCGTAATAATCTGTCATCATGTCGCTATGGTCTGCATGGTATCCGAACACTTCCCATCCGTCCATTGCCATAAGTTTATGTGCTATCATTACGCCTACATCTTGATATTCATAATAGGTACTCATAAAATCAACCTCACTTTCTTGTAATAAAATAGGCAGCTAGGTATTTATTCTCCTAACTGCCTTTGCGGTTACTATAAATTTATTGCATTTCCATCTTCATCATATTCAATCGGTGCAATGTGAACTGCATAACCGATTTCTTTTTCTTTGTCGTAAATCTCCATTGTGCCACCTACACAAAATTCAAATGAGAACCGCTTGTCATCCGATTCAAGCAGCTTAATCAGATGATCCGTGAGTTCATTTAAGTTCCGTGCATCCTCTTTTGACTTTTCAATAGTTGTCATTTCGCTTCACTCCTTTTCATAAATTTCTAACTTATGTAACAAATCAAACATTGCTACATATCTACCCTGATTCCGTTCTTTGAGTTTATCATTGTCGTTCTGCATTGCATCATCATAATCCTTATTTACTTTTCTAAATTCCTCTGCAATAATTTCAAGAATTTCATCCTTTGTCTTGCTACATGTATATTTTGCCATTTCCCTTCACTCCTTCCTAAGAAATCTTAGTTTCATCAGTTATCTTCTCTTGCACATAATGTATAAATCTCTGCATCAAGTACAACTTCTCCACAATCCTCACATTCTAAGCATACATCTTCTGGATTATCCCAATCTCCATATGATACAATACTCACCTTATGTCCTCTGTGTTTCTTTAGTTCGTTCCATAAAATCATATTCATATCATCTGATTTCTCTTTATCACATGCATATTTTTCTTCCAAAAATGCTTTATAATATTCAACTTCATCAAATTCATTCTTTTCCATATCCTGCAATGTTGAATAAATCATTTCTGTAAGTTGTTCTTTGGTATATGACTCATACACTTCATCAGGTGTTAAATCTTCATCTTCGCTTCCAATAAAGTAAAACCAAAATTCTCCAATCTGACAAGCAATACAATCATCATTTGGATTACTGATAATCTTTACTGTTCCATCACATAAGCCTTTAAAAACCATCTCTTTAAATGTCATAATCTTTCCTCCAATCTTCTAAAGAAATGCGAATTTAGTTCTCTTTTAAAACCTCCAAAAAATCCAAATACTGCGAGATTTCTTTTCGACACTCTAAAAGAACCTCTTTAGACTCTTCTAGTTTTTCCATGTATTCAGATGCAAGATGCTTATTTTTATCTCTCAACATCTCATAAGTTTCCTTATTTAACCGTACATCTCTTACAAGACCATCCTCTTTTTTCAATAATGCTAATAATGATTCATTCATTTTAATTTCTCCTCCATATAAAACACATATTTAGTGCCAACTTTCGCAAGTAGAATTTCTGTCAACTAATCCTTCTACTTCTGTACAATATCCTTCATAAGTTGTACAAGGATTATACGCACTGCATCCGTCACAACGCTTGCACTTTCGCTTTGAACTGCTTACAATATGATACATATTCGGTTCTACATATTTCTCTTTAATGTCTTCCCATTGTTTTTGAGTTACTTTTAAATAAGCATTTACAATCATCTTCTCTTACCTCCATTCCAAGAGAACACGAATTTTTACAGTTGAATTAATTTATCTTCAATCAATAACTGGTCTAATCGTAAGCTACTTTGTTCAACCTCAAGCATATCTTCAAAACCGTTTTCTTCAAGAATTTGGATTGCCTTTTCTGCCTTTTCTTTAGTAGAACACTGTGCAAAACAAGTGCCTTCTAAGTCATCAATTCCATTTACTTCCCAAATTTGCATTCCGTTCATATATATTTACCCACCTTTCTAATCCAAGGAAACACGCATTTCTTTACTCCGAAATCTCTTTATATGCTTCCACTAAACTGCAAGACAAATCTTGCATTATCTCTTCGCATACATCCACTATATTCTGAATATATGCATTCTCTTCTTCTGCTGTCAAATCTCTTTTCTCTTCTGCTTCTGTTTCACAAATCCAAGAGTCAAGAGTATTATCTGCAATCATTAAACCTCTAATAATATCAAAATTTGTTCTTGCCATTTTTATTTCTCCTTTCTAATGAAATATCCATTTACTTTATTTCAACGAATCTCATATTTCACATACCCTATATTCGTATCCATTGCACCCGTCATCAAATCTGACAATTACATATTCTGTACCATCTTCGCCGTCACATACAAGGTTTGGGATTTCACTCAAAGGATAATCCCAATGATTAGCAAGACCATCATCGCCTCCATTTTTATTTGGGTCTTGTGCAATCTCATTTAGTTCATTAATAGTAATTAAATCATCAACAGGTCTATATCCTGTTATTTCTTCTATCCAATCCGAACTATCTATACATTCGTCACAAAATTTAACCATAATTTTTGTCCTCGCTTTCATTCTCATTCATTGCATCCGAAAACCCATCGTCATATCCCTTGTTATACATAGGATTCTCAAACTTACTGTTTGCTAATGGACTATTCTCTTCAATGCCGAACCACTCTTTCTCTTTATCTGTCATTTCACAAACTTCATTAAAGTATTCCATTGCACTTTCTCTATCATCAGAGATTAAACCGTCCTTGAAAAGTGTTGCAAGTTCTGATAACCTGCAACGTGGAATATAATCCGCATTTACCTTTTCCATGAAACAATCATAAGCTGATTGAAGATATAACATCTTCTTAAAGTTATTATGGAAATAAGTGAAATAAGTTCCATATGCCCACTGTTTATTTTCTGGCTGCGTTGGATTATAACCACTAACAACTGCATACTGTGTATCACTTTCGCTTTGTAATAATGCACAATCATTTTTCCGTAAAATCTCAATCCATTTCATTTCTTTACACCTCCAAGTTATATTCTTTAATTAATCTCTGTCTTACCATATCATTTAGATCCTTATTGACAGGCATTAACCTATGCGTTGTTCGATTAATATATACAAAATGACTTCCTTTGCACCTTATCGGTGTATATCCATTCTTCCGTAATATCACATCAAAGTTACGCATTCGCTTTGACTTTCTAAAATTGTGCATAAATCTCACTTCCTTTCTGTTATATATTCTCTGTTGTATAAAAATAACGGCTTGCCTTTCGCTTGCCGTTTAGTCACTAAACTTTTCAAATATACCCGACTTGAGCATATCTGTTTTCCAACACTCAAAGTCTGGATACTCGGCTTTGTCTGCCATATCTCTATATACTTCATACATTTGCTTTTCTGTAAATGTTTTACCTTTTAGCGGTTCTTCGTAGGTTATATACTTCATTATAATTCACCTCTTTCTATCAGATAATTTCTGTATGCATTTTCGCTTTCAAATTGCTGATATTTGCCTATTGATGGTACAAATCCTATATAAGCAAACCCATTATAATATCCCTTCATGCATTATCCTCCTTACAAAATTTTTCACCTTGTTAATGATTGTCGGTTCGACTACTTTCTGTAATCTTCTCTGTCTTTCTGCAAAATACAGACTGTTTTCCACATTGATATAATCTATCATTTGCATGGGAGTTAAAGCGCTATACGGTGTTGATAGAGTGCTGTCTATTATTTCTGCTCCGTTTGCTGTTTTAATAATTCTAAAATTAAATGCTTCCATTTTGCCTTATACCTCCTGTGCTAGTCTTGCATTTCTCATAATATTTGATATTTCGTTTTCTGTTTTTGCTTTATGAATTGCTTCTATAATCTCCGTTGTATAACGAAAATCTTTTGCAATCCGTACCGCTTTGCGTTTGTAGTTATACATTTCTCTGCTCATAGTTATATTCTCCCTTCTTATTTCTTATTTTGTTATTGTGAAATCATAGCAATCTGTATCTGTATAGATTGTTATGCTATTTCCGTTTTGCGTTTGTGTTACTGACGTTACTTTGTTTAAATTTAAGTAACTGTATTTGCTAGGCATATTTTTACCTATTAAAAAAGCACTCAATATGAGTGCTAAAGTGATAATGATATATATAATTTTTGCTTTCATTTTGTATTTACCTCCTTAATTTTGGGTATAAAAATAGCATCTAACAGATTTTCATTTCCATTAGATGCTATATAAATATGACACTTTGAGATTATTTTTTTACAAGTTCCATTTTATAACCAAGTGCATCAATAATTTTCACAAATAAAACTAATGATGGACTATGTGTTTTCTTTTCAAACCGTGAGATACTTTGCTGTTTGCTTTCCGTTAAATCGGCTAATTCCTTTTGAGAAATATTAGACTCTTTCCGTAATTTAACAACATTATCAATTAAGTTGTTCTCTATATCCTCTGCACGAAAAGTAGTGGCTGGTAAACCACTTACTTCCCGAACTGCAATTTGCTTTTGGTCGATTGCAACAGCTTCTAATAACCCTTGCATTGTGTCATCAAAAAATTTGCTCATGATTATTCCTCCTTTAAAATTTTTACTACTGCCTTTAGAGCTTTCTTTTCATCAGGTGTTAAGTCTGCCTTTTCATCTTTTGAGTAGACATTGACAAGATATATAGTTTCTTTTATATCAACATCTACATAAATTACTCTTGCACCACTTCGTTTCCCTTTTCCTTTATTCTCCATTGGGATACGGATTTTTCTTAATCCACCTGTATGAGAAATAGTATCTCCTAATTTCGGATTCTCTAATAAAATTCCTTGTAAGTCTTTTAAATTTTTATCAGTTAATCCTAAATCTTGCCATTTAGCGGTAAAAATTGGTGTTTCAATAAAGGTTCGTGTCATATTTTTATTTCCTCCTTTGTTTATACACCTATAATACATCAAATTTGTTGTATTTGTCAAGTTAAAAATAGCACCCTTTGCGTTGGGTGCTTAGTGGGTGTTGTTATTATATTTCGCAGTTAGTCTTCAAAATTATAATTTGCGTCTATGTCTGCAATCTGCTCATCATAATATTTACGAGCATTTTCGCAACGGAGTTCGTAGTTACTTCCGTTTGATGGATAGCCTTCAGCTTCGCATTGTTCGGCTATCTCCTGGCATTCTTCTTGATATGCCTTTTCAAGTTCGCAGATCTTATCTATATCTGCCTTTGAATAAACTCCTGCATTTGTCATTGACTGACGCATTTCCTCTATTGTTGGCATGGCTTATCCTCCTATTTTTGTTGTAATTGCTTTTTCTTTGCTTCAAGTTCTGCTATTTGAGCTTCGATTGAGGCAATTTCAGCATTTGCCTTGTTATACTCTTCGTCTGGTATCCATTCCATAATTTCTGAAGGTTGGACATGGAAATATTCGCAGACTTTATTTAGGGTATCTGTTGACATAATTCTATTTTTTGTGAACTTAGCTGTCATAGATGGGCTTAATGCAAGTTCTCTTTGTAAATCTATATATTTCATATTTTTTGACTTTAAGTAGTCACCTAGCTTATTATATACTATCACACATTTCACCTCCGTTTATAGTGACTACATTTTAGCATAGTTTATGGTACAATTTCAAGATTTATAAGCTATAAACAGGGATTCCACTTTTTATCTGTTCATTATTTTCATGCTATCGCCTCCAATCTTCTACGAGCCATTTTTTGAGCCTCTGGAAAATCCAAAATCCCAGTTTCTATATAGTGTATAAATAACCATTTACATTCCTCCCAATCTAACCAGTCGATCACATAATATAAGTGCATGATAGTGTCTATAATTATATTATCCTGTTTAACAGATTTTCTACCCATTCCAATATAATCTGCTTTTATGTTATGTAACATCTTTTTAATTTGAATTGCGTTCATAGTTATAACCTCCTTAAAATTATTATGTAAAATGCACACTATTAAAAGGCAGAATTTTTCAACTCTGCCCTTCGTACTATGTACTTTATAAGATTTTACTTTTCTGCATACTTTGAGATAACTATTTTTGCAATATCAGTTGCAAGTCCTGAATAGTCAATCTCACCCTTGCGATTTTTCTTTACGGCAGTATTATACTTGCGTGACTTGAATGTAATTGTGCCTGTATCGTCTGTATCAAATTTATTAGAAAAACCTTTAATGTAGCAGTCATGTAATACTTTTCTATCCTGTGCATTGAGTTTTACACGTAAAGCAGTTGTGTAAGGTGTAGCGATTGGCAAAGAAAATGTATCACGCATAATATTATCTAATTCTTCCTGTGCAGACTTATAGAGTGCAACTCTTTCTTTTGTATTTGTAGAGTATCCCTCTTCTACTACATCATTATTTACATGAATAGCCTGTAAACAGTTATAAAGTGACTCATTCTCAAATACTGGAATGATTGCATACTTGTAAAGTTTGCTATTTTCAGCACAAGCCACTACACGCAATACAGTGCGTACAGTATCAGAATTATTAGAATAACCCTTGTCATTAGGTACAGTCATAGCCTCAATGATAGAATTATAAACTGTCCGCAACTCTTCCATAGTTGTAGACAACTTGACATTCTCAGCTTCTAATTTGTCAATTTTAGCCTGAGCCGTTGCAATCTCATCCTCATCATGTGTACCCTTTTCATTAGCTACAATTTTAGCCTGTTTAGCGATTGCATCAAGGTTCATCTTTTTTGTCATATCGCAAAGTTCGAACCGTACAGCCTGTGCAAGTTCTGCAATCTGATTAATAGTTGCGTCATTGTTTAAGAAATTAATTTTTAACATAATAACTCCATCCATCCAAGTTTTAACGTGGGGACATCCACAATAATATTTTTATAGTTATAGTGGCATAATGCCAGAATCTACCCGTGGGAATTGAACCCACTTCCAAAAGGTTTAATCCTACCGCTTGAGCGTGAAACTGCCTGCCAGTGAGTAGAGAATAATATTCTTTTGCAATACACAATATTACAACGTGTACCGCCTGACATTTATTAAGTGCGGACAAGTCAACGCACATAAAATAAAAGACTTGTAAACTATCTCAAGTATTACAAGTTAGACAAGCTAGTTTTTTCATAGCCTATATCTATCAGTTATTTATACACTTTTTAAACAGGAAAACAGGTTATAGGCGTTACCCTATAAATAAAAATCATTGCTAACAGGTTTTACCCTGTCGGCAAAAATAACAAGTTTTTTATGCCTGTTTACAAAGTGTTTTATACGCTTTACTTTTTCAAGTATGCCATCAACTAACCTGTACCCCTTCAGTCTAAAATCTTGTATTTATTAATAATAGTATCGTTACCGACTTGTCATTAACAGAGATACGACAGGGATAGCCTGTCAACCTATCTCATACAGGTTTTTTCTAATTATTTTTAGTGTTGGTATCATTGTTTATTGCTACTAATAGATTTTTTACCATCCTGTTTTTTCAGTCTGCCGATGGGCATACCCCAAAAGACTTAAATTATAACAGTACCTGTTGTGTATGGTTGTTACACTTATTCTATTAACCGCCTAACCGCTTGCCTCCGCTCAACTATTCCTACTTATTGCAACTTGCCAATACTACAAGTTTTTTTCAGAATAACGTCATGGCAGACTAACCATCACGGCTTTTTCAACCCACGGCTTTAATGGGATTTATTTTTTAGGGATTAAGTTATCGATTGACAACTTGAAAGAAAAGTTATAAAATCTAATTGTGTGGAAAAGATTTTTCTTTTCAATCCCTGTTGTTTATCCGACACAGGGATTTTTTTTAACTCCCTGTTGGATTGTCTTAACTATATCATAGTATAGTTTAGTTGTCAACTACTTTTTGAAATATTTTTGAAAAATCTTTTTTCGATTGAAAAAAGTGTAGTTGTTTTTATTGATATAGCTATATTATCATATAGTTATTTTAGTGTCAAGTATTATTTAAAAATTTTTTCGATAAAGTTTTATTCACATAAAACCATATAACATAATATCTTACACCATAACACATAGTTCTTAATACTACTTACAAACTACTCAAAATACCAGTAAAAAGAATGGTTAATATATATCTATTAGCCATTCTTTTAGACTGATTGGGGGTACTTAAAACCAACTTGATGGACTGGAAATGCAGCAAACCCTATAGCTGATTCATCTACATACCAACTTAAAAATCCATCCTCTTTCCAACTTCAAAATTCCTAATAAAATCAAGCAAAATTCTAATTTTCCCATCTCAAACCCTTTATCGTACCCCATATCGCTCAAACCCACTAACCAAGCCACTTTTAGCCACTTCACAACCAAAAAATTAAACTTCCATCTTATCAAAAATTCATTCACAAATCCAAAATCTTCCTTATTTATAAATACTTTTACCGATAACCATTGTTAATCTAAAATCTATCATTATAATCAATCACACAAATTACAACTCTCTCATCTACAATACGGGGGTACAGAAAAACCAAAAATTACCTATATACTTCACAAAAATAACCAAAAATCCAATATAAACCATTAAAAAATCCTACTATAGCAATACCAAAAAATCCCATTTCTCATCTAACCCCTCTATCTCACCCATACACAGCGTTTTTATTCTACTCTACCAATAACACCTAAAATCATTTTTACCCACCTAAATGTTCAAAATACAAGGTCAATTTTTTACATCACCCAAAATCACATTAACTATTTATATATATTCATCATATTTACTATAAATAATATTATCAATTCTCACACCTATACAAAAATCCATTCTCACAACTCAAATTTCAATTTTTCTATCTATCCTAACAACTATCCACCTGACATATAAAAAATCCAAAATAGACTCTAAATCATTAATTTTTCGCCTTATATCCCATGTAAAGAATTTTATATTAACTCTCTTTATTAATTAACATATTCATACAATGCTAAAAATTCATAAATTCAAATTCATATAAGAGAAAAATCTATTGTAAATAATCATCACACTACTCTTGCCAAACAAAAAAAATAATAAATTTAAAGGAGGACTCATTATGAGCAATTTAACATATTACAACAGAAACATTTAATAACTTATCATGTAACTTTTATAGAAATATATTTGATGAATTATTCGGCAGAATTGCATTTTAATCTATTTAGGGACAAAATCACACCTCATAGAAAAATTAGCCACTTTTATCTCATACCCTTATAAGTTATCACCTAAGACATAAAAATTGAAAATCACCCTCAAAAACTCATTTTTAACCCACAGATAGGGGTATGAGAAAACTACACACAAGTTCAAAAAGATAGTATGTGCGTAAGCACAAGATGTAGCCCTTTGATAAGGGCGGTCTTTTCGCAGCGTCAGCAAGAAAAGAACATCTCTAGGTAGACAATCAAAGAGAGAATAATACATTAAAGAAGGAATTAAGTATGATGCAAGAAAACGAAATCCCAAAATATCTCAAGTCAACAGAAAGTAATATCTCCAAGAGTAATCGCAAATCAAAGCACAAACATCATTATGAAGAATGTCTGATTCAAAACAAATCCATATTTGCAGGAAAGACTTGTCTTAATACAGGTTTATATACCTACTGTACTATTTGTGGAAAAATAAATGAGCGATTCAAGGAAAATAAATCTATTGTAAAAGATTATATCAGAGAAGTTAATTCACCAATAGGCAGATGCTACTCTCGTATTTCTGATGAGGAATTATATGAAAAGTACCATAACAAATTACCAGTATTTTTTGTAGAGGATATTTTTAAAGAGAGGTATGTTAATTTGGAAGGAGAAAATAAATGAATTTAATAACAAGATTATTTAATAAAATTAAAACTATAAAAATATACTAAAAGAATTAGATAAAACATTAATAGAAATAATTTAAGAGAATAAAACTATAGGTATATCATATACGTACCCAAATGAAAGCATTAATCAAAAACACCATGTACCTAAACCAACTAATAACAATCAAACAAAAAAATATAGAGCTTGTATGAAGCGTAAGCGAAATACAAGCGTAATAGTCTGTCTTATTAATATTGTTATATATCTTCTTTCAGTTCAGTTGACCTACACAAAAGTGTAGTCAAAATTCTTATATTTTAAAATTGGACATACATAAAAGTGTAGTTTACTGAACGCTCGTAAAGGCGTTTCTCTTTAAATAAAAACAGAGAATAAATAAATATCACATATAAAGGAGGATTTTTAATTGCAACAAAAAATAGAATATTTTACACGTTTCCCAAATGATTATATTCAAGGGAATATAAGAACAAAATATGGAGTTAGTAGGAAATTTTATATCACATACATACTTATAGATAAATACAGATCGTATGAAGATTATAGTTGGATTACTATTCGTAAAGTAATGGAATTCTATGGCTATAAAACAACCAAACATAAACCAAAGGCATTTCACGAAATTCTCGATGTATTAGAATATATGGTTAATAATAAGATGATTGAAGTAAAACAAGACCTTGATTCTATAGGATATGATACTGGAATTGAAATTAAAATCATTCCTGAAAATTTTGATGCTGCTGATAAATTCTCAAAAATTACATCTTCTCAGCTTGATTTTATTATGATGAACGAATCTAGTATTAATAAAGAGAATATATTAATGGCTTTTCTTTATATTAATTCGTATATTTTCATTCGTCCAAAAAATAAAGATAATGAAGAAACTATGTATAACCCTGAATCTAAGCCAGAAGCTTTTTGGCGAAGTGTAGAATCTATGTCAAAAGAGCTTTCTATGTCAAAGGATACAATTAATCAATGTATCCAATGTCTCACTTCTTCTATTGGAAATAAAGAACCTCTCTTAATAAAAAAAGAAGTTGGCAGCATTAAACCTGATCCAAAGAAACCACCACAAAATGTACCAAATATATATGTACTTAATAAAGAAGGATATGAGCAAGAAATCGAATGGGCTATTGCTAAGATGTTGGAGATTTATAATGTAGATTCATTTGGAGAAATTAAAAACGGCAATTAAGAATAAATTTTAATAAAAACCATTTTGTAATAAGGGAATATATAAATGTAACACATAAACCGTATCACACTAGCGATGATACGAATAAAATTTTTTATTTAATAAGGAGAACAAATATTTATGACAAAGGAAACACAGAATCATGTAATGACAAGAACTATGGAACTTAAGACTCGCAACAAGTTAATCTGCTCACCATTATTATTAAAATCAGGAGCAGATTTTGGTGGAACTGATTTAGATATTACTGAAAGAATTTTTACAGATGTTAAATTTGATCGTGCTATGCAAAAGGAATGCGATGTGAGAGATTTAAAGAAAATGGAGGAAATAGCTTAATGAAATACGAAATAATTGGAGATACATCAATAATAATAGATTTACATAATGGATATTCAATACTTGCAATGAGTAGATGGAATAAAGAAGAAAGATTGTATAACACTACCTTATACATTAAGAAGAATGACATAGATAGATTTGATCTTATAGATTTTGCTCTTAGTGTTGAAACAGATAATAAAAAAGAATTATGTATGAAAGTTCTTAAATATGTTGAAAATACTGATTTTACTTATTATGTTAATCGTACTAAGTATGAACTTGATTGTTTTGAACGTGGAAATGCATTATATGAAAAAGAAAAGTTAAATGTTAAGTAAAAGTGATTATAAATACTACGAGAAAGCAAAAATAGCTGCGGATTTATCAGATTATAAAAAAACACATATAGGTTGTATAGCCGTTTATCAAGGAAATGTAATAGGAATTGGTTGTAATACAATTAAAACACATCCTATACAGAAATATTATAACAGATATAGAAAGTCTTGGAATAAGAACGGCATTAAACCAACATTACATGCCGAAATTAATTGTCTTAATTCTATTCGTCATCTGAATATAAATTTTTCCAAAGTAAAATTGTATATTTTCAGAACAAGATTTGATAAAGAGTTTGGCATGTGTCGTCCTTGCTCTAGTTGTATGGCAGCTATTAAAGATTTAGGAATTAAGCATATCTATTATACTACAGATTATGGATTTTGCTATGAGAAAATAAAATGTGAGGTATGAAAATGGCTTGTGAATATTGCAGAAGAGATTCTGGACATGCTGAAAGATGTCCATTACACGAAGATAGGAAAAGTAATTACATATGTTGTTACTGTAAAGAGGGAATATTTAATGGAGATGAATTTATAGTTAATTCTGAAGGTGAATATCTTCATCGAGATTGTATATTTAGCTATGATTTTTTAGTTAATTGGTTAGGTTATGATTTTAACGAAATGGGAAAGGAAGGATATTATGATAGTTAATAAATTAAGAATATTTTTTGATATTGATTATAAAACAAGTATTGAATATTGGATTCCTATTAGTGAAATAAAGATTAAGAATATATTTCTTGCTACTCCACCTAGTTATTTTAAGTATAGAAGAAAACTTAATAATTTTATTAAGTATGGTGAGCTTAGTCCTATTATCATTGACAGGAATTTTGAATTAGTTGATGGGTATATAAGTTATCTAATTATGAAAAGATTTAGCGTTGGAAAAGTACCTGTTTATTTTCAATAATGTGTAAGTAAATAGAAATTTCATTTGGAGAATATATAAGAAAATAAATAAAAGATAAAAGGAGGATTTTTATATGGTCAATTATGAACCAGAGTTAATGTACGCATTGGATTCTAAAAGTGAATATGCTGATTGGAAGAATATTTACAATGTAAGTGGCAGTGACATACTGTATTGTCCTATTTGTTTAGGAAGAGTTAAACTTTGGAATGGACAAGATCCAAATAAAGCATATAAAAAACAAAGGTGTTTTCATCATATTGATGGAATGTGCTCACAAGAAAGTAGAGTTCATTTTGCTTACAAAACATGGTTGCTTGAAAAAGGGAGTAAGTTCAAAGTTGGAGAAAATATATATGAAGTTGTCAATTCAGAAATTGAAAAAACTCTTCATACCAAGTTTGGTGATTATCGTCCTGATATTATTTTAGAAACTACAGAAGGGAAAAGCTTTTATATTGAAATAGCAGATACAAACAAAAAAACTGATGACTATATTGAAAAATGGGATGAGCTTGGATGCGATGTTTTAGAGTTAGATGTAAATGGGGAGCTTCTTAAAGTAACGACAGATGATATTCCTAAATTTAAACTTATCTACTCCTCTTCTACTGGTGAATGTTTTATAAAACATTATATTAGACAAGATTATGATGATTTGATTACTTTAAGAAAAACTTATTGGAAAAGAACGGACTTAATTGAGTATAAAATTCAGTGGGAACGATTAGATTGGTTTTGGAGAAAACTTCAAGAATATTATACTAATAAATCGGTACAGACAGATTTAATTGATGCCTTTCAATTATTAAACCCCGAAGATCAAAGATTTATTTGTAAAAAAATGTATGGAAAACATTCATCGTTAAGATATATTCTTGAAAATAATTATACAGATTTAGACGATTATGATAATGCACGATTAAAACATATTGGGTTAACTATCAGAAATCTTAATAAAGAATTTGGTTATAGTAGTAATAATAAAAAAGAAAATACATACTTATTCAGAAAATATAACCATATAATTTTTAAAGGTACTGTTTATTGGGAATATCACTTACTTGTGGATGATTTTATTACAGAAACAGAAGTATTTAATACTTTTCATCCAATAATGGAAAAATATTATAACGAACATACAATACCGCTCAGAGAGGAAATCAAGAAGAAAAAAGAAAAAGAACACAAAAACGAAAAGTATATAAGTGAATATTTATCTCCATGTATAGACAATATGATAAAACAGATACATAGTAGTAAAAAATCGTCATGGAAAATTATTTATGATGTTTTCTCTAATGAGGGAAATACATATTTAAATATTAAAATATCTCTTCTTAATCATTGGTTTGAACACCTTACATTTAATATTAATTTATTGAATAGCATTTCTGAAATTGAAATAACTAATAGTATTGTAAAGGCAATGAATAAGTTATTAGTTCAAGGAAAGATTGGTGATAATCATTTAAGGATAATGGAATTAAAGGAGAAAGATGCTAATGACAAACAATAATATATATATTCCCTCTATTGATGCAAAAGATATTTATTTATCAGCACATTACATTGAGGAAAATCCAGAAGGATATAATTTAAAACTCAAAGATGGACAATACAATTTACGAAAATTTATTAACACACTTGATTACAGTTTGGATCTTATAGAGTTAAAAGATATTTACTATAAAAAATTCAGGAAACATGATTTTTCATTTAGAATCAAAAAACACGATTATTCCGTAAATGTAATCAATCTTACATTTAAATATTCTGTTAAAGAATGGAATCAAATGAACAAAAATACTTTTGTTAGACTTGGATATGACTATAAAAAACTTTCTTTTGAAGATGGTATTTCTAAAAATAGCGAAGGTGAAATTGTTGGAATTAAGACGAATGAAAAAATCGAAAATCCGATTGATATACCAAAACCATTTGTTAAAAAGCAAGTAAATATTTATGATAAAAAGGATAAAACTGTTATTAAAGAGATTCAAACTCAGTACCATAAAAAGGGCGAACCTAAGACTATAAAGACAAATGCAGAACTTAGAACTGAGTTGTATAAAGATGGATTTATATGTAATGGTATTAAATATTGTCGTATGAAACGTTCTACTGGCTCTGCAAGAGTTGGTAAATGTCTTTTTATTAGAGAAGATTTATATGAACCGATTTTAAAATTCAGTTCAGGTGGTCTTAAATACAATCAAGGAGATCCGATTGATTTAGCTGCATACGAGGGATATATTGCTCTCCCATCTAGTAGCATTATTGATACCATTCCAATTAAACCAGAAAATATTCTTTTAATTGATGATTATGACAGCGTGTTTAATGAGGACGTAATTGAGACTCATGATGAAGACGGATGGCTTAAAACTACTGAGAAGAATTGTGAAATTACAAATACAATTTGGGATGGTCAGTCTCTTATGGATATATCTCTATTTGGTGATTATTCAGAATATGGTATGCTTCTACTTAGAAATCTAATGTTCAAATCTTGTTGTTTCAACTGTAATATCCAACAATGGTTCAAAGATAATAATATAACGGATGTGTCTCAGCTTAATGGTAAAACAAGAGCTACACGAATTGAAGATATAAAGTTAATTACCACACCTAACAGTATTAAATATTTGAAATTTAGTACATGGGATGAATGGCTTGACCATCTGTATCCTGATTTTGGTGTTGTAAAGCATGATAAGAAAACTCATTTCTTTGGTGGTCGTTTAGTGCAGACTCATTATCAGTTACTCAATACCCTTCAGATGTCAAAAGATGAAGTAAAAGAATTTTTGCAGGAATCGCTTGACTTTGCACAAATGCTTAGAGATAGACCAGAAGTTGTACGTTATTACATTAAATATCCTGATATTGATGAAATGTCACCTATGGATAAACCTATGAGTAGCAAGAATGATGTTGTTTATAATTTGATGTGTGTAAATGATAATTTTACTAAAACTAAATATTATCAAGATTTTTTACATGATTTATTAGCATCATATTATAAGAATCTAAAAAATGGTCATGTTTATGTAAATGGAAACTACTCTACTCTCCTTGGTAATCCAATAGAGATGTTACAGCAATCAATTGGTAAGTTTGAAGGAAAAAGTCAAATTGGAATTGGTAATATACATAGTACACGCTTTGAATATAATAAAACTCTTCTTGCCAGTCGTTCACCTCATGTTACAATCGGAAACATTTGGCTTCCATACAATACAGAGAATAAATTGATAGATTGCTATCTCAATCTTACAAATGAAATTGTGTGTATTAATTCTATTGGAGAAAATGTATTGCAGAGACTATCGGGTGCTGACTTTGATAGTGACACGGTAATGTTGACTGACAATGAGAAGCTCATTCGTGCAGCAAAAAGAAATTATCAGTTGTTTAAAACACCAACAGCAAATGTTGATTCTACGAAGAAAAAAAGATATTACACACCAGAACAACAAGCAGATCTTGATATTAGAACATCTGTAAATAAAATTGGAGAGATTGTCAATTTATCACAAGAACTAAATTCTTTACTTTGGGATAAAATATATCATGGTGCTACTTATGACGATGTTAAGGAATTGTATTATGATATATGTCAATTGGATGTAATGTCTGGAATTGAGATTGATAAAGCAAAGAAAGAATTTATTATCAATAATGGCAAAGAGTTAGATAAGCTACGTGAAAAATATGATGAGTTTGTGCGTGAATATGAAGAGAATGAAAATGGTGAATTAGTAAGAGGGAAAAAACGTATGCCACACTTTTTCTCTCATATTTCTAAACAAAAAGGATATTATAACCCAGATAAAAAGCATTACTGTAAATATCATACTTCAATGGATTATTTACAGACAATTATCAATGGGTTTAAAATTAAAAATCCTTATAAAAAAGATTGGCTACCATTTGTATCTATATTAGATAACTCTTTATTTAGAACTAATCGTGTAAATCAGAAACAAATAAATAAAATTTATAGTATTCTAAAAAAATACATGAATGAAAGAAAAAATATATATACTTCTGATTCAGACACTAAGGAAGATAAGAATGAAAGGGCGAATAAATTAAGGGAAGATCTTATTTCTGATATTGAAGATGAAACAATTGGATTTTCTACATTATATCGTCTACTTTCTTCCATTGAGGATAAAGAGAATTCTCAAATTAAAAATCTTTTATTAGAAATTATGTATCTGTGTGGAAATGATAGTTTTAATAAGGCTATCATCCAGTCTAAAAATGAAATTTTCCAATTAGAAGAAGATGGAACTGACATTAAATTGTTTGATATTGGTTTCAAAATTACAAAAAAACAGGCAAAATGCGAAATCGACAGCTAATTATAGTTCTCATATGAGAGCGAAATTTATTTTACATAGGAGAGGGTAGTTTTCTATTTATTACTTTTACGATTGCTACCCTACTCTATTGTAAAATTCTATAGCTGTTATTATAGCAAAGGAGGAATTACAATACAACAAGAAAAAAAATATTATAATCAAAATGATATTGCAAATGAAATTCGTGATAGGATTGATTGTTCTTCAATAGATGTACTTCGTGTACTTAATTCATTGGGTGATGTGGTAAAGGATAAATTTGGTGATAGTGATGATTATGTTGAATTAAAAATATTTCCTGGACTAAAAGTAACTTCAAGATATATACCACCAGAACAATCAAAGTCCAATCTTAATCTAAAAAGCAATTCTATTTTATCTATTACATCGGTATTCACTGATGACTTTCGCAAAAAAGTTAGAGAATTACATAATAATTTAGAATGAAATCAGCTTTTCTTGGCTGATAAAACAGAGAATATAATAGTGTAACAAGTAAACACATTATTGGAACAAAAGGAGAAATAAACATGAATTTAAAGGAATCATATCGTTATGCAAACTATCTTGACCGTCTGTTAATGACAGCAGACACATATCTTAGAAATAAAGGATTTGTAACAACTACAGAACAAAATCACTTACGCTCTAAGGCTAATCCAGATGCACAGGATGAGAAAATTGCGGTTCAGAAACCATATGATGTAGATTTTAAGCCAAATGATATAATCGACTTTGTGGTTAAGGTTATTAATGAGAAGGAAAAACTTTTCTCATCAATCGCAGATGCAAAGGCGAGAACAGAAATTAATATTGACAATGCTGTTGCTATGAATAAAAAGAAACAGTCATTTGTGAATACACTAAATTCAATCGTTTCTATTAAGCCTAGTGAAACACAGTCAATGGGAAAGGATTATAAATTTGATATTAATAATGAGCAGAAACCTTACTCTTACCAGATTATTTCTAAAACATCCATTGATTTTGACCGAAACAGCGTCAAAGGTCTGATTAAGAAATATAATAAAGAATGTGATGAGATTTCTTCAAAACTTGATGAAATTGAAATCACAACACAGGTTAATTTTACACCATTATTTGATGTAAATGATTCCTTTGAGGATTTGGTTGTGGGTTAATTCCCACACTAATCTTCTATCAGATATTTACAATAGGGCTGAGATTGATTTTTATAATTGTCAATCGGTTCAGATGCAGATGAACTATAATGCTGCAAGGCTGAATATTAGCCATATAATATTAAAAAGAGTAAATCATGCATTGTTTAGAATGCAAAATATTACATATAAACAAAAATCAAGAATATTTCATAAATATTGTATTATTGAGTCTCCTGTATGTTCGAGGAAAATTACTTTAAAGGTCGTTATATGTATTGTTATTTGCTACTTTGTTATTTTGTAATTTTGTCAGTTTGATATATTGAAAATTTGATATTTTGTCATACGTGTCATGAAGATTCTTAATAAAATTAAAACTTACTGAAAGTATAATTAGTGATATAAAAATATTATAGAAGAATGAACAATTTTTAATTGTTAATAATTATAAAGCTTATCTATATTCGTATAGATATATCAAATTGATTGAAATTATGAGGACATTTTCAGTTCTATTTTAAATATCCGATAGATTTTGTAATTCATATTGTACCTTACCTTTCTATAATCGGTGGCTGTGCTACAGCTCTTGTAGTATGGTTGCCGATTTTCTCTTTGAGCCATTAGCTCAGTCGGTAGAGCACTAGACTTTTAATCTAGGTGTCGTAGGTTCGAACCCCACATGGCTCACTCTCTTCTGCTATTAGGCAGGAAATAAATCAAGAAAGAAGTGAAAATTATTAAGTACATTTCAAAAAATGAAATTGAAAAATTATTATCTGAAGGTGTAATTAGGAACACAAGACGAGGATATGTAGATTGCAGAGGCGAACATATTGGGTATTATAAAACTTGTGGTGGAAAGCGTTACATTGAAGATAAATACGTTAAGTAGGTTCTGCCTATGAAAAATCGAATTGAATATAAAGGTTTTTATATTGACAAGACTGAAAATGGCTATCGTATCTGTAGACAAGAAGATGCAGAAAAGCATACCCATCTCTCGAATCTTAATCCATCATATAGGCTCATAGATAATGTATTATCAAATAAAATTCCTACTCGTTGTGGATGTTATTATTTAGAATCACATGCTAGATTAAGCTATGATGAAAATTATATTAGGAAGATTCGTGAGTATATTAAAGTAAAGCAGAATAAAAGTAAACAAATGTATTACAATCCTGGCAGAAAGCGTTCTGGTGGGAATTTTTAATTTTATGGAGGATTTAAAGGATTATGGCAAATTTTGTTTTTAAGGAAACTAAGCAGACTTCTATGAAGATTGCAGGTATTATTGATACAGATAATATGACTGTTGAAGTAGATGGCAAAGAAAAGAAACTTGCTACTCTTCTATCAGTATTTAACGGTGGCAGTGTTGAAATAAATGTGAAGGTAAAAGAGGAAAGTGAACTCGATGAACCTGTTGAATCTAATGAAGAATAGAGAGTAGGTGAACTATATTTATAATTTCGAAGAAGAATTAAAAAAATATGGGCTAACCCAATCAACTTATGAACAGGTTTTACAAGAAATTTCTAATAAAATGTCTGGAATATCAGATATGGATTGGAAAGAAATAGTGGATAAATATGATATAAAATGTCATTATGATAGCGTCAGAAAGGCTAGTCAGACCATATTTGGCAATTATTTTGTTAGAGAATATTTAAAAGCTAAAAACATAACAGAAAAAAGTACTACTCTTGATGATGCTAAAGAAGTATTAGGTGAACAATATATTGTTAAACAGCAAATACATAATGATAGATTGAAACTCAATAAGTTAAAAAGAGATTTAGTTCCTTGTATTACAGTTGCAGACGAATTAAAACAGTATATGAAAGATAATAATTTCTCAATGGAAATTCCTAAATATATGTACTCTTCTGTTGAAGAAGAATCTGATTATACTATGATATGTCATATTACCGATTGGCATATTGGCTATATAATTAACAATTGTAATGGTAATAATTTTAATTGGGAAATTGCCAATGAAAGAATAAATAAATATATTTCTGAATGTAAAAAATATATTGAATTGTATAATATCCGTCAGGTTTTAGTTATATCAACAGGTGATATGATTGAGAATTCATATATGAGAGAAACACAAGCACATAATTGTGAATTTCTGCAATCAATGCAAATACACAAAGCTACTAAACTCATATATAGTCTATTAGTCGCTTTAGCTGAAGATTGTAATGTTATATTCGGTGGTATTGCTGGAAATCATGATCGCATGTCAGGTGATAAGAGAAAGAATTATGAGGGCGACAACGCAAATGTGCTTATTACTGAACATATTAAAGATTTGGTTGATGTAAGTGGCTGTGAACGCATTTCTATATTAGATACAAATTATAATGATTCTGAGATAAATATTACTGTTTGTGGTTTATCTTGTAAATTCATTCATGGTGATAAATATAAAAATGATAGATATAATCTTGCAAAAATTATTTCTAGTGATAATCAGTTTTATGATTTAATCTTTAGTGGACATCTCCACAATTTTTCTATTCAGTCAGAAAATCATGGCAGATATGCTATCTCTACAGGCTGCTTAAGCGGATTCAATGATTTTTCCAAAAATTTTTATTGTAGTAGTGTAGCATCTCAAACAATAGCAATTTTAAAAGATAACGAAGTTGAAATGATAAAGGATATTCAGCTTAGTTAATTATATTTTGGTCTTACGAGGATAGTTTTATACTACCCTCTTTTATTTTTTATTTATTTTATATAGGAGGAATATATAATGTCTACATATAATGTACATGCAGGTCACTGTCCACAGGATGAGGGCGCTGCTTATGGTGCAGTTGGTATTTTACAGGAGTCTGTTGAAGACAGAATTGTTAAGAATGCTGTAATTGCAAAGTTAGAAGCACTTGGACATACTGTTTATGACTGTACGTGTGATGAAAACACGTCACAGAATGGTTGTTTAGCAACAATTGTTAGTAAGTGTAATTCACATAATGTTGATTTAGACATATCTATACATCTCAATTCTGGTAGAGATGATTATGAAGGTGATGATTCTAGTGGTGGTACAGAAGTTTATGGATATGATACTGGAACAGAAGAAATTGGTTCGAAGATTTGTGAGGCAATTTCAGAAAAACTTAATATTAGAAACAGAGGATTTAAGGTCAATCAGGGACTTTATGTTCTTAGAAACACAAAAGCCCCTGCTATTTTAATAGAATGTTGCTTCGTTGATGATAGGGATGATGCAAATAGATGGAATGCAGAAGCTTGTGCTGATGCCATAGTTGAAGCTTTAACAGGCGAAGTAGTATCTGAAGATTCAAATGAAGATTATTCTGACAATGATAGCACAGATAACAACGAAACTACAGACGGTAGATCTAATGATTTAGGTCATGTTAATGTTTATTACAGAGCTAAGACAAATTGCTGGTGGGATGAAGTTCATGATAGAGATGATTGGGCTGGTGCCAATGATGATCAGGCAATTACAGGTATTGCCATTGGCGTTAGTGAAGGTTATGTGAGATATCAAGTTCACTTACTTAATGGCGATTGGCTTCCAGAAGTTGATGGTTATGACATCAATGATGACGAAAATGGTTACGCAGGTAACGGTAGAACACCTATTGACGCATTAAAAGCAGTATTCTATACACCTGATGGTTATGAATACAAGTGTCTATATATACAGGTATCGCCACAGGGTATGGACGAATATTACCCTGTTCAGATAGATGATCAAACTGTAAATGGACAGGACGGATATGCTGGTTGTTTTGGTAGATATATTGATAAGGTTCAGCTTTGGGTTGAATAAGATTTTTTGAGGGAGTAGACCAAATTGGCTGCTACCCTCTTTTATTATTAAATCGGCACTTATCATTAAAAGTGTCAAAATATTATTGATTAAAAGGAGATTTTTTATTTATGAATAAAACAGAATTAATTAATGCAATTGTAGAAAGAATTGAAGGAGCTAAGAAAGGTGATATTGCTCTTATACTTGATACATACGCAGAGGTTATTACAGATACATTAAAAGCTGATACTACAGAATCTGTTCCTGTAGGTAAACTTGGTAAGTTTAAGGTTAAGACAGTTCCAGAGCGTAGAGGAAAAATTATGATGGGCGATCGCAAGGGTGAGGAGTATGTAACTCCACAGCATGATGAGATTTGCTTTAAGATGTCAAAGTCTGCAAAACAGCTCTAATCTGAAAGGTCGTGATTATTATAAAAACATTACATTTTGAAAATTATGAAGATTTTGCTTGTGCTGTTTCAGATACATATGACAGAGTAAAATCTGATGATGAATATAATTCAGTAGATATTGTTGCTAAATATGAAGATGTAAAAGAGATTATTCGTGAACTCGTTGGAATCGGATATGGTATTGCATTTATTGATAAGTTTGGTAATCCTGAATGGGATGGTTATGACGACTCTTTCGTTATCAGCTTATTAGATGACGATATTTGGTGTGAACCTGTTAAGAGAGATGATAAGTACATCTTTGTTGAAGCTGATGTTGTATATATTTTTGACGATTGCAATTCTAAGATTATTCCAAAGATTGAAGCTGATGAAGTTTATGAAGTGGAAATTGGCAATAAATATAATGATTGCGATTGCGATGGTGATTGTGAGGACTGTAATTGTCCTAATGAAACTTATTTACATACTTCCGAAGATGAAGATGTAAATACTCACGGATTTACTGCCAGTAGATCAGATGGTGACTCTTATGTGAGTTATTCTTATTATTCTAGTGATGAATTGAGTCATGAAGATATTCAGAAGATGTTAAAGGCTTTTGGATTTTAGATTATTTGGAGTGTGTAGTGTATACTGCACACTCTTTTTGTATGGGTAGGTATGCAAATGGCTGAAGCAAGCGGTCTGTAAAACCGTGACCTACATGGTAAACATTGTGTGTTCAAATCACACCCTGCCCACTAATAAAATAATTAACTAAAAAAGGAGGCTGAAATATTGTCAAAAGAGAAAATAACAAGGGTGAAATATTTCACTCCTGATAAAGAGAAATTTATTTATGAAGAGAACTGGAAGAAATATGAAAAATATTTACAGTCTAATATCATCAAAAATCGAGATGTAAAAGATACAACATACAAGAGATATAGAGGATTGTTCCGACATTTTCTCATGTGGTTAGGAGAAAATTATGGTGAATTAGATTTATATTCTGATGAATTTATGGAAAATGCAGTTGATATTATGGAAGCATATATGCTTTTCTGTCAGGAAACATTGATGAATCATAAGAAGATAATCAATATGAAGATTTCTGCCGTAAGTTCATTCTATATTTGGTCTATGAAGCGTGGATTTGTTAAATATCATCCTTTTGATGGTAAACTTGACAGAATGAAGAAAGCTAACGAGGAACAGATTCTTAATCATTATTTCTTAAATGATGAACAGATTGCAGCTATTAGAGCAGATTTGTATAGGACAGAGAATAATAAATGGACAATACAAGATCAGTTATTATTTGAAATCGCACTCTTCTCCGCTAATAGAATTGGTGCATTAGAGAAACTTACTGTATCCTCTCTTGACTTAGATAATATGGTATTTGAGTCAATACGTGAGAAGGAAGGATATCGTGTGGAAGTTTCGTTTGACAGTACATGTAAGGATATGCTTGAAACATGGTTAGCCATGAGAACAAATGATTATGATCATCTTGAATGCGATGCTCTATTTATTCATAAATATAAGGACAAATGGATTCCTTGGACACAAGGCATGATTCATGACCGAATGAGAAAAATTGGTAAAGTTATTGGCTTGGAGGACTTTCATTGTCATTGCATGAGGAAGACAGCGATCAATAAAATATATGAAGATACTGGTGATTTAAATCTTGCCTCACAATGGGCGAACCACAAATCAACTTCAGTAACTTCACAGAGCTATGTACGCCCTGCTTCTAAGGCTGATTTAAGGGAAAAATTAAAAATTCTAAAGTTTAAGCAACAAGAATTACAGAAAGAAGCTGAAAAAGAAGGTATTTAAGCAATCCCAATGAAGCCTTCGTCTAACATCAACAATTAAATCTCAACAAGAAAGCATGGTAACGTGATATTTGAGCCGAGAAGTGACAACAATGTAGAGAATAAATAAAATATAACAAGCTGCTCACATCCAAAAGAAGTGAAGGGCGGTCTGTCAATCCGTTGATAGATTTTTACAAGTGAGCTGTCACTGACCGATATGTGACATAATATAAAGGTCGGTTTGCGAAATTATTGACCTTTGGAATGGTCTAAAACTTCCCACTGCTACTGCTCATTGGCGGTGTTATGGAAAGGTCTTGCCTTAGTAGACGATTAACATATTTTGGCATTTACTATTCATATAGCATTGTAAGTCCTAAAACGGTCAATATCAACCATAGAAGTAATCGTGCTTCTCTGCGTTAATGAGAACCATTAAATTCAAGTTTGTACTACAGTGTCTTTCGAGCTTGTGGTCTAAATATTAAAAACCAATGTCTATTAGGCTTTTATATGAAATGGAATTATCGCTAGTTTATTTTCTGAATTTTTGAGATAGACAATAGCGAATGACTACTGGGCGGTTTGACATCTGGAAAGACAGATAAATATGGAGTGTCACTATATAAGCGCAATATATTTTGGGTGACACAGGTAGTAATCTCCTTCTCGTGCGTTGGTTAGCAAGTAAATCTGATTAAAGTGATTTTGAAAAGCATGGATACCTAGTGTGTCTAATTTATAAACTGGATGTGTACAGTCCAATATCAGCTAGTTAGTGCTTTATGCTGATTATCATAGCGGAATGACGAGCAATGGAAGCTCACTTGGCTCATAACCAAGAGTATGCAGGTTCGAGTCCTGCTTCCGCAATTCAATGATTAAAAGGAAAATGAAAAAATAAAAGAAAGGAGTGTTTATAATGGCATATTTACAGGTTACTGAAAACGACTTGGAAATTGGCGATGTATTAAGTATTACAAGTGATAATGGCAAAACTTTAAAGGCTTTACAGATGCTTATTGGAAATCAGACAAAAGCAAGTATGAGTATTGATTTTGATAACAATTGTCTTGTTTTTAAAGTAAACGATACAGATATGAATTTACCACAGTTACAGTGTAATTTGTCAAAGTCTACCATTAAAAATATGATTTGTGGATTAAAAGAATTTTACAATTTATTAAGTGAGGAGGCAACAGAATAATGAAATTAGCACAGAAAACAGAAATTAACGAAGACGTAATCACAGTAAGTTTAAATGTTGAAGAATTGGGTGATAGCGTAAGAGATGCTGACACAGAGAAAAATCAGTTACATAATTTCGTAAGATATATCGAATATAGCCAGATTGACTTCTCTGGGAATTTGAAACTTTCAGATACAGGAATTCCTGTGATTGTTACTGATGAGCCAGACGGTTCTACTATTGAAAAGGTTACAATCTCTGATTTAGTAAATAAAAAGTACACTCTTGATGAAAACTTATCTATTACACTTTCTATTGATATAAATAAAATTCCTACTACTTCTCTTGGTACAGTGTTTAATACTCCTGAAAAGTTAGGACAGGCAATGGCAGTTCTTTTCTTGGAAAAAGTGAAAGCTGCAATCACAACAAAATTAACAGAAATTAGAGCATTAGCTAACGATTTTGAAGCGGAAACTTCTGTTGTATTATAATATATTATTAAGGAGTAGTGTTAAATTTTGAAAAAGAAAATTGATAGAGAATATGGTACTCAAGATAGAAAAGAGTCATTTCCTTTGGAGATGGCTCTTTTGTTATATGCACCTTTAGCTTAATTGGTAGAGCAACGATCTCCAAAATCGTCAGGTCTATGTTCAAATCGTAGAAGGTGTGCTAAGTGAAGTGAATTGCACTTTCATTGGAAATTTAATATTGAAAATTATGAGAAGTCATTTCGTATGAAGTGGCTTCTTTTTATGTTGGAATAAAAGGAGGTGGTCGTTAGTTTGGCTACGACAAAAGAAACACAGCCTACAAAATTAACGGCTGCACAATTAAAGAAAAAAGTTGAAACGCAAGAAGAAAAAATCAAGTCTCTAAAAGAAGGTGCTTGGTGTTACATGTGTGATACACATAAAGCAAGGGATAAATTTTATATGAGTACAGATCCTATGTGTAAAAGTGGTCTTACTCCTATTTGTAAAGATTGTGCTCGTAAAATAGCATTAAAAGTAGACAACAAGAATGTTGAGCATGAACCTGATAAAGAGTCTGTAAAACTTGCGTTAAAATATTTAAATAAGCCTTACCTTGACAGGATATGGGATTCAAGTATGCAGGAAATGGAAAACCTTGCTTCTGGGAGAGTTAAATCTAATATTTGGGTTGCATATATCCGTCAGATCTCAATGGGACAATATAATGGTATGACATATTTTGATTCTGATTTTTATAAAGTCAAAACAAATATATCAGAAGATAGTTTTGACAATTCTTTCGTAGAAAATGAAGATAGTTCAGATGAAGAAATAATGTCAGCTTATGAACAGAATAAAAAAGATGCTATAAGGCTATTAGGCTATGATCCATTTTCAAAAGAATCAACTGCTGAACAGCCTTTTTTATATGCAACACTTATTGGTTATTTGGATGCTGCTGAAGAAGCAAATGATGATAGAATGCGACTCTCCTCTATTATTGAAATTGTAAAAGGATTTAATCACATAGAGAAAATGAATGATATTATCGCAACGCTTATGAATGACTACACAAATATTGAAGCAAATATATCTACCATTAAAAATCTCGAAGATACAAAAAGTAAAATTACTGCTTCTGTATTGAAACTTGCAGCAGATAATGGAATTTCGTTGAAGCATAGTGTTAATTCGACTAAGGGCGAAAACACATGGACTGGAAAAGTCCGTAAAATGAAAGAAATGAATTTACGAGATGCAGAAGTAAATTTATATGATGCGGAATACTCTGCTGGTCTAAAGCAAGTTGCAGATATCAGCAATGCTTCTATTTTAAAGCAGATTATGTTAGACGAAAATGATTCAGCAGATATGATTATTCAACAGAGAGGACTTATTACAAAATATAAGAGAATTGCTGATGAGTATGAAGAAAAAGCCCGTATTTTACTCAGAGAAAACATTGACTTAAAAGCTCTCGTAAAAGAAAACGGAATCAATATTGAGGAGGATTAGTTATGGCGTTTGAGACTACTGAATCTGGAATATTGATACCTAAAAATTATGAAATTTATGTCAAACCAACTGAATTTCAAATATCTGAAAGGAAGTTGGAAGGATATAAAAAATTAGCGGAAATAAAGCAATTTGGGATTAAATACCCGACAAAATTTATGAAAGAATTTATAGGAGTTGAGCTTCTTGATGCACAAGAATATACTTTTATGAATTCATGGACAAAACCATTTGTGTTATGGTTGGAAAGTCGTGCCGCAGGAAAGACGACATTACTTGCTTTATTTACCATAATAAAGGGACTTCTGTTCAACAACTACAGAACGTACATTTGTTCAGGAACAGCAGACCAGTCCCAAGAAACTTTTAAGAAGATCGAGGATATTGCATTAAAAAATATTGAATCAATGACTGGTCTTACAGATGTTTTTAAAAATGAAGTTGAAATATCGCAAGCAAACTCAAATGGATTTATCCACAATCCAATGGGATTTACATATAGGTTATATAATGGTAGCTTTGTAAAAACATTGAATAGTAATATTAATGCCAAAAGAGGTAAGAGGTGCGAGTGCGTCTGTTTTGATGAGGGCGGCTGGCTCTCAGAAGAAGAATTTAATGTTATTGGTGCATTTACAACTCTTGATTCAAATTTCAAACTTGGTGGAAATATTGATATATCTTCTCTTCCAAAGGAATTTCCACATCAGCTCTTATATGCTTCTTCTGCTTCTTCTATTGACACAGCTTTTTATCAAAAGTATCGTGATTTTTCCAAGAAAATGATGTTAGGTGATCCAAAATATTTTGTAGCAGATATTAACTGTGATGTTGTTATTAATGCTACTTTTCATGGCAAACCTTATGTTCCACTTTTGAATAGAGAAACTGTTGAGACAGAATTAAGAAATAATCCAGAAAAAGCTCAACGTGAGTATTATAACAAATTCACTCAAGACGGGAATGCGAATCAGATTATTAAAAGAGCTTTAATTGTTAGAAATTCTTATACTCGTCCACCTGTATTATGTAATGATACAAATGAAAGAACATTTGTTTTAGCATATGATCCAGCACGTTCAACCGATAATTCAATTTTAGGTATAGGTGAATTACTTTATAACGAGGAAGATGGATATACAATGGATATTGTAAATGTTGTATCCTTTTCCGATTTAGGTCTTAGACGAAAGACACCCATGATGACTCAAGACCAGATAAAAGAAATTAGGAAAATACTTCTTGATTATAACGGTGAAGCTTTGGACTATGACAATATCGAAATTTTCTTAGCCGATGCTGGTTCTGGTGGAGGTGGAAACTCTTGGGTTCGAGACAGTTTAATTGAAGATTGGAAAGATAAAAAAGGTAATGTTCACCGTGGTTTATTGGATAAGGAATATAACAATGGTGATGTGTATGCTAAAAGATACCCTAATGCAGTTGAAAAACTGAAATTAATTGAACCATCAAAATATAAATCTGAAATGTTTGAGGCTTTAATAAAAATGGTTGAAGCAGACAAAATTCATTTCACAGAAAAATATGATAACAAAGGTTATCTCAATATTATGGAAGTTGATACCAAACTTATGAATGAATCGGAAGAAAAGATTCGTGCAGAATTAGACAAATTGGATTTGAGTATTGATGAATATGAAAATGAGCTGGAAGAAAGACTTTCATTGATTGAAGCTGCTAAAACGCAAGTATATAAATTAACACCTGATGAAGAAGTTGCATTAGTTCAGATTGATGCAATGAAAGAGGAAATTGTTAATATCTGTAGAAATAAGCGTGAAGGTGGTAAGGATTCATTCAAACTTCCTGCGTATAAAGACGCTGATACAGGAGCTTCAGAAGCTACTATGCATGACGACCGTGCGTATGTCTTGGCTATGCTTGGATGGTATTTATCTGAAAAACGAATGGATCATATCAGAAACAAGAAACGTACAAACAACTTCGACATTACCAAAATGGTCGGTGTCTCAAAACGCCCTAAAAAATGGGGATTCTATAACTAAGGAAAGGAGGAAATCAGAAATATAAATGGCAACACAGAAAATAAATAATTCTGCAAAGAAATCAGTGCAGACAGAACCATCGCCAACTCGTAAAAATGAGCTGACTACTTCTACTCAGAAGTATGCACAGATGATTAACTTCCAGGAATTACAACGTATCTTACAGCAGAATATATCCAAAGGTACATCGAAGACATATACTCAATACACAAAAGAGAAACTTCAATCATACATAAAAAGTCCTCTTGCCAATATTGACAATCTTCGTGATATATCTGCTTTCTTATATCGTATCAGTCATAACTATAAAAAGATTATAGAATATTATGCTTACACTCCTATCTTTAGTTATAACGTATCTTACAATACTCCCGATTGGGCAAATCCCCCACAGGATGCATCTGAATATATTAAAGGATATCAAGAACTTTGTACCAGATTAGATAAAATGGATCTGAAAGAAATGGGTTCACAAATGATTGCCACTTGTTTAAGAGATGGTATCTATTGTGGATTTTGTTACGATGATGGAGATTCATTCTTTATACATCCACTTGATCCAAAATATTACAAAATCGGTTCTCGTGCAGAAAAAGATACATGGATCGTAAAATTCGATGCCTCTTATTTTGATTCTGGTAACAACAAGGATTTCTTATATGGTACTGGTAGCGAAACTGATTCAGAAGAAGGCTTATGGGATGATGTTTTTGTAGAAGGCTACGAAACATATAAATCAAAAGGTAATGACTATAAATGGTTTGAATTACCACCAGAGAAAACTATCTGTATTATATGTGGTGATGATCCAGTTGTACCACTGCCATACTTCTTACCCGTATTCGTATCACTCTTAGACTTGCTTGACTACGAAGCTCTTATTCGTTCTAAAACAGAACTTGAAAATTATGTTCTTCTCTTATCAAAAATCCCTATGAATGAAAACTCAGGCGAAGTAAATGACTTTGCCGTAGACCTTGAGATTGTACAGGCTACTCAAGCTGCGATTGATGAAGTATTACCAAGTCTTGTTGGTTCGGCATGGACTCCATGTGAAGTTGAAAAGATTGAGTTTGGTAATAAAAATCAGGTTGATGATACAAATGTATATTCACAGGCAATTAAGAATCTATTCTCTTCTCTTGGAATTTCAGAAATGATATTCAATGGTCAAAAATCTGGTTCGGTTGGTCTTAAACATTCTATTACAGTTGATATGACACTCCCTATGGAATTATTAAAAAGAATCGAAGCAAACATCCAGAGATATGTCAAATTAAATATCACAGAGGATTTTGATTTTTATTTTCATTATGTATCTGTATTTGACCTCGATTCGAAAATGTCACACAAAAAAGACAAAGCTACATTAGGTATTGACACTATGGATTATGCAACGCTTGATGGATCTTCTCCTTTAAGAGTAATAAATAATGCTTTTATGGTGAAATCATTGGGATTGTTAGAATATTTTACGCCACTTTCTTCTTCTTATACACAAAGCAACAAACAAGGTGGTGGTCAGACTAAGAATGATGATGATCTTTCAGATGAAGGACTTGCTACTAGAGACGGTGAAAAAGATGAAGGAACACAAGCAGGACAATAAGGAGTAAAAGGATGGAACAAAATTTTATAAAGACATCAGATCCTGAAACAGCTTCTAAGATGATAAATCTTGGTTTTCAGAAAATTGATGAACAAAATGGTATTTATACTTTTCTGAATACTGATAAATTGATGTTTTCAGATGATATAGATAAATCAAAGATTCAGTATAGTAATATGCTGAACATTTAGCCACTCTCCTATTTCGAGTGGTTTTATTTATGCCTAAATTTTAAAGAAAGGAGAAGAAAATGGCTAAGAAAAGACTTCTTTATATAGAAGATTTGTATGATTTCTATTCAAATAAATACAAACGTTCTACGAAATTCAGTGCTGAAAAAACTGGTGAACCATTGGTTGTTCAGGTACATGGACGTATAAATTTTGATGAGTCAGACAAGAACAAAGATGGGCTTCTTCCAGTTCATTTACAGTCATGCCATACAGATTTAAATGTAAACGGCTCTAATATTGAATCTTCTGTCATGGAAGCTGCCCTCCCATCTTTTAGTAATCGTCCTATTCTTGGATACATTCACAAGGTAACAACTGATGAAAATCCAGAAGGTCAGTGGGAATTTTATTCTCATAATATGCATGAAGACGAGAATGGTGATGTGGTTTATGATGAATATCCTATTGGAATCATACCTGAAAGTTGCAATGCACAGTTAGTTTATGATGAAGAAAAAAAGAAAACTTATTGTGAAGTCGATGGATATATTTTTGAGGAATATTCTAAAGCTGCTGAAATTTTACAGCGTGAAGAAGAATGCTCTGTATCAGTCGAATTGTCAATCCGAGAACTCAGTTATGACGCAAAGCAGAAGTTCTTAAATATTGAAGATTTTTGGTTTTCTGGTGTGACAATTCTAGGAAAAACACCTCAAGGCAATGAAGTAAAGCCTGGAATGACTGGTTCAAATATTAAGTTGGCAGATTTCAGTTCTAAGAATAACAGTTTATTTGAAGATTATGAGTCAAAAATGGTTGAACTACAAGCACGAATTGAAAATTTAGAGACTGCTTGTTTCAATAAAGAACAGAATTCTTCTGTTCGCACATTATCAAAGGAAGGAGGAAATAAAGAAAGTATGACAAAATTTGAAGAGTTACTTGCTAAATACAATAAAACAGTTGAAGATGTAACCTTTGATTATTCAGAATTATCAGACGAAGAATTAGAGGCTAAATTTGCAGAAGTATTTGGTGAATACAACAATACAGATGGTGACAATTCTGGTGATAATACAGCGAATGAACCTTCTAATGATAATGAAGGTGATGGAGAAAACACTACTGAGCCAGAAGGAACTACTGATGGAGATAATGAGGGCGAAGGTCAGAATTTTGAGAATATTACAAAGACATTTGAGATTTCTCATGATGACATTCGTTATGCTCTATATAATCTCTTATCTTCTTATGAAGACGCAGATAATGAGTGGTATTACATTACTGGTGTATATGATTCTTACTTTGTTTATGAAAGTTGGGATGGCGGTAAAATTTATGGTCAGAAATATACAAAAGATAATGACAATGTATCATTTGATGGTGAACGCTATAATCTGCACAAAGAATATCTTACCGATTCAGAATATACAGAAATTCAGGATATGCGTTCCAACTACTCTTCTGTTGTAGAGGAATTAAACACATATAAATCTGCTGAAGTATTTGCAGACAAGATGACTGTATTTGATGACGAAGCATATTCAGAATATCTTAATACAGATGAGTTCAAAGCACTTATGTCTGAGGATTCTGTAAACAAATATTCTAAGGAAGAGTTATCTGAGAAGGCTGATGCTACTCTTGGAAAACTTGTTAAAAAGAATAAGACATTCTCTTTTGCAGGTAAAACACCACAGAAGAAACATGTGAGCAGAGTTGCGTTTAATGCAGAAAAAGAAACGGAAGATACATATAAACCATATGGTGATCTGTTTGATTAAATCAAAAACTAAATAACTTTATGAATTAGCACTTATGGAAAATCCATAGGTGTTTTTTTATTGCACAAAAATTAGAAATTTTAAGGAGGAAATAAAACTATGGCTAGTAATTTCATTTCATATACTAAGCACGGTGTTGCTGAGTCAACTTTACTTAAGGCTACAAAAGTTGGTCATCACTACAACTTAGTAAATGAGTCTAAGGATATTGACAATGGTTCTGTTGCTGTAATTGGTGACAGAAAGAAAGCAGATGTATTTGAAGCAAAAGTTCCTACAAAGGGAGACAAAATTGTTCTCATTTTAACTGCTCCAAAGATTTATGAGGAATATACAACAAAAATGCAGGAGGAATCTAACTTCTATAACGGTAAGGGTGAAGTTATGAGAGCTTACGAGATTCAGGATACTGATAGATTCACACTTTCTACAGAAGCTTTCAATTCTGATGCAGAGTTAGCTGTTGGAAAATATGTATTCGTAGACGGTACAGATTTCAAGCTTACAACAGGTGAGAAACCAGTTATGACTGAGTATGGTTTTGTAGGACATATCTACGAAGTTGCTGCAAATGGAAATTATCGTATTTGGGTAGATAAGAATGCCCAGGTATATGCGTAATTCGGTAGAAAGGAGGATTAATATAGTATGCAGAGATTAAGATTTAATGAAATGAGCGATGTAATCGTTGAAAAGTTTGATGAAACAAAATATAAGAACTTCTCTCGTCTGTGCGTTGACACAGCAAAAGGTACTGTAAAGCAGTATTCTATCGAAGAAGCAAATGATAAGATTCGTAAGACAATTATCGAAATGGCAGGTCTTTCTGAGTCTCCTACTCCTAATGAGGTAAGAAAGGCATTTAAGAAACAGTCTGTAAGAGAAGCTGTATTCGAGGTTATCGAGGAGACTGTTGAAGATACTCTTGTATCTGGTTGGACAAGTTCACCTGTATTCCAGAAGTATGTAGAGGTTAAGACTCTCGCTCTTGGACAGACAAACAAGTTCTATACAAAAGATCCTTGCATTATCACTGTTGCTGAGATTGCTGATGGTCATCACAGCATTGAGAGACAGAGACTTGGTGCTGGTAAGGAATTTGGTGTAAGCGTTAAGTCTTATGGCGCAAAGGTTTACATGGAAATGTCAAGATTCCTTCAGGGCGTTGAGGATTGGAGTGAGTTAATCAATAAGATTGCAGAAGCATTCACAAGATTAATCAATACTCTTCTTCATGAAGCTGTTATGAGTGCTGGTACTTCTCTTCCTGTTCCTGCTAAGTGGAATATTCGTGGTGAGTTAAATGCAGCTAACCATGATAAGTTTGTAAAGCTTATTTCTGATGTTCAGCTTGCTACAGGTGGTGTCGCTACTATCGTTGGTACAAAGGTTGCTCTTGCAGGATTAAAGAACCTTGGAGATATTCAGTGGGTTTCTGAAGCTGCAAAGAACGATGTTTATAACACTGGTAGAATTGGTACATTTGAGGGTACTCAGATTATCGAGCTTCCACAGGCATTTAAGGAGAATGACGTAGAGCATTACCTTGAAGATGATACAAAGCTTCTTATTCTCCCATCTAACATCGACAAGTTTGTTAAGATGTACTATGAGGGAATGGATGAGACTAAGGAAGTATCTGAGTCTGGTGATAATGCCGATGATACAAAAGAGTACGAGTTCAAGTCTCGTTTTGGTATTAAGACTATGACTAACACAAGATTTGGTACTTGGACAATCGGTGCGTAATCCATAGAAATATTGGGCTGTATATCTAAATGATATGCAGTCCTTTTTGAATTGAGTGAAAGGAGAAATATAAATGCCATATCAGAAAAAGGCTACAACTACTTCTGCTACAAAAACAAAGACAGAAGATACAAAAGTTGAAAAAGATACAGTAAAGGAAACAGTTGCAGAGGTTAAGAAACCTAAGAAGTATGAACCAGATGATTTAATTCCATGTCGTTCTATGTATGCAGGTACTCTTCTATTTACTGGTGATAAGACAAAGATTACATATGAGTTTAGTAACATGGGTGATTTCAGATATATTGAATATCAGGACTTACTCTCAGCCTTACTTGTTCGTAAGAAGTCTTTATTTGCACCTTATATCATTATTGAGGATGAAGAGTTGCTTGAAAATGTACATTGGCAGGAAGTGAAGAAAGTATACGATGGTCTATATGATAGAGAAGATCTGATAAATCTTATCAATCTTCCAACTATGCGTTTTAGTGAAGAGTTCAGAAAACTTCCATCTGGTTTCAAAAATACAATCGCAACAATGGTTTCTGAAATGATTTCAGAAGGAACTTTTGACAGTATGAATAAAATCAAGATTATTGATGAGGAATGCGGTACTGATTTGAAGTTACTTGCTGAGTAATATATTGGAGGTGTTATATGAATATCTCCTACGAAAAAGTATTTGACAGATACTTTGGGTTAATTGATGATGTCAAAGAATTGTCTTTAGAAGAGTCTGATTTGCATGAAATATTAGCAGAACGTTTACATTCTGTTATCTCTAGTCCATTTATTCGTAGATTATTTTCCACATTAAAACTTGATGACGAAATGGAACAGTTTGAATTTGAATTAACAACTTCTGTTGATAAGTATTCTGACGAAGAATTTGTTATTGAACTGTTTAGCAAAGGTATGGCTATCAAATGGCTTGAACCAAAAGTTAAATCATTGGAAAATACTGTGAGGTTTTTTGGTGGAAAAGAAGAAAAAAAATTGAAGGATGATTTTTCACTGAATAAGGCATTGCTGAAAGAAATGAAGATTGAACAGCAGAAACTTATTCGTGATTATGGTTTTGCTTTTAAACCATATTCGTCAACAGAGTCCTAATATGCAATACATATATGGTAATTTCACAGACAAGCAAATCAATGAAGCAGTTCGTGCAATGCATGGTGATATTCACAAACTACTGCTCTATAAAGACAAGACAATTGAAGAGAAAATATTTGAAGATGATGAAGCATTTCTCGTCTTCTTTGAGAATGTTATGTTTAAATTAGGTGGCACAAAAACCTTATTTAATGATAACGGACTTATGGTAACTCTTATGGCAACCTTACAAGGTGCTATGGATAATTTTAAGAGCGACCATTTTAGTTATAAAAAATTCCGTAGGGCAATCTTAGATTCTCACGGATATATTAAGCAAATGTTTGAGGGAGGTGTAAGCGATGCCGAGTCTACAAACAGCTAGGCGTGTCGCAAACGCCAAGAACAACGGTGCTAAAACGATTGGTCAGATTTATAAGGAACAGTCTGATTGGGCGATGGAACAGACTTGGGATAACGATATCGCCACAAAGACTTGTTATATCTATGACCATTTTCATGATGATTTTTTTACAGATGAACATGGAATTACACGTTCACTTGCTGAAGGTATGACTTATGGAAATACCAATAAGACAAAAATAGATGCAAAGTTTATTATCAAATCTTATCAGTCAATGGACAAAGATCAAGTGGAATATTATCTTATGTTTCGCCCAAGTCAGCCTGTAAGATTCAATAAAGGTGATGACCTTTATTATTATGAGACTGATTTTAGGAAACGCTATGGAGCGACATTTCCGATAGGACTTTTCGTGGACGTTCCAGATGATAGAGGAATTTATCATAAGTGGATTATCTGTCGTGATGAACCTGCAAATCAGTTTCCAAAGTATCTGATTTTACCAGTAAATTACGAACTTACATGGATTGAAAAATCTAATGATAAGCGCATCAAGAGACGTATGTGGTGTTGTTTAAGACAACAGAATTCCTACACTATAGGGACTTACACAGACCGATATTTTACACATACAGATAATCAGGATAAGATATGGTTGCCAATGAACTCTATTACAGAGAAGTTTTGGTACACTTCTGAAGATTCTAAAAATATGCGTGTTGTAGTAAGTGCTTTAACAGAACATCCTACAGTATGGACAGTGACCAAGGTTGAAAATTCAATGCCATTTGGTATTCAAAAACTTACTATATATACGGCATTTTGGAACGAGCATACGGATTATGTCAATCTTGAAACGGGCGAAATGTATGCGAACTATTTCGATTCAGAAATTGCCCCAACAGATCCATCTACTCCAACCACTCCCCCATCTTCTATTACAGCAAGAATTTCAGCATCCACTTCAACTATTAAAGTTGGTGGCAGCTATAAAAATCTCACAGTAAATCTATTTAATGATTCCAATGAAGATATTACAACTGAATATGCTGATGCAACCTTTACATGGACTTGCTCTATTGATAATGAAAATTGGACTGATAAAGTTACATGGCGAGCTGGCACAGAGTACAACCAAAAGAAAGTAAAGTTTCATAATGACACTTTTACTATCGGCAAAATACTGTCTGTTAAGTGCGAGATTATTAAGGATAACTTACCGATTGAATCTGAGATTTTGCCATTAGAATTAACTGAATAGGAGGTGTTTTATGGCAGAAAAATTAGTTACAAAGAATGATTTGTTAAATAAGCTTCGTGCATATAAGACTACTCCTGATGATGATGTAATTCTATACAAGCAAAAAATCAAAAATGCTTTGTTATCAAATCCATGTTTGTTATACGCTCTCAATGATAAAAAGTTAGAATCTGAATTGTTCGACAAAAATGGAAACATCAATTGGGAATGGAATGAAGATACCAAGCAATATGAACCTCTTGGTGAATGGGATAGATATTTTGGAAGTGATTCTCTTATTCGTCCATTTTTATTTATTCCAGATACACAGACAACAGTTAAATGTTATGTGTGTTATCAAGTAGGGTTTAGAGATACGGTTAGATATCAGTCAGGATTAAAAGAAACACAAGTTACTTTTACTATTTTTGCTCATGGAGATGACCGTATGGATAAATTGACTGGAATTCCAAGGCATGACCTTATTGCTTCCATTATAAGAGAACGATTCGCATGGTCTAATATATTTGGTATGCAGACATATCTTACACAGGATTATGAATCTACAGTTGATAACAATTATGTGGCTCGCACTCTTGTATTTGAACTTACGGACTTAAATAGTAAAGTTCGTACACCTTATTGTGGAAAACCATCTATTATGAATTACGGTATAAGGCGGTGATTGTTTGGATGTATTAGAAACATTGGATAGTCTTCAATCTGCCGCAGAAAAAGATGAAGCCAAAAAACAAGAAGTGAGTAAAAAGCCAGAATATCATTTCGACAAACTTAAAATGTATTTTGGTGAGGATTATACAATAAATGGTATAACTATTTCAATTCCAACCATAGGAGATATTTTAAATATTGGCGAATCAAAATTCTACCAAGCAATCTCTCCTTTTCTTAGTAATTCTACTTCTATTCGAGTTCTTCTTTATGATGTATTTAAAAAGGATTGGAACAAAACAAAAGATATTGAAGTGTTTTATATCTTATATCAATTGCTCGAAGATAAAGAGCCGTTAAAGCTACTATTCAAAGATTTTAGTTTTGATGGATTTGAACTAATTCAAGCAAGAAAAAATGTTGACGATCCAGAATACAATCATCTTGCGCTTTTAAATCAAGATAAAAATATGATTATTTATGATGATGAATATATGGAAATTGCTGAATTTATTCGAGCGATGATGAATGTTCATCCAAAGGTTGAAAAGGCAAAAGGTAAAACAACAAAACAATGGATTTTACAAGAAGATAGAATGAAAGCAGAACAGGATGATAAAAAGAAAGGCGCATCGACTCTTTTACCACTTGTTTCGAGTTGTATAAATCATCCTGGGTTTAAATATAAGTTGGAAGAATTAAAACAAGTGAATATATGTCAGTTTATGGATTCTGTAAACAGAATTCAAAAATACGAACAGGGAACGGCTGCTTTACACGGAATTTACGGTGGTATGGTGTCAGCCAAAGACATTCCTGAAGATTTAATCAATTTTATGGGCGATATTTAATCGCTCATTTTTATTGCATAAAAATAACAATTTTAAAGGAGGAAAATAATTATGGCATTTAAATTAGGTGACGTAATCGTAGATAGACTTCAGTTTGGTTACGGTGCAAAGTCTAATGGTACACCTCTGTATGCTTTAACACAGCTTACACAGGCAAATATTGATATTACGGCTGACTCAACAGATATCAATGATAAGGATGGAAACCTTGTATATCGTAAGTATACAGGTAAGAAAGGTGAGGTTACTGCAACTAACGCATTCCTTAACCTTGCTGTTGTAGAGACTATTTCTGCTACTGATGCTGAGATTGCAACCGCAGATAAGGGTATTGTTATGCCGATGATTCAGATCGTAAAAGCTGGCGAAACATTAGATGTTACGGGATTTGTTGAAGGTTCTATCCATGTAAATGCTCTTTCTACAAAGGGTTCTATGGGTAAGGACGAATTTAAGAAAGGATCTGCCGCTTCTGCTACTGAATATGCAATTAAGCACACCGAAGCTTCGGGTGAACCAGACAATACACCTGCGAGTGATGTATTAACACCGCCTATCGCAGATGGTGAAACTCAGTATATTGTCAAGTATAAGAAGACAATTAAGAGCGGAGCAAAGATTACTAATTCTGGTAAAAAGTTCCCAAAATCTCATGAGTTGTTCTTCAAGGCACTTGTAGTAGATAAGTGTGAAACTGATGTATTAAAAGCAGCTATCATTCATATCCCTTCATTTATGCCAAGTCCTGAATTCTCACTTGCATTACAGGGTGGTGATTCTCAGACGATGGATTATAAGGGTTCTATGATGCTAAATGCTTGCTCTACAGATGGAGAACTTTTCTCTATTTATTACATTGATGAGGAAGAGGACGATATCGAATTATAAGAACACGTAGGGCAGTTAAACTACTGCCCTATTCTTGCAAGGAGGAATAATGTCAAAGAAAGAATTGAGAACTTGTGTGCTTTGCGGTAAGACTTATTCATTTTGTCCAGTTTGTAATCCAGAAGATCGTTTGAAACCAACGTGGTATTTTTGTTGGTGTTCAGATAATTGCCATGAAATTGATGAAGTGACTTCTGCTTTTGAAGATGGACGCATGACAGATATTGAAGCAAAACCAAAATTAGAAAAATTAGATTTGAGCAGAAAAGAATACTTTGGCGAAAGTTATAAGAATTCTATTACCTCTATCATGAAGGCAAAAGCACAAGTTATTAAGAAAGAAAATAAAAAGACAGAGGTTAAATCTATCAAAAAGGATATTGTTACAAAAGTCGAAAATGAGGCTGAAAGTAATGTTGAATAGTGATTTTTAAATAAGGGATTATAACATATTACTATTCAATGTTGTAATCCCTATTTTTTTACGCTATTACGGATTGAAAGGAAAATATATGATAGAAACTAATCTACATAACGCACGAAACTATTCAGAGCATGAAGTGAATAGAATCTGCAATGTAAAACAGCAAATCTTTTATATGAGTTCTGGTGCATATCCTATCGACATTTATTCTAGCTATGATAATAAGAATGACAGGAAAATTATTGTGATGATATTTGATCGAAAAGACACTAAAGAATTATATCAAAGATGGAAAAATTATGATACGGAGGACTAAATACAATGGATTTATCATTTTTAACAAATTTTGCAATACCAATTATCGTTGGTATTTGTCTATGTATAGGTTATGTGTTAAAAAATATTGTAACAACAGATGCAGTTAATAAGTATATTCCTGCAATTATGGGTGCATTGGGTGTAATCCTTAATATATGGATGAATATGACCTTTACACCTGAAATACTGCTCGGTGGTCTTGTCTCTGGTCTTGCTTCTACAGGTTTATATGAAGCTTTTAAGAATTTTTTGAAGAAGTAAGAAGGGATGGTACATATGAGTGGGTTCTATAGAAAAACTTGCACAAATTGATTATTTATTAGTCATTCTTGGGTTTTTTGCCATCTTATTTGCTGCTAAGGAAATTCTTGAAATATTCGGTTATTTTAAAAAGAAATTCCGATTAAAGACAGGCATTGACGAAGATAGAGAAACTGTTGAAACTCGTATTAAAACGCTTGAAAAACATGATAATTGGCAGTACCAAGAAATTCAAAAAATATCCAGAGGCATTGATGATATTAAAGATAATCTCATAAAGAAAGAAATTAAAGATAAAGAAAAAACAGTTGCTACTCTTCGAGGACAGTTGTACGAATTACATGAAAAATTTGTAACCAAAGGGTATATTGATAAATCAGGGTTAAAAACATTTATTGAACTTGGAAAGATCTATGAAGCTGCTGGAGGCGATGATATTTATCACGACAAATTATATCCTGAAGTTATGGCTTTGCCAATTAAAAATATTAATTTTTTATAATATCACATATTTTGTAAACTTTGCTTAACATATATTTATGTATGATACTAATATAAAATAAATTTATGTAAATACTTTATGTATATGAAGAACAAAGTTGATGAATATCGTTGTAAACAAAATATGACATTACAGCAATTATCAGAAAGAACAGGTATTTCAAGAACCACTCTTTCAAAAATTGTAAATAATCAAACAAATGATATTTTATTAAGTCATGCAATCACCTTATCTCGTGTACTTAAAGTAAATCTATATGAATTATTCTGTATACAGAAATAATGGAGGAATGTTTATGACATATTTTAATTTAATTTGCGAAGAATTATGTATAACGGGAGGAAAGGTTATATATATTGATACTAATGTTAGAACTCTTGAAGAAGTACATAAGATAGTAACTGATAATGCTGAAAAATATCCAAATGGCAAATGGGAATTATACCCTATGCAATTAGCAGTGTAAATAACAATTAAATATTATTAAAAGAGTGATTTCTTCGGAAGTCACTCTTTTTATTTATAATACATTTAAAGTGTCTTTACTACTATCTAGCCATGTAGTAAGGGCATTTTTTATTTTACGGAGAGTGTGTGGCTAGACCACTCTTCTACCCTTAATCAAGAAAGGAATGAATAGTTATAGCAAAAAATATAGGCAAAATTTTTGAACAGAACTTCAAAAATTCATGTCCAGAAGATGTATTAATTTATAGACCGCCTGATGCTGCTCAATCATTTGATATGAGTTCAAAGTTAAGATTTAGTCAACATAGTCCATGTGACTTTATGATTTTTAGTGGCAATAGAAATACATTTTGGACATTGGAATTAAAAACTTTTGAAGGATCTTGTTCATTTGAACGAACAAAGGAAGATAAAGGAATTATACATCATTATCAAGTAGAATCATTAAAGAAGTTTTCTACTTATAAAAATGTTTGTAGTGGGTTTATTTTAGATTTTAGAAAAACAGGTAATACATATTTTCTTATGATAGATGAATGGGATGGATTAATAAATTCTTTATCTAAGAAAAGTTTCAATGAAAGTGATTTATTGAAATATTGTAATCCAATATTGATTAATAAGAAAAAATTAAAAGTGAATTATCGTTATGATATAAATAAGTTTCTTAATGATACAACAAGATTGTAAAAAGGAGAATATTTGAATATGAAGAAAACAATGAAACTTTATGAAGCAACGAATATATACGAGATAACAAAAGGTATTATAGAGAACAAAGATTCTGACATTACTTCTCTTTCAAAATTTAAGCTGTTAGGTATAATTAGAAGTTTTTCTGGTATCTATACAGATTACGATCAGACAAGACAGGATCTTGTTAAGAAATATGGTGAGCCAGTTCTTGATAATGAAGGTAATAAGACAGGAAATATAGAAATCAAGAAAGATTCCGAAAATATGGATAAGTTTGTTGAAGAGATGAATGTACTTAGAAACCAGAATATTGATGTGGAATTTACTTCAATGACCGTTGATGAATTATTTAATTTAGGACTTAGTGCAGAATTATATACTATATTTATGCCTATCGTAGAAGAATAAAATTATAAAGAAGATAAAAGGAATATGAGACTTTTAGAATTTGTAGAAAGATACAATAATATGGCAAATCAGCAGTTAAAAGATAAATTTATTAAGGAAAAGGTTAAAATTACACCATATGTTTCAATCATCAAGAAAGATGCCTACGCACAGTTAATTGTAGATAAGACAACATTTGAGCAGGAAGCTTATGATGACAACGGAACAACAAAGTATCGCAAAACAGATAAGATTAGAGTAAATTCTGTTGCTCAGTATGTACAGTTTTGTCGTGCCGTGATTGAATTATATACCGACCTTGAGATTGACAAAGATGATAAAGGTTTCATCAAGGAATATGATGCACTTAAATCGTCTGGCTTACTTGATATTTTAATGGTTGGTTCTGATAAGGCTGATCCACTCATTCCTATGAGTGAATTAAGTGAGTTCAAGACCATTTTAACAATGAAACAGTCAGATACACAATTTAATGAGACAACTACTCAGGCATTTATTAGCAAACAGATTGAAAGAATTTCTGATTTGGCAAATGCTACTCTCACACCGTTTATGGATGTTGTTAGCAAAAAGCTTGATGAGATTCCAAAAGAAGAGCTGGATAAGATTGTTGAGTTTGCTAAGAATGATGGATTTAAAGAGGTGTAAGGTATGATTTCAAATAAATTATTTCATATTGATGAATGTTGGTTTAATTTACCAGATGATTTCACTGGTACTTGCGGAGATGCATTGATGCTTTTGGCAAAATATCGTTTAGAAAAAGAGAAAGGAAATCAGATTGGTAAAAACTTTGCACATGATGAAGATGGTTCTGAAGATTTGTATTCAACTCTTATGAGTAATAATACACAAAAAGCGACATTATCATATTGTATTCAAGAGTTAGATAAAAAAGACAATACATATAAAACTGTAAAATAAATTTCAAATTTCTTTGGAGGATTTATATGATTGAAGGAATAATTTATGGACTTATTGGTGCATGGTTTCTCAGTCTATTTGGAGTTGATAATATCTTTGTAGAAGCGTTGCAGCCGTTTATAAATTTCACATTAACAACAAGTCATTATTATTTCGTATTTGGATTTGTAGGGTTAATATACGGAATTATACATAATTATTAAATTTTAAGCTCTATACGTGTCAAAGCGTATAGGGCTTTTCTTATGGAGAGTGGTTATACTGCTCTCCTATTTTAGTGTAAAAATAGTGAAATTATAGTGAAAATTTTGGAGGTGATGATACATGGCTAAAGGTGATTTAGCATCAATGATTTTAAAAGATATAAAACATACAGAGAAACAATTGGCAAAAGAAGTTGCGCCTGAAATCAATAAATTATTCAAAGAGTCTGTATACGATTCTCTAATAGATTGGTATAACGATTATTCACCAATGGAATATACAAGAACTCAAAATTTTATGAATGTATATAATTCCGCTTATACATCAGCAAATGGAAATATTTTAACATTACAGGTTGATTCTTCGAGAATGAATGATTATCCAGGTTTTAGTAGACCGCCATATCCAACGTATGAAAAACAACCATTACAAGCAAATACGGCATTCGATTATATGTTTATGAATGGTGAACATGGTCATGGTCGTTGGATGATGCATCAAAGTATACCTCCGTTTGATAGAGTCGATAGAGACTTTCGAAGTGGATTTGGAGGTCGTGTACAAAAAATTATAGATAATAAAGCAAAGAAAATATTATTTGGATAGGAGGTAATTTATGTCAGGAATAGCAAATTGGCAAGCTCAAATTCGTATTGACATTGAAGATTTAAAAAAACGAATTAAGGTTGCTGAAGGAGAAATTAATAATTTTACCAATGAAGAGCGAAAAGTAAAATTAGATATAGACACAAAGACATTAGAAAGTGCTATTCAAAAACTTGATAAAATGCTTGATTCTATTGGTAAAGGTAGTGGTGACTTTAAACAGTTAGAGAATTTATCAAAAGAATTATCGGCAATTACATCTGAAGTAAAAGATTTTAGCAAGGCATTTGGTAAATTAGATGATTCAGGTGCTAAGACACTACTCTCTTCTATTCAGAATATTGACAAGTCACTTTCTGATTTGAGTCAACATATTCTCAATGTTAATAAAAACATGGGTAATATGGGGAATAATACAAGTGGTGCTGTTAAGCAAGTAGAGAACATTGGCAATGCTGCGGCTGATGCTGTAAAACAAGTAGATAAACTTGCAGATGCTCAGAGTAAACTTGGTAATAAAACGAATATTTCATTGGGTGACTCTAAAGAGCAATCAACAGAAATTGACCTATATCATAATTTAGAAAAGAGAAAAGTTACATATGATGAAATAATTGATAAAATTCAAACAATCGTATCTCTTAAAGAAAAAGAAAAATCATTAAGTAAAACTTCTGATGATACGAAACTCTACCAAAATTTATATGACAAAAATGATATCAATTGGGCTGGTGATACGGAAGGTACTATTAATAGAATATCAGATAGATTAAAAGAAATTTATACAAAATATAATGGTAAAATATCTTTAATTGATGAAAATGATATTCAAGAAGCTACTTATCTGTTAGACATACTAAAAGGATCAGGTGAATCACCTAACCTAAATAAATCTCAAGAAAAGTTTTATCAGAATAAAAAATTTTCAAACGATTCATTGTTTGATAATATTCGTGTTGATTCTCAAAAAGCTGAAGAAATAGATAAAATCAACACAGAGTTGTCAGAAACATATCGTTGGTTCAATCAACTTGAGGGCGTATCTCTTAATGAAAATATAGCAAACGAAATTAAATCATTAATATCAGATATGCAAATTGGTGGAAAAACTGCTAGTGAATATGCTAATGATTTATTAAAAATATTTAATATAGAAGCTGGCTCTAATTCTGCTGTCAAACAGCAAAATAAATTACAATCTGAATTAAAAGAAACAGAATCACAAGCTGAAAAGACTGCTCAAGCTGTAAATGAATCTTCTTCTACCACTCCTGAAAAAGACTTGAAAGACGCATTTCCTGATAAAGTTTCTGCTTCTGTTGAGAAAATTGCCGATGGATTCAAAGAAGTTAAACAGGAAACAGAGGAAGCTACTGAGTCTGCAAAAGATTATGTTCGCACCATTTCTCAAGTTGGTGAATGGAATGTTGATTCAAAAGTAAGTGTCGTTAAAGAAAGAAATGATGGACAGCTTGAAACATGGAACTATGATGCAAAACGTGGTAAAAAAGATATAACTTATGATAAGGATGGAAATATTAACTATGGCGATCCAATCATAACCACCATATCAAATTATAAACAGTTAGAGCAAACCATCGTGAAAGCCGATGATAAACTTCGTGATTTGAGAAAAGCCTTAGAGGATATAAAAGAAATCAATCCTAATGCTTCTACTAAAAATATTGAAAAACAAATTCAATATCAGAAAGAATATATATCACTTCTCGAACAAACTGTAAAAATGATTTCTCAAGGTGATGAATATTTTTTAAACGAGCAACAAATTATTGATGCACGAAAGAAAGCCACTACTGAGTATGATCTTAAACAAGGAACAAAATCTGATATATCCAATGCAAAACAAAGTGCAAAGGCAAATGAACAGGCGATAAGACAAGAGCAGAAACTTACTGACGAATTAAGAAAACAGGAAGAACAGGCAAGAAAAACGGCTTTATCTTATACTGAGTCAGCAAGTAAAAAATTATCTGATGCTATTTCTAAATATTCATACGGTGATTCATCTGATGCAACCGCAATGATGAAACAAATGAACCGAGGGTTATCAAATTTTGGTGATTTGTCTAGTATAGAGTCAAATATTAAAAATTTTGATTCTATTGTAGATGCAATTATAACGGATTTAAAACACAGCCATGAAGAATCTCTATCTGCTTTAAATAATGAAATTAAAGCCGAAGAGACAATGCAAAAGCAGAAAGATGCTTTTAATAAGTCTAATCTCAATGCTATTGATGTGGAGATTCAAAAGCGAGAAGAAGAAGCAAAAGCATTTTCAAATTCATTAAAGGCTCAAATGGAGTCTCAGCAACAAGCCGAGTCTCAGATGTCTAAGCTAGAAAGTACATTATCAAAATATCAAACTAAGAAAGATACTTATGATGCCACTATCGCAAGATTTAATGATGGCGGTTGGACAAGTGATACATATTTAAAAAATGTACAAGCCGTTAAGGATGCGGTTAAAAAGTATGAAGATTTACTTAGTGATATTAAAGCTAAAGGCGGTATTGCAAGTGAAGAGGATATTCAGAATTTAAAAGAATATGAGGCTAAAATCAAAGATACTATCGCTACTGTTACTAATATGTCGGCTGCTGAGAAGGGATATAACTTTGTATCGGCTCAAAAAGAATTAGATAAGATTCATAAGCTTCTCAATGAAAATAGTAAGATGTCTTCTGAAGCAAAGAATAAGATTAGAGCTTACTATGCTGAGATCGAAAGCGGTAATCCTAGCATGAGTTTGGACAGAATTCATGGCGAGATTATGAAGATTTACAATGCTGAAGTTGAAGCTGGTCGTGCTGGTAAAAGTTTCTTTGACACTTTAAAGAATAGCGGATTCCATCAGATTGCTGCTCAGATGGCAGGAATGTTTGGTGTTTATGATGTTATTAATGGATTGAAACAGGTTGCTTCTACTGTTAGAGAATTAGATACTGCATATACCGAAATGCGTAAAGTGTCAAATGAATCTGCACAGTCATTAAAGAATTTTCAGAAAGAAAGTTTTTCTACCGCTGACTCGGTTGGTACTACTGCTCTCGCATTACAGGATGCCACAGCAACATGGATGCGTCTTGGTGAGTCATTAGATGAAGCCAAGGAATCGGCAAAAGATGCAACAGTTTTATTAAATGTATCAGAATTTGAAAATATTGATGAAGCAACGGATTCATTAGTTGCAATGTCACAAGCTTATAAAGAGCTTGACAAAATGGAAATTATTGATGTCCTGGATAAAATCGGCAACGAGTATAGTATCAGTACCAATGAACTTTCAACAGCATTGAAAGATTCGGCTGCTGTATTAAAAACTCAAGGCAACGATCTTGCTGAAAGTGTAGCTCTTATTACTGCTGGTAATGCCATAACACAGGACGTTTCTAAAACCGCAGGTGAAACATTGCCTGAAAGATATAGAAATATATTTTATAGAACATATTTAACTGCAAGGGCAGCCTAAAGCTCTATGCCACAATATAGAGGAAACTACTATATGATGGATTCAAAAATTAGAGATATTACAATGGCTTGTTTGCAACGAAGTACCCTAACGTATCCCGTAGACCATACGGTACTTGAGTCGAGGGTAAACGCTCAACGATCATTCTCCGATGAGGAGATTCAGACTTGTGAATAAAGGTGGAAATCCTGAATATCTGAATCATAAGAAGTACGGCTTAATCGCAAATGAAGTCGGTGAGAACCCGTCAAATGGAAAAGGTATGTTCCCTAATGCATAGCAAGGGAATAAGACATGATCTGTTACTCTTCCGAAAGGTAGAGAGATACTATTATACATGAGGAATAAAAGGAATGAAGAAATTCGATAAGGAGTATTCAACTCAATTTTCTCCTGAAAAGGAGTATTTATTACAACATGGTATTAAACCATCTTTTGTAAAAGAAATAAATGAAGTAACTACATATAAGTATACGAAAACGTCAGAGTTATTTAAACTACTGGCGATTTTTTATGCGTAAAATTAGAAAGGAACAGATAATATATGGGTGATAGTAAATTGAAATATACAACAGAATATTTAAAAGATTTATGTAATGAAAAAGATTTAATTTTAGTTGGAATAGATAATAAAGAAGTAAACGGTAAAAATAGACGTTGTGCTTGTATTTTATGTAATAAACATAAAGAAAAAGGAGTACAATGGATTCCTGTTGAAAAAATAGGTAAGAATAAAAAGCCATGTCAATATTGTAATCATTCAAAATTAAAAGAGACATTTAAAGAGGAAATGACTATTATAAATCCAGATATTGAAATATTATCTGAGTATAAGAATTGGAACACAAAGGTAAAATGTAAATGTAAGGTATGTGGTCACATATGGGATGGCACTGTTTCATGTTTATTATATGGTAATGGATGTAAGATATGCGGACATGTAAAACGATGGGATTCGAGAGGTAGAAAAACAACCCAAGATATCATAAATGAAGTTTTAGAAGTATCCCCTGAAATTGAAGTGTTAGGTGAATATACAGGAAGTAATAATAAAATTTTATGCCGTTGTAAAAAACATGATACAAAATGGAAAATTCAAATACATACATTATTAAAAGGTGCTACCAATTGTGAAGAATGCCAATTAGAGAAAGCCAGAGAAAAGTTTGGGTTAAACAAGGAAGATGTGTATGCAAAAATCAATGAGATAAATCCTAATATTAATATATTGTCTGAATATATAAATATTAAAGAAAAAATGAAGTTTTATTGTAAAAAACATAATTATGAATTTGAAGCAGCTCCTTCTTCTTTTCTATATAAAGAATCGTTATGTTGTCCAATGTGTATGTATGAAAATGATAGATGCACAAAATTAATTGATGATGATTTATATAAATATTATGTAGAAGATGTTCATGGGTATATTTATAAAGATAGAGAAGTTGTCAATGGGCATACAGTAATATCTTTCTTGTGTAAAAATCATATTGATAAAGGTATCCAAAAAGTACCATTTCATAATATAAAATCTTCAAAATGTTGTTGTAGATATTGTAACGGATATTTTAGAACTACAGATGAATTTAAAGAAATTATAAAAGAGAAATTACCAAATATTGAAATTACAGGCGAATACACATTAGCTGGTGAACGAATTGAATGCAGATGTAGAACTTGTGGACATGAATGGACACCGCTTGCATATAACTTGATGACTGGATTTGGTTGTCCAAATTGCAATGCTTCCAATTCTGAAAACAATGTAGGAAAAATATTGGATAAATTTCAGCTTAAATATGAACGTCAAAAAAGATTTGATGATTGCAAGGATATAAATACTCTTCCATTTGATTTTTATCTTAATGACTATAATGTTGCCATAGAATACGATGGTGAACAACACTATATGCCTGTTAATTGGAATGGTAAAATGTCAGACGAAGAACTAAATAGAGCATTTGAATTAGTTCAATCCCACGACAAAATAAAAACTGAATATTGTAAAGAACAAAACATTCAATTAATTCGTATTCCATATTGGGAAAAGAATAATATTGAATGTTTTTTATTTGATAACTTATTAGACTTAAATATATTACAAGAAGTATCATAAAAAAGAGAATAATATAATAGTATCTGATACAAGAGTTGCGACTTGTATCAAACATAAAGGGTGTTCGTACAATTAGTCTGCGACTCGCAGGAACTGAAGAAGCGAAAGATGAATTAGCTTCTTTAGGCGAAGATGTAGATGATTTTGTTGTACAAACCAGTTCAAAAACACAGCAAATAATCAAAGATTATACTGCTGTTGCGTCTAATGCATATCAAGGTGTAGATGTTTTAGATGCTAACGGAAATCTCCGTAATACATATGATATCCTTTTAGACATCGCCAAGGTCTATAAAGAGATTCAAGAAGAAGATAAAAAGGCTGGAACAAACCGAGCAAATGCTTTAGTAGAGGCTATTGCAGGTAAGAACAGATCCAACATTGCTTCTAGTATCCTGCTCAACCCAGAAATGTTAGAGTCTGTGTACAATTCTGCACTTGACGCAGACGGAGCGGCAATGAAGGAACTTGACTCTTACATGGAATCTCTTGATGCCAAGGTAGCACAATTCCAGAATAGACTTCAAGAACTTGAGTCTGACTTGGTAAGCTCTGATTTTCTGAAGGGTATAGTTGATTTTGGTACAGGAGCAATCCATGTACTAGATCAACTTATTGACAAATTTGGTGTATTACCAACTGTTATCGGTATCGGTGGTGCTGGTACAGGTATCTTTAAATTTATTAAGAATTTTGATTGGGTTTTCAAACCTTATATAAAAACTCTCTCCAACAGTTTTTAGTTGGTCAATCATAGATAAGAGAATAACATAATGGCGTTACAATCAAATCTATGGATACATGGGATTCTTAATAAAAACTCTGCAAACACTTTAGCGGAGTATAAACTATTACATGGAGGAGTAAATGCTTGAATGCTTGGTAGCTTAACAAACTACCCACGGATCACATAACAAACCGTAATCCATATGGTTATATTGGATGAGGTTGCGAAAGCAGAAAAAATTGTATATGTGGATATATGAAAATATCGAGGAGACTTGATAGGTGTCTAAGTATCATTAATAACGGGCAACGAGCAGGACGGTACTCTACATTTTTAATGTTGACCATATATAGAAATGAAAGGTCATATATAGAGAATAACTATATAAGAGAGCAATCCCCAACGACATACCCATCCTCTAAGTGAGTCATCGCCTTAAGTATGACATTCGCTTATAATGCATAGTGTACATTGCGATTTCGGAATTCAGTAATGTATTTGAGTGTGTGTTTAACTCAACTAGAAAATTCCAAAAAATAACTTAAAATTTTTAGTTCAGAGTATTGACAACTAACTTGCGACATTATATAATTAGACTTGTAATAAAGGAGGTATATAGATGTCAGATGTTAGAGAAGTCTATGTTACTGCCGAGGTTGCAAAAATATTAGACATTACACCTGCTTATCTTATTAGATTGGCTAAAAATCTTAATCTTAATGAAAGTCAATTTAGAGAAGCTGGAAAACGTAATTATCTTTTTAGCAAAGAATCGGTAGAATTAATTAAAGGAAATTTAAAAAGATAAAAGACATCCATCGCTCCGACCAAAGAACAAATGGATGTCTTACATATGAGATTTCTCTCAATTTCTATTCTACTATACTTTCAAAATTTTATCAAATAAATTTTGGAGGAATGCTTATGAATGAATTAAATTTCATTAAACGATTTGAAACTATTGATGTGGAATGTTTTAATTTTAATGGTAAAGCATTATTTAATCCATATCACGTTGGAAAATGTTTGGAAATTAGCGACAGTAATGTAAGAAATTATCTCGCTAAAATGAACGAAAATCAGGCGGTTATATTAAAAAATTCAGAAGTCCGTAATATGGACTTCCGAAAATTAAATAATCGTGGTGAAAAATTCATTACAAAAAGCGGAGTATATAAACTTATTTTTAAGTCACAAACGGATAAGGCAGAAAAATTTCAAGATTGGGTTACTGACGAAGTGTTGCCTTCTATTGAAATGACTGGTGGTTATATTCCTATTAAAGAAGATGAACCAGATGAATTAATAATGGCAAGAGCTGTCCAGATTGCTAATGAAACAATCAAACACAAAGATGAAATTATTGCTAATCAGAAAAAGAGAATTGCATCATTAGAAGAAACTGAAAAAGATTGGAAACTTCTAATGGATACCAAAGGCACTTTTTCGATAAACGAGATTGCACATTTTATAGGAATTGGCGAATATAGACTCTTCTCTTATATGAGAAATATTGGATTACTTTTCAAGAATGAAAACGGAGACAATGTTCCATATGAAAATGTAGTAAATAAAACTAAATTTATATCTGTTCCTGCTATTGCACCTGATGGAACTGCTCATATACAAACACGAGTTAAACCTGAAGGCATCTCTTACATAACAAAGCTACTTCGTAAATATGGATATTTGGAGGTGGCATAATGAAATACATAAAGCTTATAGCATTAAAAGTTAATGACTTCTCTTCTACTATTTTCTTTGAAAATAATTATAAATTAAGTGATAAGGAAATATTAGAAGTTGATAAGAAATGTTGTGAAAATGACGGATGCACTTGTGTTATATTACATATAAATAGTAACATTCAAGCATAATTCGCAACAGAGAATAACAAAATAGGACTGTCGTGAGACAGCCCTACCAATGGAATAAAAGGAAATATGAATACAGCATATGCAAGAAGATATTATAACATCATATTAGTGATGTCTTTTACTTTACTATCAGAAAGTTCAGTATGTTTACAAATCATGCTTGTGACAATAACTTTTCCTAAAATGGAACGTAAATTATACTTACCACTTCCGATAATACTTGTTAAAAAGTTTAATATGTCTCGCCTCCCTTCTCTATAGAATAGAAAATATAAATTAGGGAAATATGCACCCAGAAAGGGCAGATTCATTTTTCCGAATGCCATATGATAGACATTGGGACAACCTTCGGTTATAAAGTGTTATGGCGCACATCTATGTTGTTTCTCCAATGTCTATATTTTACCATTGTACAAAATTAAATACAATTCAGAACAGTAGTTTGTATTCTATAAGCCAATGTGTTTCGATATATATTCTTTTCTTTCAACTTCATTCATTGAGAAGAATTTTTCAAAATCAATATCGAGTTTTATGCAATCACAATTGCATACTCGGCATACATTTGTAAGATAATGTGTATATGTAATTCTGTGACAGTTTGGACAATAATGAATTTTTAGCATAATATAACTCCTTAGTATTTTTAAATTTACATTCAGATAAATTTCTTGTCAAGTACAAAATACTGAAACATATGTTCCGATAGAAATATGTAATATCTTGTCGTATAATTGTATTATCGGTATAAATTACCAATAAAATTGCAATTAGGAGATATTTATGAAACATATAATAAATTCTGGCATATATTCAGTGGATTTTAAAGGTACTAATAATGCTGAATTTAGTGGCACTCATCCTGCTTTAATTTTAAAGAGTATAAAAAATACAGAAATGTATTATGTAATTCCACTAACAACATATACTAAAGACAGGTGGAAAAAATATAGGAAATTATTATGTTGTAGAATTGTTTCAATTAATTCAATAGCAAGGATTGACAAAATATTAATACTTCATAAAGATAAAATCCCAAAAAGATGGCTTGAGAATGATGGACTATTAATTCCAACACCAAATGAAATTAGAACAGTTTATAATAGAGTATGTGAATATATATCATTATCAATCGAAAAATCACTTGATGATTATAACAAATTTTATAAAAATTATGAAAAATTATATTGTGATTTTATGAACTTATTTACATCTCCTTCCATTGACACAATAAAAAATTTCGATATAAGTAGAGATGAATCTTATATCTTTATAGTATATTCATTAAATAATGTAACAAATCTGTCATTTGAAGATGTTAAAAGAATATTGTGGTCAATAATAGGAAAAAGTGATGTTTCAGTAACATATGATAAAACATTGAATATAATAACAATAAAAATACACAAAAATAATAAAAACATATTGACTTTCAAAAAGTGGTATGATAGTATTAGATCAACAGAAGAGCACAAGTAAAATTGGTAAGTCTAGCTGTTTTTATGTGACATTTGTAGAAGGGTATTCGTTTTGAAGTAAAGCCAGCTACGCAATAAGTGATTTTAAAAAAGATTGGATATTGTTTATCCAATCTTTTTTATTATAAACAACGAAGAGCAGGACTAATCTCCTGCTCTTTTACATTATAGTAAATTTTTAGATTAAGGAAGTGATAATATAGATAATAATACAAGTGGAACAATAGGAACTTGGAAGATAATTTCAAGTACTATTCAATGTGGTGAGATATTTTGTAAAAAAGATAGCGAATGTTACACAATGATATTAAATGATATTCGTGATAAATTATTTTTTAGAAAATATCCATTTTTAAAAATATTTTATATTTATGTAAAACACTGGACTTTAATATTAAAGTATACAATGATGATATATTAAGAGGGTTATATTTCAAACCCTCTTATTAATATATTCTCACTACTCTTCTATCATCTTCCCTTATCTAAAAATCACTCCTACAATTATTACAATGCCATTGTTTCTTAACCTTTTGTGAGAAGATACCGAACATTGCTACTGATGTTGCTTTTGATACTCCTGATATCTTCTTACAATTTGTACTATTACAATATGGACAATGAACTTTATTTAACCATTCCTGTGCTTGGGCGTTGGCTTGGGCGATTTGCTGTGGGGTAAGGTCGGGAATCGCAGGATTGTTTTCTTTAGTTCCATATTGCTCACTTAATTCACACCATAATTGTTGAGCATCGTCATCTGAACAATTTGTTAATTCTTGAATAAACTTCATTCCTTTTAATGTTTGATTTTGAGCGATTATCACTAACATTTTTGTTGCTTCTGTACTCCCAATTTGATTATTAAAATAATATCTTGCTTCTTCTAAATTCATAATAAATCCCCTTTTTGTTTTATTATATCAAACAACACATAAATACGCAATTAAAGACTGTTGGAGAGTCTGTTAGCGTTATATCAAAACTTGAAGAAGCTTTAAAAGAAATAGACAATATTGGTACTGTTGGTATGCCTAGAATGGCACAGGTAAACAGATTGTTAAAAGAAACTTTTGCTGACTGTTCCATTGAAGCTGCAAAAATGGCGATTTCGCAAAGTACATTAAATAAAGAGCAAATAGAATTGATTTTATCCTCAAAAGGTCTTACAGGTAATATTCTTGAAACTACTACTGCTGAACTTGCTAATGCTACTGCTACTAATGCTATGGCTGCGACTGAGGGTACTGCTACTACTGCCACTGTTGGATTTGGTACGGCTATCAAAGGTCTTGGTGCATCATTAAAAGCACTTGCAGTTGCACATCCGATATTACTTGCTATAACAGTAACTTTAGGTGTTATTGCAGGAGCAGTTAAGATAGTAGATGCGTTAACAACATCTATGAAAAAACAGCGTGAAGCATTTGAAAATGCACAACAGGACTATACGGATGCTTGTACAAAGCTTGATGAGTTAAAAAATAAGCTATCAGAGACTACAAGCAGAATAGCTGAATTAATCGAAAAGTCTAATAATGGTACTATTACATTAGTAGAACAGGCTGAACTTGATAAGTTGAAACTTACTAATGAAGAGTTAAGACTTATGATACAGAATCAGGAAGAGGTTAAAAAGCAGAAAGCAAAAGAAGCCTCTGACGAAGCATATAAAACATACACAAGAGAAAATCGTATGGAAGCTGACGATACTGCAAGTAAACAGGAACAGTATTACCAAGCATCAAGTGATGCAGATGGTTTCCACGTTGGTTCATTCTTGGATAGAGCGAGTGAATTATCTGATTTTGATTATGCTATTAAAGCAAATGAACAGAAATTAGAGGAATTCCAGAAACAAAACGAAGAATTACAGGCACAATTAAATGCCACTTCCGATGAAAGTCTTAAAGCTCAATACCAACATAGTATTGACCTCAATAATAATCTTATTTCTAATTATACAAACTCCAATGAAAAGTTAAAAGAATCTGCTGAAAAGATGGCAGAAGAAACCTTCTCTGATAAGATAGAGAAGTATGAAGCATTCAAACAGACATTGATGAACTCTATGAATTCTGATGGCACATTTGACAATCCACAATATCAAGCTATGTGGGATGATATGCAGAAGAAAGAAATGGACTTATACCGATATACTGGTAGGTCTGCTGAATGGAATACAGTCAAACTAGATTCTATTATAGATGATAAAAGTTATCAGGCAGTAGTCGATAAGCTTAAAACAACACTTAATGAAGGTACTCTTACTGAGGATGATATTAAGGGGATTGATGTTCTTAATGATAAGCTGAATGATACTGATTTGATTCTAGAAGATGGACAATCAGCAGCACAGTTATTTATTAAGTATCTTAACAAGCTTAAAGAGACACAGGATGGAATAGGCAGTATAACATCTTCTAACTTTGATGACCCAACAGATATGTTGAGGGATTTAACGGATAAAGACAGAAAAGATACTACTACTAATCTTGCAGACCTTAAGAATGAAGCAGATATTATTAAGGAAATTCAAAGTGAATTAGAGGAAACTGGAAATATTGGTGTGGATTCTATGAAGAAAATCACAAAACAATATCCAGAAGCAAAGGCAGCACTTTCAGATTATATGCAAGGTATAATATCTGAACAAGAGTTATTTTCACAGCTTGAAACTATTTATGAGAATGACAAAAATCAGTATATACAATCTGTAGTAGATAAGTCACAGACTGATGAAGAATTCTTTAATGCAGTTATGACTAATTACCCAGAATTGTATAATGAACTTTCTAGTTTGTATGGCAATGACGTTGATAACTGGTCAAATATGGAACAGGCTAAGCTGGAAATTACCAATAAAGCTATTAAGGAATTAGCAGGTGTCTGGTCTGACTATTTCAAAGTTGTTCAGGATGCAAATGGTAAATTGATGGTACAGACAACTGGTTGGTATGATGCAGGTATGTATTCGGCAGATCCAGATGAAGTAGAAGCTATGGATGAAGAATACAACAATATGTACAACCATTTTCAAAGTATTGTTGATGGTGCTAATGCTGCAGTAGATGCTTTAGATAATTATAGCTTTAAACAGGTTAGTTCAAGTATCAACCTTGATTGGAAAGGGTTGGGTAAAGATTCATCATCTTCATCTAGTGGAAGTGATTCATCTTCATCCTCTGAACCATCACCACAGGACTTCAATTGGGTAGAACGTCTCTTATCTAAAATCTCTAAAGCCTATGACCGCTTAAAGAATAAAGTAGCAGATACAACACGTACATGGCTTAATCGTAATAATGCCCTCTCCGATTCTATGGAAACATTGTTATCAGAGATTAACGCACAGTCAGATGCTTATGACTTCTATATGGATAGATTTAATTCATATGACCTTGACGGATATTACAAAGACCAGATAGCCAATGGTTCTATAAGTATAGATGTTATTTATGATGAAGACCTCAAGGATGCTATTTCAGATTGCCAGGATTTATATGATAAGGCACAAGATGCTGCTGATTCTGTACAGTCATTAAACATTGAGATAAGACAGCTTGCTAAAAGTAGATTCGATAATATTCAATCACAGTTTGAAGAAGTTCTTGGGAAAGTAAATTCTATTAAGGATTTATATAACAAAGATAATGATCTCTTAGAAGAACAGGGCTGGTTCGCTTCTACTCTGCTTAACAGTTCTATGATTGAACAGGAACAAAAGAATCTTGAAAAACTTGAACAGGAAAGAGATGCACTTACAAAGGCACTTAATTCTGCTATGGCTTCAGGTAAGATTGAGGCTGAATCTGAGGACTGGTATTCTATGCAGTCTGCTATAGATGATTGTACCTCTTCCATATATGATGCTAAAAAGGCATTGGTTGAGTATGATAATGCTATAAGACAGATTAATTGGGATGCTTTCGATAGAACAAGGGATGATGTCAGCAACCTTATAGACGAAACTCAGTTTCTTGTTGACTTACTAAAGGATGAAGATATTACTGATGATAATGGTAATATGAATGACAATGGCAAGGCTGCACAGGCATTAATCGCACAGAAGTATCAATTATATCTTAATCAGGCTAAAGCTTATAAGGATGAGATACTTAAAATTAATGAAGAGTTAACTAACGATCCTTGTGATAAGGAATTGCTTGATAGAAAGCAGGAACTTATTAAGGCTCAACAGGAGGCTATTAATTCAAGTATATCTGAAAAGGATGCTCTTAAGGATTTGGTTCAAGAGGGCTATGATATATTTCTTGATAAACTTGATGAAGTCATACAAAAGTACAAAGACCTTATGAATCAGCAAAAGGATGCTTATGATTATGAGAAATCTATAGCTGAGAAAACAAAAGCTCTTAACGCTTTAGAAAAACAATACTCTGCCGTTCAAGGAGATAATTCTGAGGAAGGTAAGAAGAATATCCAGCAGCTTAAAGATCAGATTAATACTGCCAAAGATGATTTGAAAGATACTGAGTATGAAAAGCTTATTAGCGACACCGAGAAAATTTTAGATCAGCTTCAAAGTGATGTGAAATCATGGTTCGATCAGCGTATAGATGAGTTCGATGTTACTATGCAGGAAATTATTGACCAGTCTAATGAAAATGCTTCTAATATCTCACAGACTATTACATCTACTGCTGAGAATTATGGTTATAAGCTTAGCGAATCTATGTCTTCTATATGGAGTCTAAATGCCAATAACATAACAAATGGTATTAATAGTGTATTAGGTGACTTCAGTAACAAGTTTGTTGAAGGCAACAACGCTATTAATAAGGTTTGTGGTGACATTAATGCTGCTGTACAAGGTTTACTTGCCAATAGTAATGCAGAAGCACAAAGAGTTGCTGATGAGATTGCTAGACAGCAGGCAGAACAGAATGCTAATACCGATGGTGGTTATTCTGATGGCGGTGGTTCATCTGATAGTGGTGATGATTGGTCTGATAATTGGGATAACTCTGATAGTGGCTCATCTAATAATGGTGGCTCTTGGGGTGATTGGTTCTATCATTTAGAAGACGATTATCCGAAAGACTTACTTGAAGTGGATTCAAGTATTGTGGATAGATTAAAATATAATGATATAGACAGTTCATTTGGTGCAAGAGCTGATTACTACTCTGCTATGGGTGGTGACGGAGAATATTATGGTAGTTCAGATCAGAATATTTGGATGTTAGACCAGCTCAAATCTCATGGTTATAAAAATGGTACTAAATCAGCAACAGAAGGTATACACCGCACAGATGAAGATGGTCTTGGTTCAGAGGTTATCTTCTCTAAGAAATATGGTACTCTTCGTAAGTTAGATGCTGGCGATATGGTATTTAATGCAGATCAAGTAGAAAAGCTTTGGAATCTTTCTAAGGGTATTACTACTCCGAATATGTATATGGATAATTTGGGTGTTAAGTTACCTGATGTTCCTAATATATCGAATAACTTGGCTAATAAGGTTGATGTAGAATTTGGAGATGTCACATTATCATTACCTAATGTTAAAAATTATGAAGATTTTATGAAACAGATGGTAAGTGATAAGAGGTTTTTAAAAGCAGTACAGGAAGGTACATTGGGTCAAGTGTTAGGACGTAATTCACTTAATATGTTGACATTTAGATAATATTGCAAGGCACATTCTTAATTGTATGTGCCTATGTGAT